GGCTGCTCCGCACGGGCGGCCCGTTCTGTGCTGCCTGCCCCCCCCCCCCCCCCCCCCCCCCCCCCCGAGCAGGAAGGGCACCATGCCGGACGTTGACGAGACTCCAGAGCAGGCCGAGGAGCGCCGGAGGCGGGTTCCCCCCGAGCTGCGCGAGCCAGAGGCCCCGGAGCCGGACCTCAGCGCCCTACGGGAGGCCGTAGGCCGGGCGCAGGCCCTCCAGAGCGCGTTGAACGACATGGGCGTCGGCATCCAGCGCTCAGAGGCCCTCAGCGACACCCTGGCGGCGGGAGAGTTGCCCGACGAGTACTTCCCCCCGCCTGGAGCCACGCCGACCCCGCAGCCCTACGCGCCGAGGCCCGTGTCCATCCAGTCCCTACGCCTCATCGGCATCGGCGGGAGGCTTCGAGCCGGGAAGGATGCCGTCGCGGATCGCCTGGTCGAGAAGCACGGGTACGCCAAGACGTTCATGGCCGAGACCCTCGCAGAGGCCCTGTACCGGCTCAATCCGATCATCGACTGCTACTTCGAGGGAGGCGCAGCGCTCGCCGCCGAGGTCGGATGGGGCACGAGCAGCCGCTACGAGCGCTACCGAGTGATCGCGGACGCCATCGGGTACACCGAGGCGAAGCGGATTCCAGAGGTCCGACGCCTGTTGCAGGCCCTGGGCACCGAGGTCGGGCGCGAGCTGCTGGGCGAAGACACCTGGACGACGGCAGCCCGCCGACGGATCGAGGCCCTGTGGGCCGAAGGTCAGCCCGTCGTCATCACCGGCATCCGCTTCCAGAACGAGGCCGACATGGTTCGAGCACTGGGCGGACGCCTGGTGTGGATCGAGCGGCCCTCCGAGGCCCCTCAGACGCCGCCGAGGCTGGCGAAGACCCTTGCAGCCATGGATGAAGCGCTCGCGGCGCACAACGTGGCGCAGCACGCCTCAGAGGTCACCCTGAAGGCCGACGACTTCGACTACGTGATCGAGAACACCGGCACCCTGGACGACCTGTACGAGCGCACCGCAGCCATGCTCGCCTGGACGAGATCCGCCACGACCCCCTGACCACTCGGATTTGCCCCCCATGCGGGGGGTCGATCCCACGACACGCCGAGGTAGCACCGCCTCAGATCGAGAAACGAAGCGCCCACTGGGAGGGAAGAGACCCCGCCGAGGGGCACCGTGACCCGACCCGAAGGAAGATTTCGACCCATGTCCGCCATGAAGCTTCGAGCGCTCCCCGGAGTGCTGACCCTGGTGTCTGGACTGCTCGCCTGGACCGCCGTCGCCCTCCCAACCGGCCCCGCAGCGGCAGAGGTCATCATGGGGGCGCAGGATGACGCGCCTCAGCCCGCACAGCACTTCGAGGTCGCCGCCGACGTAGTAGTTCCCGAGCCGCAGCGCGACGACTGGGGCGTCACCATGGTGTCGGTCATCCAGTGGCCTACGACGGGACCCACGCCCTACGACTACTCGGACGGGTTCGGGTGGCGCGTGTCGCCTACCGCAGGCGCGAGCAGCGACCACAAGGGCGTGGACCTCACGCCTGGAGGCGGAACGGACGTGGAGGTCATCGCGGACGGCACCGTCACGCAGGCAGGCCCGAATGGAGGACTGGGGCAGGCGGTCACCGTGGAGCACATCCTGGACGGGCAGAGCGTCACCACCGTCTACGGGCACATGCAGTACGGCAGCATCCGGGTCGAGCCGGGGCAGCACGTCGAGCGCGGCACCGTCCTGGGACTGGTGGGCAGCACCGGGATCAGCACGGGCAACCACTTGCACTTCGAGGTTCACCTGGGGGGCGTCCCTGTGGACCCCTACGCCTGGTTGCAGGCGCATGCGAACGCGCACCTGTGGGAGTGACTCGCCCCCGGCCCGAGTGATATGACTTGCCGGTAGCCCCGGATCGCCGTATCACTCACGAAGGCCGCTCCCGTAAGCGGTAACGACGTTTCTCGAAAAAGGATTACCGCTTACATGTCCCCCGCAGAGCACTACGCCAAGGCCGAGGAGCTGCTGACGCAGGCCGACCTCCACACGCAGCGGATCGCAGAGCTGGACGAGGCGCGCAAGCACGCCCTCGCGCAGGGGTTCACCCGGAGCGCCGACGAGATCATGATTCAGCTCCACCGTGAGCGGGAGGCGCAGGATGCCGCCCTCATGCGGGCGCAGATCCACGCCACCCTCGCGCAGAGCCGAGGGGATCGCACGTGACCGACCATCGCCCCCTCGCATCGCGGCCCACCTGGGACGCCAACCGGGATCAGTTCTACGCGGACTGCTACTGCGGAGAGCGCATCTGGGGAGACACCGCCGACGAGGCCACGGAAGACCTGAAGGCGCACATCCGAGAGGAGGCCGACTGATGGGCAAGCGCCGCGCCGAGGTCATGGAGTGCGACAACCCCGCGTGCAGGACGCCGCCGAGGGTGACGAGCCGCTACGAACCGGCCCTGGGGTACTACCTGGGAAGGGGGACCTACCACCACGAAGGCGGAGGAGGCCCGATCCCCGCCGTCTATGCGTGCTCGCCCGAGTGCATCGGCCCCGCCGTCGAGTACGTCATCCGAGAGGCGGAAGCACGATGAGCGCCGTCTACGAAGAGAGCGGGGCGCAGGTCCTCCCCGAGGCGCACGACGAGCGCGCCACCGTGTCCGGCTACGCAGCGCACCTGGCAGCGGATGCCGACGTGCGGACGAAGGCCCCCGTCTACGCGGCCCTCGCAGAGCGGCTGGTAGTCCGGTGAGCGACGGGTTCCTACTGGGCAAGCCCCAGAACGTCACGTGCGAGGCCAAGGGGTGCCGACGGCCCGCAGGGTACGTCTACGGCCCCGAGTGCGAGGCGACGACCGGGCAGCTCATGTACCTGTGCGACGAGCACGCGGCGCAGATCCGGGACTGGAAGGCCGCGCATCCGAACGACCCCGTGGAGTGCAAGACCCACGGGCGCATCGGCCCCGTGAAGAGCTACCTCATCCTGAAGGAGATGTGATGACCGCTGAAGAGCGCGCCGACCAGATCGCCCGGCAGGTCATGGAGGCATACGACCTCGCAGGCGACAAGATTCGGCAGGCGGTCGCGGACGCCGCTCAGATCGGACTGGAGGAGGACTTCGCGCCCCGTGCGCCACAGACCCAGGAGTGGGGCTTCGATTCCCCGCAGCCAGGTCTCACCTACGTCACGACGAACCCCCTGCTGGCCGAAACGATGAAGGCGGGCAGGCCGGAGGCGCAGTTGCTCACGCGGGTCGCCGGACCGTGGACTCCCGTGGAGAAGGTGATCGAGCAGTGACCGCGCAGAGCGTCTGGAAGCGCGCAGGCGACCTCACCGCGCAGGACATCGGCAAGGGGATCTGGGCGCGCATCCGCTACCTCCCCCGCGAGCAGTGGCCCACGGACCTGCCAGAGGCTGACGATCCCGCCTACCGCTACGAGTGGGGATGGGCGCGCATCACCATGGTGACGCACACGTCCAAGGGCGTGACGAAGGTCCGCATCCGAGGCGGAGGGCTGGTGGACTGGAGCTACGAGACCGGGGAGCGCGTCAACCTCACGGTCGAGGAGTTCACGAGATGACACGGGCCGTCCACGACCCCACGAAGCCGCACCCCGTGGCGGGCGACATCTGGGAGCAGCGCGGTTCCCAGGGGCGCGCCGTGAAGATTCTGGGCGTCGAGTGGCGCACCTACCGGTTCGGGGAGCGCGTCCACGAGGTCACCTACCGGACGGAACCGGAGACCGCACGCACCCAGACCGTGGTGGCCGACTGCGCATCGTTCGGCAAGCGGTTCCGACGCCGCATCGACCCGACCGAAGGGCTGGACCTGTGACCGAGCGCGACCCGTTCGCCATGTTCCGGGAGGACTACACCCCGCCGCCCCCGAAGCCGACAGAGGGCGACGTAGGGACCTGGAGCCACTGTGGACGCCAAGAGCCGCACGCGCCCCACCTGCACACCGTCGTGTTCAACGAAGGCCCCTACCCCGACGTGCAGTGCAACGGCACCCCTGGCCCGGACCCCGTTCACGTGGAGCCGGTCAACGATCCCCTGACGCCCGTCGGGAGAGCCTGGCAGCGGTTCTACCGGCCCGGCATGGGAACGAGAGAGGCCGAGGCGTTCAAGGCCGGATTCGCAGCCGCCCTGGGACTCGCCGCCGACGAGCTGGAGCGAGCCACTGACCGAGCGGTGCGACAGAGCGGTGCGACAGAGCCAGTTCACCTACCTGCCGGTCCACCTGTGGGACGTGCAGCAGACCCCGTGGACGACCGCATGCGGCATCCGGTTCCACTCGGACGACGGGGAGAGGGCGAAGATCAGCGCTTCGACCAAGGAGGAGGACGTGACGTGCCCCGACTGCCTGGTGAAGTCGCTATGACCGTCCTGGCCCCCGTGAACGGCCCCAGAGCGGGCACCACGCGCCGTGTGCGCCACGACGGGAGCACGATGGCCGACCTACGCCTACCGGACGGCACATGGGTCCTGTACGACGGCAGAGGGCTGGGCCGCGTCGATGTCGTCCACTGGCGGGAGGCCGGACCCGAGCGCGAGGGGGCGTTCCCCGTGGTCGAGATCCACCGCTACGCCTACGAGGGCGTCCTGTAGCGGATGGCATTTGCCATCCATGTGGTAAACTGACCCCAGGTCAACGATTAGGAGGCGGCATGACGATGACCCAGGAAACGACCCTCGTCGGAGAGGTCGCGCTCGAAGTCCGCAACGCGGTGCTGTCGTGGTGCGAGGTCAACTCGTGCATCGAGTCCACCCGGCTGGGACTCCTCGTGTTCGAGCGCCTGGGCATCCCTGCGAGGCCGCAGCCGGTGCGCGTGGCCGTCATGAACCGCCTGTCCTGGAACCTCATGAACGCGAACGTGCCGTTCAAGCAGTGGCCGGACGAGGCGTACAACCTGGGCGTCGGCTTCCGGCAGGGGGATGTGCCCCCCGACGGCTGGAACGGGCATCTGGTGGCCATCGTGCGCGAGCCGGGGCAGCCCCGCCACCTGATCGACATCAGCGCCGACCAGTTCGACCGTCCGGGGCGGCTGAACGTGCCCGGCCCCGTCGGGATGACCATCACCAAGCTCTGGACCCCGAACGACCCCGCCTATCGCTTGCTCCAGGACGGGGATACGATCCTCGACTACCGACCGTTCGCGCCCGGTGATCCGGTCGGGCAGGAGTACCTGAGCACCCCGGCGTGGAACAACGACCCGGACGACTTCAACCGGTTGGCCGACACCATCGCAGCGAGGTTCGCATGACCGCACCGAAGTACCGCCCGCCCCTGCGGAAGGGGCAGCCCGTCCGTCTGACGACCGAGTACAGCGGGCTTCCCGCAGGCACCGTGGGCGTCATCACCTGGACGCACCCGAACGAGGAGCTGCCCTACCGTGTGCAGTGGGAGGGAGCGCCCAAGCCAGGCCCCGTCGTGTTCGGCATGGACGACATCGGATGGCTCATGAAGCCGCACGAGATCGAGCCGTACCCCGAGGAGCTGGGGCAGTGCCAGCACATGGTCGCCGTCGAGGACAGCATCGTGCGCTTCCAATGCATCCGAGCGACGGGGCACGCCGACGACCACGAGGACGACGAAGGCCACATCGAGCCGCAGGAGGTCTCCGTTGGATGACAACGCGCCCGAGGAGCGCACGTCTGGCTGGAAGGCGTACCGACCCGGCCTGGAGCGCTGGTGGTCGGGTTCGCAGTGGACCGAGACCTACCGAGCCGTCGAGGAGGCCCCCAGTGCCTGATCGTCGCCCCCTGAGCGTTACCGCCATCGCCCGTGCCTACCGCGACGCAGCCGACTTCCTCGCGTCCGGCGAGTTCGGCACGGCGACCTGTTGCGGGCAGCCGCTCGACAACCGGGGCCAGTGCGTCTTCCGCCCCGAGCACCCGACCAAGGGTCATCCGAACCCCACCGGCTACCCCGAGCAGTACACCCGAGCCGGAGAGTTCATTGGCTGACGACGGAGAAGATTTCGAGGACGACCCCGACTACGGCACCTGCCCGTACTTCCAGAGCGCCTTCCTGAAGCAGCCCCTTCCAGAGGGGGTGCAGCCCGTGTGCCAGAGCGGGTGCTGGGAAGAGCCGGTGTGCGTCACGAACGAACCGCTGGAGGGCTGGCCTTCCACCCGTGGACTGAGCAGAGGAGCAACGACATGATCGACCCGTGGCAGGCCGACAACCGCGCCGGAGCGGAGCGCCAAGCCCGTCAGGCCCCGAAGGGACGGTGGCCGTGGCAGCGCGGCGAGATGCACCCGCCCGAGGGCGTCGTGCTGGTCTACGGCGACCGAGAAGTGCCTGTCGAGGTCGAGTGGGCGGGCTGGGAAGGCCGGACGCGCTCGCAGAACTTCCGCGTCGTGCTCCCCGAGGATCTCGGAGAGGAACGCCCCACCGCCCTGAAGGCCGACCTGTGGCCCGGCAAGACCGGGTTGATGTTCCCGGCCCTCCGAGGCTCGGAATGAGGCTCCTGGCGGCGCTGAGGGCGTGGTGGGAGCGCAACGTCGTCGCGGATGACCCGAACCCCGAGTACTCGCGCCTCGACCGCCTGGACGGACTGGGGAGGGATGATGCCTGAGCCGAAGACGCTCGACCGGGACGAGCTGGAGCCGATCCAGGGAGGCTGGATCGTCAAGCGCACCGACGAGTACGTCATCGACGTGGTGCGGCAGATCTTCAACTGGCGGGTCCACGTGGCCGTGCCGGACCTCTACGGCATGGTCTACGAGCACGGCTACTGCTACTTCGGCACCGACGCCGAGACCTTGACCCGCGCCGTCATCGCCGCGCAGCAGTGGGAGGACCCGCTGAACACCGACCCCATCGGCTTCGACAAGAAGGCGTACTGATGCCCGCGAGTGACACCCCCTGCCCTCAGGCGTGGCCGGGAGGGCTGAAGCACGGAATCCTGATCGAGTGCGACCGAGGCGTCGGGAAGTACTCGCCGGGGCACTCCGGCAAGCACCGGAACCGAGAGCACCACATGGAGTGGTGGGGCGGGAAGCTCACTGCCGACGAAGAGGCCATGGCCCAAGCCCTGAGAGGACAGAAGTGACCAACGACCGCAAGACCACGTTCGTGCTCCAGCCGCTAGCGGAGGGAGCCGACCCCAACGCCTCGGTCATCTTCCGCTGCACCGAGGACGGCTGCCCGTCGCCCAAGGTCGATGGCAACTCGCTGGAGCAGCACGCTCAGGAGCACGGCAGCACCGCCATCACCGTCGTGCAGTCCGAAGCGTTGCTGAAAGACCTTCAGCGCCGTATCACACGGTAGGAGGACACGATGACCGACTTCTACGAGGGCATCCAGCAGGACCCGAAGCGCGAGACCCTGGCCAAGGAGTACGTCGAGAGCCTCGGCGCGCTCAGCCCCCACACGGACGACGACGTGGCCCGAGCCTTCGAGGTCGGCTACCACTTCCGGCAGCACTCGCTCGATCAGAGCGGCTTGCTCGCCGCCCTGGAGCGCTTCCGCGAGATCGACGCCGAGCAGGGCACCCCCCAGCCATCCGAGCAGGAGGTCACCACGACCGCCGTCATCCTGGAGATCGGGGACGAGCGGCTCACGCACTTCGACCGGGGCTACACGATCCAGCACGATGACGAAGAGGGCCTCGGGCACCTGATCCAGGAGTCGCACTACATCCTGGGCCACCTGGGCGAGGTCTCGTCCCCCGGAGCCGTCCGTCACGAGCTGAAGCAGGCCGCGTCCATCCTCGTCGCCGCCATCGAGCACATCGACCGGCACTTCCCTGACGCGAAGGAGCCGATCTCGCCGGAGTACGACTGCCCCATCGCGTCCATGCCCGACGACCCGATCAAGCACCGCGATGACGGCAGCGGGAAGTGTGGCTACTGCAAGAGGGTGATGACCAATGGCGCGTAGCAGCGAGGTCATCGAGGGCACGGTCAAGGCCGAGGTCGGCATCCGCATCATGGCTCCGCACGCGAACTGGCAGGTGGTCGCTGAGGTCGAGCTGCCGTACAAGCTGCGCATCTACGCGGCCAAGCCCGTGGAGCAGGTCATCGAGGAGCCGACGTGACGTTCAATCCTCCGCCGCCCGATGAGGTCCCTCCGGCGTTCACCGCCAAGTCCGATCAGTGGTCGGCGTTCATCCGGGGCTGGGTCGAGGAGCTGCGTTCCGGTGGCGACGGCCAGCCGCTCCACGTCACGGGGGACACTGGCGAGCGCATGCTGTTCGGGATGCTCGATCTGGTCGAGGACGGCGAGGAGCTGTCCGCCTTCGCCATCCACTGCATCTTCACGCTCGCCGCGAACGTCCCGAGCGAGGAGCTTGTCTTCCCGTGAAACGGCTGGAGTTGAAGTTCGGCAACGCCGAGGATCGGCATCGGACCTGGAAGGCGGATGCCGTCCTGATCGGCTTCTGCGTCCTCTGGGTCCTGACGACCCTGGTGCTCTTCCTCGTCACCGTGGCCACGGGCGGCTCGGTGTTCACGGCCATCTCGTTCCTGGTGAACGCGCTCACCTTCACCCTGATCGCGGTCCCGCCCATCCTGCGGTTCCGCGAGCACCGACTGAGGAGGGAAGTTGCCGAGGCACAGCAGCGAGAAGATTCCTGAAACGAAGGCTCAGGAAGACGAGCGCATCCTGCTCTACAAGTTCGAGCGCGAGCTGGCGGGGAAGCGTCCCCGCTTGCGGCCCGCTCACCGCAGCCTGTCCCCTGTCGAGATCCCAGCGAGAGGCGTATCACACACGTGAACCCCGAAGAGAGCGAACTCCGCGAAGTCATCGAGTGGCACTACTCCCGCGTGCGAGCCATCCGTCGCCGCATCCGGGAGATCCGTCGGCAGCGGCGGGCCGGAGGCACCGACGTGCAGCCTCCGCTCGCGCCCATGCGGCTCACCGCCGACGAGCGCAACGTCATCGGGCGGGACTGATGCTCGCCACGGCCACCTACCATCTCCACGTTTCTCGAAACGGCGTCGTCCGTGACCGGAACAACCTCGGCACCGGCCCGTCCGGTCCAGTGCTCGGGCACGTGCGCAAGACCCCGCCCGGAGGCCCGCTCCTTCGCTGGGTCGCCTCCGACGCGAACGACAGCCTGGTCGGCGGAGGGAACACTCGCCGCGAGGCCCTGGACGTGCTCTTCAAGCACCTGACGAAGGGTCAGAAGTGACGGACGCCGACGACCGAACTCCACTGGATTCCGTTCTTCCGCCGAGACACCCGGAAGCGGATCTTCGTGCGGCGTGAGGCCATCGTCGCCTTCGAGTACTTCGGTGCGCCCTACGGGAAGACAGAATGATCCAGATCCACCTGAGCAGCGAACCCGGCCCGGTGCGGACCTTCTTTCAGGATTTCGGGCAAGCCTTCCGTGACATGCTCGCTGCCTTGCGGGAGCTGTTCGGATGAAGCACCTTGGGAATGACCTGACGCTCTACAAGCACCTGGAGAAGGTCGTCGTCACCAACAATCAGGGCGACGTGATCCATGGTCGGGTGCTCGCTTCGAGCATCGGATGGGTCATCGTGGGGGCTGCGGGCATGCTCACACAGCGCACCATCGACAATGAGGACCACCGGGATCTCGACTGGAAGGTCGAGAGAGATGAGGCGTGATCCAGTGCTCCGGGTGCAGCCTTGGGACAGTGCAGACGTGATCGCCCTGGAGAAGCATCTCCAGATCAAGGTGATCGGGTTCTGGAGGCATAGCGCCTACTACCGACTCGTCAAGCTGGCCGATAACACGACGGTCGAGATGCGGCGATCCGACGACCGCAGCAAGTCTGTGTCCCGGTCGTACCGTCAGCACTACTCACTGACCCCGAAGACCCCCTGGAAGTGCCAACGCAAGGGACCGAACGGAGAACTCATCGGTGACGAGTTCTCCCTCCCGACGACCGCCTAAGACCTGAGGAGACACTGTGACCAAGATCATCTGCGTCGGGGACATCCACGTGATGGACCGCCCCCCGAAGAACGCCACCGAGAGCTACACCGACGACATCATCTCGATGCTCTACTGGATCGCGGATGAGGCCGACCGGCTGAAAGTCGATGCCGTCGTCTGGGCGGGCGACGTGTTCCACTTCAAGCAGCCCTCGAAGACCTCGCACGCCCTGGTCCTGCGGATGATCGCCGTCGTGCGCTACTACCGCAAGAAGGGCCTGAAGCTCTACATCGTCACGGGCAACCACGACATCTCGAACGACGTGCTCGCCACCGTCCACGAGAAGCAACCGCTGGGGGTGCTCTACAAGGCCGGGGCCGTCGAGTTGGTGGGCTGGGACAAGACCGGACTGCCCTTGTTCGGGGTGCCCTGGCAGGCGAACTGGACCACGGACGAGTCCGCCTCGATGGACGCCTTCTACAACTGGCGCGTGGCGAAGCACGACGAAGAGCACCCCCGCTACCCCGAGCGCTCGCTCGCGGTCACGCACGCCCCGATCTACCCGCCCGGCGAGGCCGAGAAGCAGCTCTTCGAGCTGGTGCCCACACAGGGCGAGCACGGTCTGTCGGCGGCGATGGGCAACGAGGGCTTCCTGTACTACGGGCACATCCACGAGTACCACTCGGTGTTCGAGGTCGAGGGCGTGACCTACGCCAACATGGGGGCCATCTCCCGTGGCTCGCTGACCGAGTACAACATCGAGCGCGAGATCAAGGTCGCCCTCTGGACGGACGGCGCGGAGGAGCGCTTCGAGATGTCGGACGGCACCGGCTACACCACGCTGGGCGAGCCTGGGTTCATCGAGATCCCGGTGCCGCACAAGCCCGCCGAGGAGGTCCTGAAGATCGCCCAGGCGTCGGAGGAGAAGGCCGACAAGATTTCGCTCGACTCGTTCCTCTCCGAGGTCGGGCACTCGACGCTCGACATCTCGAACACGAGCAACGTCATCTCGCACATCCAGAGCCGCGAGGACGTACCGGAGAAGGTCAAGAAGACCGCCATCGAGATCCTGGAGGAAGTCGGATGACGACGATGAAGGATGCCTACCACGACCTCTTCGGAGGGTCTCCGAAGCACGACACCGTGGACCCGATGTTCCAGGCGGGCTGGAATGCCGTCATCGAGGCGTGCGGAGGCACCGACCACTACGTTCGCGTGACCGACAGCGGATGGACGCTCCAGCACCCGATCACCGAGCGCCTGGAGGGCAGGCTCTTCGACTGCACGATGCAGCAGCTCGTCCACATCGCCGCTTCCTCCGGTGACCTGCCCATCGGTGTCAGCAAGGTCTGGCTCGACCGGAAGGCTCTCCAGTGGGAGGAAGTCGAGCCATGATGGACGAACTCGCCAAGACCTTCGGGCGGGCGCTCGTGGGGCTGGCAGTTCTTGCAGAGGTCAACGAATACGATGCCCGGATGGAGCCGGAGAAGATAGGCTCCGAGGAGTTCTGGGATCGCGTTCGCACCCGGCTGGATGGAGTGCAGGCGAATCTGAAGTCGGGGGAGGCGTGATGGACATCACTTCAGTCCTCTCCGCTGGCCTCGGCAGCTTCGCCGTGTTCATCGTCTACCTTCTCGTCCGCGCCGCGATGGAAAAGAACCGGCGAGAGGCCGTCGAGCGACAGGTGAAGACCTCCCTGGCCTCGATGAACGAGGTCGCCACTCTCCTGGAGCTTCAGCGGTTGCAGGATCGGGAGAAGGTGCGCGAGATCCAGTCCGACTTGGCCGCGAAGGGCGAGTACTTCGGACCCATCGACGGCATTCCAGGGCCGCGCACGGCTGCCGCTCTGGCGAAGACCCGAGAGCGCTCGGGGTCGCTGCCTCATCTCCTTCCCTACGCCCCCTCCGTGATGCGTCCTCAAGAGTTCGTGACCGTGGGCGAGCCGAAGGTAGTCAGTGAAGCCGAGGCGCGACTTGCCGTCTACGAAGAGCGCCAGCGTCAGAGCGCTCTGCCCCGGATTGAGTGGAGGAAGCCATGGCATCAACCCAGGAACCCGTGAACAGACCGGTCTTCTTCGAGCAGGAGTTGCAACGAGCGCTCGCGGCCCGTTCAGTGCATCCGGCTCCAGAGCCATCGTTCGACTCGTTGATCGAGCAGGGCATCGCGGATGCCGCAACACGGCGCGCCAGCGGTGCTCCAGAGCCTCCGCCGAGGCACGCTCGATGAGGACGCCGGTCTACCCCTCGGACCTCTGGCAGAAGCGCTACATGCGGCAGCTCGCTGACCAGATCCGGGAGTGGAAGCAGGCGTACTACTACGGCGTCGCCAAGGTCGATGACCAGGAGTACGACCTCTGGTGGAGGAACCTGCTATTTCTCGAATCGAAGTACCCCCATCTGAAGGACCCGAACAGTCCGACGAACGGCGTCGGCGCTCCCCTCGGGACCGAGGAGCGGGTCGAGATCCAGCGGCTCAGCCTGGTCGAGTTGCAGTCGAGCGTGGCGTCCGGTCCCGCGAGCTGAGCCAGCGATACCCTGCTCCCATGGCCATCACCACGGACCCGAACGACCCACGACTCATCTCCGAGGGGAAGGACGGCCTCCAGGAGGCGTACCTCGTCCTCAGCGAGGAGGAGCGGGCCAAGGGCTTCGTCCGACCACTGCGCAAGACCTACGTCCACAGGTACACCCTCGACGGCTCCCCGATGCCTCTCGTCGTCCTGAACGAGCACCTGTCGAATCTCGGCGGCTGTGGTGCGGCGACGACCATGGCCACCGCCATCGCGGAGACCTTCGCCCGAGACCCGAAGTACTACGGCCTGACGTACTGCTCCGGCTGCCGCACCCATCTCCCCGTTTGGGAGTTCCACTGGGACGGCTCCGCCGAAGTGGTTGGTTCGTGACCACGCTGGAGCGCGAGTACCGCTTCCTGATCGCCCGTGCTGAGAAGGAAGGCGACCACAAGCTCGCTGAGCAGCTTCGGGAGTGGGCGCTGCTGAAGTACGACCTTGACTTGACCGATTCTCAGAATCGAACTAGCCTAAAGGCTAGTTCGGCAGTCGCCTGATCGAGTTTCAAATCTTGACCCCTTGTCAGGGGACACCCGGTCGGCGTATCACCCACGTGAACGAAGTCGATACCCAGTTCCTGTTGGAGAGCGCCGAGAGCCTGCGCGAGAAACTGCACGACGCCCAGTCGAAGCTCGCCTACACCGCGCCCGAGCAGATCTCCGCCGCTGCCCGCCAGTGGATGGCCACGACCGAGCGGATGATCGACCTCTTCGAGGCCGCTGTTGCTGCTCCACTCGACCCGCTTGTACCCAAGGTCGTCGCGGTCGCTCGTGCGCTCATGCACGACTACACGAAGGACTTCGAGGAGTAGCCATGGGCCTGCGCAACCTGTTCCATCGCCGTAGGCGCGAGCCAGCGCTTCCCCCCGCCACGGGGAAGACCCACGACTACAGCCGGGGCAACATCTGGGGCTACGCCTGCTACTTCCAGCTCGTGGACTCCGGTGGGATGACGATCAAGGGTCACCTGTTCGGGTTGAGCATCCGGGCTGGCGACTGGCTCCTGCTGCCCAACGGGCCTCATTCGACTCGCTACCGCATCACGAAGGTGGACTGGGCGAGCGACCCCAGCGACATGTACTTCTTCGAGGCCACGTTCGACCCTCGCCGCCACCCGGTGGATGAGGAGGAGGCCCAGCCCAAGCCGCGCTACCAGATCGGCCAGATGCAGCCGGACGACCTGATCTTCTGATGCAGGCCATCCTCGCCGTCCTCGGAGCCGTCGTCGTCGCGCTGGCTGGCACCATCCTGGCCTTCGGCAGGCACATGGCTCGCGTCCACGAGAGGATGCGTGATGGCGAACTGGACTGAAGAAGAGGTCGAGTACCGCGTCATCCGCAAGGGGCCTGGGGGGCCGGTCATTTCGACCCCCGCTATTGACAGCCCTGAGTGGCCAGAGGGGGTTACCGTCGAGGAGTGGCTGGAGGACATGCGCCAGGAGTACCCGGACGCACGTTTTCAGAAAAGAACCAAGACGGTCACGTACACGGATTGGGGGGACCTCTGATGTTCAAGTTGATCGACGGTCAGAGATACATCTGGCGCGGCCAATCGGGCCGGAAGGACCTAGAGGTCACGTTCGTTCGGCTGATGCCGAGCGGCTATGCCCACGTCCGGCTCGACCAAGCAGTCAACCCCGACCGCTATGTGCGCGTCGAGGACCTCTACCCAACGGGCAAGCCGCTCCCGCCTCGGTATCCGCAGACCATGCCCGTGGAGAACCTCCTGCGTCGCTACAAGGACGGCGACGAGCTGGGGTGGGAGCAGACCTTCGCCTGGCTCGTGGAGAACCGCTCCGAGAGGATCGTGTGGCTCATGGGGGAGGTCTCCCGCGACGGCATGACATCTCCAGTGTCGCTCGGTCCAGATGGCCGAGTCTGGGACGGGCACCATCGGTTGCTCGTCGCCCGAATCCTCGGGCTGCGACGAGTTCCAGTGACCTTCGAATAGGAGAGCAAGATGAACGAGCAGTTGGAGCAGGCCCTGGCCGAGCTGGAGAAGATCGACGCCAACCACGCGGCGCTCATGTCCGTACTGGAGATCCCGACGTACAGCGACCGCCGCCTTCAGGCCCAGTGGGTGAAGGAGCGGGAGCACCGGGAGGGCAGCGACTGGTATGCCATCACCGGCACCAGCGGCTGGACGGCTGGGTGCTCGAAGGAGGTCTACGACCTGCTGCCCGAAGGCAAGGCGTTCATCCTGGAGACCCGAGGCTTCAGCCACATCACCGGCTGGATCATCGACGGCAGGTGGTACGACCGCAAGAGCGACCAGGACCTCCAGCGGGAGCACGAGGCGTTCGTCGCCTCCTTCGAGCGCCAGAATCGGGAGCGCCTGGAGGAGAACAGGGCCGACTGGCAGCGGCGTCAGGACGCCCTCCCCGACTGGATTCGCCAGCGGATCGAAGGATTCCACGCGACGGGAGGGGAGAAGTTCCAGACGGACGGTTGGGGCTATGAGCTGATCATCGCGGAGCTGGCCGTCGAGTACGCCGCTCTCGGAGAGGTCATCCTCGACAAGGACGTGTTCGAGATCAACGAGCACGAGTCCGAGGCCATCAAGAAGATCTCGCGGGAGGAGGGCACGAGCGGCAACCAGCACAGCATGGCCCTCGCGCTCGCCAAGGCGCATCTGGAGGACCCGGCCCGGTCGATGGTCGGCACGGTCTCCGCTCTGTCGCCGCTCACCGGGGACCCCACCTACTCCGGCGAGAAGGTCTCTCCGTGACCAGCCCCATGGTCGAAGTGCCCGAGCACTTCCCCCTCCCGGTCAACAACCAGGCGCAGGGGCCAGAGGAGGACTTCGAGGCCATCCACTACTGGGTGTGCTGGTGCGTCGATCCTCAGTGCCCCCGCTTCCAGGTTTCTGGAAACGAGTACCGAGAGGCCGTGCGTCGCCTGGAGTCCCATCGAGTCTCCCGGCAGAACGCCGAGATGGTCGTGCAGCAGCTCATCATCCTCGGTTGGACCAGGACGGGGGAGGCCGTCGATGGCTGAAGCGCTCTCCATTCTGGGCATCCTCGTGGTCGGCCTCCCGATCATCTACGTGCTCATGAAGGCCACCGACGAGAGGAAGCGCCAGGACCCTCGTAGTTGACAATTGCAATCCGAGTGCTAAGCTAACGGTAGGTCAACTATCAGGAGGAACCATGGCGACTTGGCTCGAAGCCGACATCAAAGCGGCCTACGACGAAGGCGAACGCCTCGGCGCGACGCACATGATCGTGGCCTGGGACTCGTTCTCCGGCGACAACTACCCGATCTACGTCATGCCCGGCGAGGACCCCCGATCCAAGGTGCCGACCAACGGCGACTCGGTGGATGAGTGCTACCGCTACGCCCTCGGCTGGGAGAGCCAGTCCAAGGAGCACCGCGCTCGCCACTTCGAGTGGGACCCGCCGAAGCCCGTGGAGCCGAAGTACACCAAGGGCAGCGAGGTCAAGATCGCCACGAGCATCGAGCTGCGCCACGGCGTGGTGCTGCCGTACACGATCCCGGCCTATCCCAGCCTCGGACGTGAGGCGGAGTCCGGCGAGACCTTCGTGAGCATCTCGGACCTGGAAGACCTCCAGGACACGGAAGCCTTCGGCTCTCACGTCATCGGGCTGCGCCGAGAGGCGGAGCAGGCGGTCATCGACGCGGGCTGGGCGGTCAAGGCCACCCGAGGGGGCCTCTACGCCACGGAGGTCTTCCGGGAGCGCAAGGACGACACGTCTGTCCTGGGCGAGATCATCGACCTCTCCGAGCCGGTCTGGGCCGAGGAACGCGCCGACCGAGCGCGAGCCATCTGGAAGGCCCTGACGGACGACGAGCGTGCTCGCATCGCCCAGATCGTTCGGGAGGAGGGGGCGTGAACGCCATCACGCTGAAGCGCCCCCTCTTCCCGTACCTCATCGAGGATGCGGAGGGAGAGTCGGTCGATTACGTCGTCAAGATCTCCCTGGACGACGCCTTCTCCTACGAGGTCGGCTGGCCGAGCGAGTTGAGCCGCACGCTCTTCTACGTCATGAACGGTGCCCTGAACGCCAACCCCGGCGAGCCGAACCGAGCCTTCATCGAGCTGCGTCACCCGTGGGCACGTGATGACGAGGGGGACGTGTCCAAGCCGTTCTATGTCGCCCTTCACAGCGTGCAGTTCAAGCACTCGTGGGATGGCAACATCACGTTCACCGGCTGGATTCGAGAGCCGTTCCAGTTCTTCCCCCCGCAGAGCGAGTCGGGCGTCGAGGACCCCTTCCTGGGGGCCAAGCGGAAGCGCGTGCCGAAAGACGACCCCTACGGGGGCCGATACACCAACGCGGGCTATCCCTACCAGCCTCCGAAGGTGACGTGGGAGAACCGGTTCCCGGACTCGCTCTTCCCGGTGGAGATCTCGATCCTCATCGGCGGCGACCATCTCGACAAGCGCATCCGCAGTGCTCACCGCAAGGCGCAGGCAGCCCGCAAGCGCTACGAGGCCGAGCGACGCCGCAAGGCACGAGAGAACAAGCGCAAGGCGGAGGAGCAGCGCAAGGCTGCCGAGGCCCGCCGCGCTCTCGAAGCCGAGTGGATCAAGACCGAGGAGGGCCAGGAGTTCGTCGCCCTCCGCGCCGAGATGAAGAAGCTCGATCCGAAGGAGCGGTGGGTCTGGATGGAGAAGACCACGCCGGGGAAGCGCTACGGCGAGCTGTTCGAGACCCTGTACCGAGTGACCCACGAAGGCGTATCACCCACGTGACCGATATCGAGATGGCCGAGACCGCCTGGCGCGGCTACAAGGAGCGCTTCCTGCGCTATGGGCGTCGGCGGCAGTTGCGCAAGCGAGACTTCATGGAGGGCTACCGGCTCGGTATCCGTGACGAGCGCAACCGCACCAGGGAGCACGTCGTCCCCGCCAACCTCGCCCTCTACGACCTCACCCGCTCGCTGGAGGAAAACCCCGAGCTACTCCCCCTGCTCCGCGAGCAGTTCCCCGCGATGCTGGAGCAGCTCGCCCAGTTCCTCCGTACCGGAAAGGCCCCACGCCGATGACGACATCCGACGCTCCCGAGATCCAGTGGGAGGCTCCGCCACCGCTGAACGACGGCTACGACCAGCCCCTGGTCGTGGACGACGTGCTCTACGCCTTCCCCGGCCACCTGGACAAGCTCCTGCCGCCCTGGGACTCGATCCCGGAGGAGTTCCGCAACATGAACGGGCGGACGGAGTGGAACGTCTTCGTGCGCGACTGGTTCTTCAAGGGCTGGCCGGAGGACCGCTATCTCTACCAGCGCCCCGACGTGGACGGTGAGGCCGCGTTCCGGCACCTGCACACGATCATGCGCTCCTTCGAGCCGAAGCACGAGCACAAGGAGGCAGCGGTCGCCTGGCTCATGAGCCGGTGGTACGCCGCCATCCGTCCGAAGGTGGCCTCGTGATCGTCTTCTTCGGCAACGCCCAGCGAATGGGCCAGTACGCCGCCACGCGGGGCCTGAAGCCCGGCAGGGACATCGTGCGGTTCACGGTGGGCGTCGAGGCCCTCAGGGGCCGCACGGAGCACATCGAAGCCGTGGTGGACGGCTCCTACCCCACCCACGAGACCGCGCAGGCCCACGCCGTCTTCGACTACATCGGGGCCATCAACCGCCTGCACGAGAAGGAACCCGTATGACCGGCCTCAATGCCAACCAGTTCCCGGATGTCTACACGGCGCTCGGCGTCAAGGTGAACGAGCTGGGGTGCGTCATGCTCGACGTGGACCCCCTGACCGTCACCGACCTCGTGACCAAGGGCAAGGACGACCTGTACTTCGCCCAGAACAAGGAGCGCTTCTGGATCGACGGAGCGGTGGCCGAGACCGTCGCGCACGTCACGCTGCTCTACGGCCTCCTGGAGAGCGCGGTCACCTGGAAGCCCCTCGTGGATATCGTGCTCGCGGACTGGACTCCCCCGGTGCTGGAGATCGAGTCGCTCGGCTCGTTCGACTCCCCGTTCCAGGATGAGCCGTATGCCTGCATCGTCGCGCACATCAAGGTGACCGACGAGCTGCTGGAGGGGCACAAGCGCCTGGAGCTGCTGCCGCACGTCAACACCTACCCCGACTACCGTCCCCACCTGACCCTGGCCTATGTGAAGGCCGACGCGAAGGAGAAGTGGCTGAAGGAGTTGGGGACCTACTTCAACCGCTCGAAGCTCACCGTCAACAAGATCAACTACGGAGCACGCCCATGACCGACATCATCAACGACCTCGCCGCCGACATCCGCGAAGTGGACGGCAGCAACGACCTCGGAGCGGCGGCGCTCGCGGAGAAGCTGGTCGAGAAGGGCTGGGCTAAGCCCTCCCCCAAGGACGACGCCTCGGTGGACTATCCGCGCCTGGAGGGTGACACCATCGTGCTCGGCCCGGAGATCTTCGCATCGACCGACGAGAAGGTCATCAACTGGAAGGGCCGGAACTACGTGCCCCAGCCCGAGAAGAACCCGCAGCCGCCGCTGAAGGAGTACCGCCAGGGCGAGGAGGTCGAGGCGATGAAGAACGGCGATTGGCTGAAGGGCCGGATCTCCACCATCGACAAGGGGTCGCACTGGCTGCACGTGGACACCGAGCGCGGTCCGGTGACCATCGCCTCCTCGGCCATGGTGCGCAAGCTGTAGTCCTGATCGTAGGTCAACTCTAGTTTTAGGAAACGAGGTCGCCCCTTGCCCATCGAGTTCACGCCGCCGTGGCGCAAGAAGCCGCTGCCGCCTCCTCGTCAGGAGGAGCCGCCACGTCGGACTGTGCCGACTTCGGAGCTGATCCCGACGAAGCGAATCGTCGGACGCCAAGTGGTTGAGGTCCAGCCGACCAGCGAGGACATCGACAACTTCATGGAGAGGCTCGCCGGGACGGCACCGAAGCGGCCCAAGAAGAAGCCGGAGGACCCCCTCCAGCACATCTACTTCGACAAGCGAGAGACCGTCGAGCGGCTCACGCTCATCCTCCGGGAGTACAACTCGCGGAACACCACCTACCGACGCATGACCATCGCGGAGTGGCTCTACGAGCACGGCGTCCGCATCAACCCATAGGAGGCACCGTGAACGACACCGCCGCCGACCCCTACCTCGGCATTCAGACCCTCGCGGAGATCGTCCGCAACAACCTCGTCCAGCTCCCGAAGGAGAGCGACGAAGGGATCGACGTGGGCTTCCTCCGGTTCAAGGCCAAGGACGACTCCACGCTCACCGCCGAGGCGTTCGCGGACGCCATCCGAGCAGCGGAGAAGGGCTACCACGCCGACGAGCCGGTGGAGCGCCTGGCCGGAGGGCCGTCGTACATCGAACTCGGCGGCTGGATCGGGGACCAGGGCCTCGCCATGGCGTTCATGGCGCTCGGCAACCACCTGGGCCTCTGGGAGGTCGTCACTCCGCAGACGCTCGGCATCGAGGGCGAACAGGCCGATCAGATGATGGGCATGGGGTTCATCATGATCGCGCCCCGCAGGGGCACCGCACTCATCCCGGAGGTATAGCCATGGCCATCCGCATCTCCCGCCGTCGGGACGAGGAGCCTCGTCCCAAGCTCGTCGGCCCCGAACTCGCCGCCGTCGTCCTCGCCTGGATCTTCAGCATCGTGGCGACGCTCGCGCTGTTCGTGGTGCTCTTCTTCCTCGTCTTTCGCATGCCGCTCGCGCCGCGCATCCTTCTCGGAGTGGTCGGCGGAGGAGCCATCGGACTCCTGTTGATCGGAGTCTTCCGCCCGTGGCTCCAGGCCCGACTGACCAAGGTGCTCATGCCTCGGTCGATGGTGCTGGCGAAGCGGTTCCCCGAGCTGTACGAGGAGTACAAGACTTGGGTCTACGAGGAGCGCTACATCATCGGAGAGCGCCTGAAGGCACCGACGTTCGAGGAGTGGCTCCGAGACCGCGAGCGGTTCGATGTCTGAGGACGAGGACACCAGGGCGCGCTTCCCTCGCTACGGCGATCCAGAGTGCCAGCATCCCATCGACAGCCAGATCCGCGACGGCATGGGAACCGTCTGCGGCGAATGCGGAGTGGTGCAGGTGTTCGGATGGTGAGGCGAGCGAGCAAGACCGGGAACAAGAACCAGCGCCCCAACTCCTACGCGGGCCGGGCGCTGAAGGTCTGGATGCTGGCGGAGTTCGGGGACGGCATCACGGTGCCGTGCTCGTTCGGATGCGGGCGTCGGCTCTTCTACAGCGAGATCACGAAGGACCGGTATCCCATTCCAGGCCGGAAGGGCGGCAAGTACGCCAAGGGCAACGTCCGTCCGGCGTGCATGAGCTGCAACGCCCGCGAGGGAGCGCGCCAGGCAGCATTGGAACGGGCGCTCGAAGCCGCCCGACGAGAGCGACGGAACCGTCGCCGCCGAGAACTGTACGCACTGCGCAAGAAGGAGAGCCGTGTCGGACTTCCAGATCGACCCGAACCACGTCCCGGAATGGCAGCGCCCGATCCCGGACATCATCGAGAAGATTCGGCAGCTCCACGAGTCCTTCCAGAAGGAGGAATGGGCGCGTTCACCGAGGAACGTGATCTTCGAGTACTCGTCGTCGGTGCCGCCTGAGCGCGGCTACATCATGGACCGACAACACTTCGAGGATGGCCGCTACCGGGTGTTCCTCCATCCAGATCATCAGACTGCGGTCGAGGGTTGGCTGGAGGGCCTCTGAGGCGTATCACTCTCTGAACGACGATCAGTTATCCACAGCCCTATCCACCTGTGAGGAACCGTGAACTGCAAGGCGCACAACCGCTTCAACTGCTGGGACTCCGAGTGCCAGCGCGACAACTCGGGCCGCATCGGAATCGACACCCAAGGCGACCTCACGATGGGCCTGGGTGGCGGTCTCGCCATCGACCTCTCCGACGGCTCGCTCGGCATGAACGTCGGCGGCGTCACCATCGACTTCGACGGGAAGTGACCATGAAGCGACTCCTCCTCGTGGCGGCGAGCGCCGCCCTCCTGCTCTCCGGCTGTGCTTCGGAGGGCCAGACCATCGGGACCTACGCCCCGGAGAGCCACTACGTCTTCCAGCAGGAGGTCGAGCCGGGGAAGTTCGTCACCTGCGTCTGGGCGAAGCAGGGCTACGGCGGCGGTCTGTCCTGCGACTGGGTGGGATACCACTCCGAGGGGGCCACCCCGTGATCTTCCTCTCCGACCTCGATGGTGTCGGCAGCGAGTGGGACAACCACTTCGACTGGCACATCCAGACCAACTGGGCGCACGTGCCCGGCATCCCTCTGAAGCACGAGCGGATGTCGTTCAACTTCTACGACGGCCAGCCTCCAGCCGTGGTCGAGGCCATCCAGGCGATCATGGACCACCCCGGCTTCTACGCCGAGCTGACCCCCATCGACGGCTGGATCGACGCCATGCGCGCCATCAAGGCCGAGGGGCACGAGGTCTTCATCGTGACCTCGCCGTGGCTGACGAATCCCACCTGCGCCCAGGACAAGCTCGACTGGGTGGCCAAGCACCTGGGAGAGGGGTGGCGAGAGCGCGTCATCATCACGAAGGACAAGACCCTCGTGCAGGGCGACATCCTGGTGGACGACAAGCCGGAGATCCACGGCGTGGCCGACCCGACCTGGGAGCACGTGCTCTTCGATCAGCCCTACAACCAGGGCCTCCCGCAGCGTCGGCTCATGAACTGGTCGGAGTGGCGCACACTCCTCCCGGCTGCCGCGTGAAGCCGTGGCTGTCGGGCGTGATGTCTGCAAGGAGTGTGGTCGCGTGACCCTGCGCATCTCATGGTCTGGTCTTCGCACGCACGAGGAGTGCAAGCAGAAGGGCTACCTCACGCGCACCGGCAAGAAGGCCCCGCTGGAGAACACCCGGAACTACTTCCCCGGCAACGTCACCGACCGAGTGGTCCGGGAGTTCCTCAACGAGCGCTCGCACGAGCGCGGCGTCATGCCCCAGATGGTCGAGACCATCATGGAGCGCGAGCGGCAGAAGATTCTGGAGGGAGATCCAGAGAAGGGCGTCCCTCCCGGCGTGATGCGCTGGAAGGACAGCCAGGACCGCGAGCGGGTGCTCCGCGACTGCATCGAGGCCGTGACGAAGATCGAGCCGCTCCTGCTGAAGTACGTCATCCCCTACGAGTTCCAGCCGGACTTCCGATTCCAGGCCCCCGTGACGATCCCACATCCAGATGGCGGGATGGAGACCGTCCTGCTCATCGGCTTCATGGACATCATCGTCCGGGACGACAAGGGCCGCTGGTGGGTCTGGGACGTGAAGCACACCCGCGACGAGTCGTACTGGCGCAAGACCATCGGCCAGCTCGGCTTCTACGACCTCGCCGTGGAGCTGATGTTCGGTCAGCCGACGATCCGCACCGGGCTGCTCCAGCCGCTCTGCAAGCGTCCGACTGTCCCCTACGCGCCCTCTCCAGAGAGCCGGGCGCAGCTCATGACGCGCATCGTCGGGATGGCCAACGACATCTGGCGCGACGACAAGACCCCCCGTAAGGACACGAGCCTCTGCGGCTACTGCCCGGTCAAGCACGCCTGCTCGAAGTTCCAGCCTGTTCTGGTCAACGGTCAGCGGCGTATCACTCTCTGAATAGGAGTCAACGTGACGACGGACCTGAAACCCACGAAGCTCAAGGGGTTCCTCGACGGCCTGGGGGGCAACGACATCCGCAAGACCAGATGGCTGACGCCGCGCCCCCTCGTGGAGTCCCTCGGGCACTTCGATCTTGACCCGTGCGGTGCTCCAGGGTGGGAACTGGCCGACCGGACTTTCCTGCTGGAGAACGGCGAGGACGGCCTGGAGCTGCCCTGGGAGGGCCGCGTGTGGTGCAACCCGCCCTACGGCAAGGAGGCGTACCCCTTCCTGCGCAGGATGGTGCAGCACCGTCACGGGACGGCGCTCATCTTCGCTCGGGTCGAGACCGAGATGTTCTTCGAGACCGTCTGGGAGGGAGCGACTTCAGTGCTCTTCCTGAAGGGGCGGCTGACGTTCCTCGATGACCTGACCTTCGAGCCAGCGAAGGCCAACTCGGGCGCTCCATCGTGCCTGGTGGCCTACGGAGCGGAGGACACCAGGGCGCTCGCGTACTCGGGCCTTCCAGGACGGCTCGTCCTCATCGACAAGACGCTCACTCCACGAAAGGCACTCGAATGACGGTCGAAGACAAGATCCGCGAGCTGCGGCAAGCCATCTCCCAGGCGACGGCCCGGAAGACCCGTGCCCAGGTCGAGAAGGACCAGGCCGAGGAGCGACTCGCGCAGGCGAACGCCACGCTGGCTGACTACGGCGTGAAGACCAAGGAGGAGGCTCGCGCCAAGCTCACCGAGCTGCAAGCCGAGCGGGATGCAGCCGTCGCTGAGGTCGAGAAGGCATTGGAGGAAGCAGGAGCATGAGCACCACGATCAAGGCCCCCGTCCCGGAGGGCGTGCAGTCGTACCAGAGTCGGAACACTCGGCACCACTGGTCGGCAGAGCACTACCGCTACTACGTCGGCCAGCAGGTGCTCTGGGAGCACGGCAAGCAGGACGGCATCTCCTACGGGACGCGGGGCGTCGTTCTCGAACTGCCCACGGCGGAGCGCCGGACCCTCCTCGTCAAGCTCGTGGACCGGAATGAGCCGGTTGAGTTCGACGGTGGCTCCGGCCTGATCCCGTGGCGGAAGGTCCTGGAGAAGGCCGTCGAGTCGTTCACCCATCGGGCCAACGTCTACCGCAAGGAGCTGAAGCGGCTCGACTACCTGGGGGACCCGATCCCGGATGCCTGACCTCTCCGAGCTGGTGGAGATGGAGCACGAGGACTCGGAGTTCGTCCCGGAGATCCTGCCCGTCGATGCCAGGCTGAGCATCAAGGCGAGCGTGTCGAAGCTCCTCGCCCTGTTCTCGCGTGCCGCCGCCGTCCTCCCACAGCGCGAGGTCATCCCCGGCACCGCTCACGCGCTGCTGGAGGCCGTCCAGACTACGAACACCCAGGCGGCGCACCTGCGCATCACCGCCAGCGACGGCGACCAGACAGTCTCCGTGGTCGTGGACGACATCTCGGTGCTCATGGCCGGGGCAGTTCTCGTCCCCGCCAAGCGCATCTCAGACATCCTGAAGCTCGCCCCGTCCGCGACCGCGAAAATCGAGGTCATCGGCACGGCGGCGATCATCCGGTCGGGCCGGGCACAGTGGACCGTTCAGATTCCGGTGGGGGACTCGCTGAGCACCCTCCTGGACGTGAGCGGCATCGAGTTGCAGACAGTCGCCATCGGGCCATTCGTGAATGCCCTGAGCATCGCCCGCAAGGCGGCGTCCACGAGTGCCCGGCTCGCCCTCTCCCAGGTCCAGGTTCGTAACCAAACCGTTACCGGGTGTGATGGGGGGCGATTGCACCGAGCCGACCTAGGAGTAGTCGCTACAACCACCGATGTCTCGATCCCTCTGAAGGTGACCGACTAGCTCCTGAAGGCGCTCACCGAGACCGACGCCGAGTTCATGGAGATGGGCTACGACGACATCCATCTCGTTTTCAGAATCGGGGAGGACTTCATTGTCGCGCAGCGGCTGCTCATCCCCTTCCCAGAACTGGACACCCTCATCTTCGGCGCGGCGTTCTCGAATCCGTTCTCACTCACCGTGGACCGACTGGAGCTGGCCGAGTCCGTCAAGCGGGTGCGCATCAACGCGGACCCCGACACCGCCGCCATCGCTCTGCGCCTCGTTCCCGGCCCGAGGGACGCCCAGAACCAGATCGTCTGGTCCCTCGCCGTCCGTGCGCAGGATGCGGCGGGGAACGCCAGCCAGGAGGTCATCGAGTGCCAGTGGGCCGGGAACGGGAAGGCTCGGGAGTGGGTGGTCAACCACCACTACCTCTCGGATCTTCTGTCGGCCTACGAGGTCGAGACCGTCATCTTCAAGGTGGGCGAGGACACCAAGACGATGCTGACCCCGCTCTTCGTGGAGGACCGGGAGCACGGCTTCATCGGCGTGGTCCAGCAGATGCGCAACCCGTGGCTGAAGTAGTAGCAATTGCAATCTTCTGGTAGGATTGACCGATAGTCAGAAAGAGGAACACATGCCCATCAAGAAGACCAGTGGCCCAGTCCGGGGCGCGCTCTACACGGAGCGCGGTCACGGCGTCGATCTGACGTGGGTTGCGGAGGTCACGGTGGGCGAGCACGTGGTGTGGATGGACGACTGCACCGACCCGGCGAAGCTCATCCGGGATCTCGAATGCACCGTCTACGCCTTCCGTCGGCTCCAGGCCCTGGGCCAGAAGAAGTTCCTGACCTGGGCCTACGTGTCGGAGAAGGCGGGGAAGCACCTGTGAAGATCGGACTCCTGGGCGACACGCATGCCAACTACGCCTGGCTGATGTACGCCCTCAACAAGTTCAACCGCGAGGGCGTCACCACGATCCTCCAGCTCGGGGACTTCGGCATCTGGCCCGGCGAGCAGAACGTCGGCCTGATGAACCGGGTCAACATCCTGCTGCGGAACTACCACCAGAAGCTCTACGTGGTGCCCGGCAACCATGAGGACTACGACCAGATCAACGCCCTGCCGGTGCAGGACGACGGCTGGCAGCGCTTCCGCGAGCGCATCCTGCTCGCGCCTCGCGGCCACCGCTGGGAGTGGGACGGGGTGTCCTTCGTGGCTCTCGGCGGCGCTCCGTCGGTGGACCGGGCCTATCGGCTGAAGACGGCGGCGAAGTCCTGGTGGCCGGAGGAGGCCATTACCGACGAGGACGTGCAGAAGGTCATCGACGGCGGCTACGCCGACGTGATGGTCTGTCATGACGCTCCCAGGGGCGTCCAGGAGATCGAGCGCCGGATCGCGGGCAACCCGAACGGCTTCACGCCGGAGGACCTGGAGTACGCCGCCGAAGGACGGGCGCTGCTCACCAGGGCCTTCAAGGAGGTCGCTCCGAGCCTTCTGCTGCACGGGCACTACCACTTCCTCGTCACCGAGCACCTGAACGTCCAGCGCGGGGAGCAGTGGCACCAGTGCCAGGTCCTCGGCCTGGCCAAGGACAACATGAACTTCTCGCTCGGCGTGCTCGACACCGAGATCCGGGATGCCCGAGCCTGGGACATCCTCATCGACTTCAACCGATACCGATACGCCTGAGAGGAGGCGGATCATGAAGCTCTGGATTGACGACAACCGCCCGCTCCCGTCGTTCTACGACCGTCAGGCGTGGACCGTCGAGGAGGCCATCCTCGCGCTCAAAGAGGCTCAGCGGACTGGCGAGACCGTCGAAGTGGTCTCGTTCGACTACGACGCGCACGCCACGCTGGGCTGGACCTTCATCTGGGTGGCCGTGTGGATGCGCGACAACAACTTCTGGCCCCAGACGATCCGCATCCACACCTACAACTGGTGGGAGGGGCGGGTCTGGTACGAGAAGTTCTTCGCAGAGCACGCTCCCGCCACCTGCGAGGTCGATCTGGCGAACCCGTGGGACTTCATGGATTCCGTCGGTCGGCTCCAGTTGCACGAGGCCCCCGAGTGGGTCCAGGCATTCGCCCGCGAAGTGAAGGTGGTCTCGAAATGAGCCGCATCTACTACACCAGCGACCTGCACATCGGTCACCGCCTCGTGGCGGGCCTTCGCGGCTTCTACGACGAGGACAACGTGGCGGACGACCCGCTCGGCGGTCCCGTCGCCATGCCGGATACCGAGGCGCACGACGCCTGGCTCGCGGACATCTGGGACTCGACGCTCCGCGACGACGACCAGATCTTCGTACTGGGCGACATCTCGATCAACGGCGGGCAGCACGCCCTCGACTGGATCGAGCGGCGTCCGGGCATCAAGCACCTGATCGCGGGCAACCACGATCCGGTCGGGCCGTGGGACCGGCGCTCGACTCGGCTCCTGCCGCACTGGCTGAAGTACTTCGAGACCATCCAGCCGTACCTGCGGCGGAAGCTCAACGGGATCGACTTCCTGCTGAGTCACTTCCCGTACATGCCCTACGACCGCGTGGAGCCGCGCTTCGAGCAGTACCGGCTGCCGAACCTCGGCCTCCCACTCGTCCACGGGCACGTCCACAGCGACGAGAAGTTCGAGTTCCCCAACCAGCTCCACGTCGGGATCGACGCCTGGGAGGGCCAGTTGGTCCCTCAGGAGTTCGTCCAGAAGTGGCTGACGAGCGAGAAGGAGAAGGCCGCATGAGCCTCGATACCAACCTGCGTGCCATTCCGGTCCAGGGACGTGCCAAGGCCCGCGTGGAGGCCATCCTGGCCGCTGCACGACAGCACTACGAGGACGTGGGCCGCGACCGCTTCAACTTCGATGGGGTCGCGGCCCTCGCGGGCTGCTCGGTGGCGACCATCTACCGGTACTACTCCGACCGCGTGGCGCTCATGGACGCGATCTTCCCGGACCGAGACCAGGCCGAGCTGAAGCTCGCCGCCATCCGCACCCTGCGGACCATGGGATCGAGCGCTACGGAGAAGTGGCTCGCGGTCGAGCACATCCTCGACAACTGAGTTTCGTGACACCCTTTCGGGGGAGGGCGTTCTCAGGAACCTCTCGGCGTACTATCCGACTCGAAAGGGGGTGCCGTGGTGCTCGCATTCGTGATCGTCGGCGCAGCCTACGCGGCTGTGCTCCTTGGCGTGGGCATCGCGGCCCACATCGCCATCAAGCGGCACGGGCGTACTCCAGATGACGTGGAGATCGTCACGCTCGAAGAACTGGCTCCAGAGCTGTTCGATCAGGGCGAGAAGAACGAGTCGTCCAGCTCGTACTGAGGGCACGTCGCCGTCACCAGCAGATCCGGCTTGCGCTCAGGGCAGATGCCGGGCACCACAGTGACCGTGATGGCGAGGCCCACGGGGTTGGCGCTTGGAGCGCTCAGAATCTTCTGAGTGATGTCGGCCAGCACGTGGACCAGCATCCGCTTGCGGTCGAGCGCCGAGAGCGCCTCGACGGGGAGCCGGTCCTCGATGGCGTAGCTCCGCTCGGTGAACATGTTCTCGACGGTCAGATCGGCCATTCTTCTCTCCCAGCGTCGGCCTGTGTTCTACCGAGGGGACTGATGACCAGCCCCACTATGACGCCGCAGGAGCCGGAGGTTTCGCAACTCCCAGGAAGACTACAGGTACAAGTCCCCCGTCCAGAGGACATTGACACGCACGCCAAGAAGCCCCCCGGATCTCTCCAGGGGGCTTCTCGGTAGGGGTAGAACTACGCACTCTTGCGGGCGCGAATCCCCAGGGCGACGCCGCCACCGATCAGCAGGGCCAGGGCGGCGAGAACGCCAGCCCCGATCTCAGCTCCGGTGTTGGCCAGCCCCTGGGTCACCGGGGGCTTCGGCGTCGGGGTCGGGCACGCCTCGTTGGTGAAGTCGAACGTCCAAACCGCGACGCCCTCCACCACCTCGTAGGTGTCACCCTCGCCAGGCGTGGCGACCTCGAAGCCCTCGTTCGGCTCCGCGATGATCGTCACTTCGCCCACGCCGCTCTCACGGTCGTCGTTGAACAGCGAGTAGTCGAACTCCTCGGTGTCCTCCGGGATCGTGTAGCCGTCATCCTCGGTGCCGCACACGTCGGTGGCCTCAGGGGCCTCCGGCGTCACGACCTCGGGGTCAGGCTCCGGCTCGACGTACAGGTCGTAGTCGAACACGGCGCAGTTGATGCCGACCTGAGTCAGCGACCACGACGAGTCCGTGAAACGACCCAGGTTGACAGCCCAGTCCACGACCTCAGCGTCCGGGAACTCCGTCAGCCACTCGTTCGCCGTGCCGTGCCAGCCGGAGCCGAAGCCCCCACTGGTGTCCGGCGCGGCGTCCTTCACGAACTGCGCGGAGCCTCCGGTCAGCCAGAGATCCTGCTCCGAACCCTGCTCGTAGACCTCCTCGTAGACGAGCGTGCCGTCCACATCACCATCGTTGTCGAAATCGACGTAGAGGTTCAGTCCGAGGCCACCCGACGGGTCCGAGGCGTCGTGCAGATCCGTGGCCTGGATGTCGAGGACACCGAGGTCGTGGAGCGCGAAGCCGGGGTTGCCCGACGAGAGGTTGATCTTCGAGTTGCCGTCAGCCACCGTCAGCTCGACCGCGCCTTCGACGTACTCGACCGTGTAGGTGCCGAGGTTGGCACCGGGGGTCTCGATCATCGGGTTGGCGTTGGTGAAGGTCTCACCGACACCGGCCACGCACTCGTTCACCGGGGGCGGCGGGCAATCCCCACCGTAGACGAACCGCCACGCCGGAGATCCGCTCCAGAGCGACTCCGGGGGGTTGTTCGGGCCGTTGAGGACCCTCCCCGGCGTCAGGAGCGCCGTCGTGATGGCGTTGTCGTTGTAGGAGTCGATCTGGATGGAGATCCCGCACTCGGGCGTCGGCCAGGTCAGGTCGCCACACGCACGCGGCTCGAAGCCGATCAGCGTCTGCGGCCAGGAGGCCTGTCCCTCGACCCACGGACCCGGCATGAGCCAGGCTGCGGTGATGCACTCCGGCTCCTCCGTCGGAGGACCCTCGGGAGTCGGACAGTCACTCAGATCCGGCTCGTCTCCCTGACCTCCTCCGGGACCATCCGAGAACGCGATGACCACGGACTTGCCCTGGGCATCCGCGAAGGGGAACGGGATGGTGGTGCCGTCCCAGCCCGGAATCGCGTTCACGCTGACCTCGATGGGGTTGTTCCCCGTCTGGAGGGTCTCGTTCACGCCGGGGGTCCCGACGTACTTGCAGACGTAGACCTTGTTGGGGGTCTCCTCGCCGCAGTCTCCGACCTGGATGGGCGACTGCCCGCCATCACCGAAGTGCTCGTTGTACATCGAGATCTGGACCCACGTCACCGTGAAGCATCCGGTCAGACCGAAGGCGCTCCACGGGATGAACGACTTGCCGATGTAGTACTTCTTCGGGTTGTCGTCGGGCCAGTTGAGGGATTCGAAGTGGATTCCCTTGTCCCCGGCGCTCGTCTTGATGTTGACGTGACCGCCGTCCGGGAAGGTCGCTCCACTCGGCAGGGTGATGCCGGTGGCATCGACCGTGTACGGAGTCGGGCTGTCCGACCCGCTGGCGTGCGCCGCCGAGGCGATGCCGATGACGGCAGCACCTGCGATCAGCGCGCTCGTACAGAGCGCCGCCAACATCTTCTTCAACTTCATGTGGTCTCCCTTCGTTGACCAGCTTGTTCCCCAAGACGGGGATTGCAATTGACACCCTATCGCATAGATGACAATTGCCACCACCCCTCAGTCGGGGGGCAGAATGGTGCGTTCACCCACCCAGATGAGGCGGCGCTTGTAGATGCGGTTGAAGACGCGAACCTCCCAGATGCGCGCCCCCCACTGAGGCAGGATGTGAACCTCGTCGCTCTCCTCCAGCACGACCTGCCAGAGGTCGTAGGTGCCGGGCACGTCGAAGATGCGGTGCGACAGGTCCCAGGCCGTAGCCGGGTCTGGAGCGAAGCAGATGCCTCGCTGGAGGAACTCCCCCTCCCCGATGTCCTCGTTGTTGTCGATGTTCGGGTTGGTCTCGTTCCCGTGCCAGACGGGACCTCGGATGTTGCGCTTGCCGGGCAGCAGCCCGTAACGCTTGATGCTGTTGAGCCGGTCCCGTGGAGACCAGTGGTACAGGGGTCCGAGTCGAGTGCTCATTGGTCAGTGGAGGGGAGGTCGGGGAACGTGAAGACGCACTGCGCGCTGACCTCGGGAACCTCGATCTCGCGCAGTTCGCCGCCCAGCTCCAGGCAGTCGATGGTGTACTGCCGCTCGGCCTCTTCGGTGAAGCCGTCGGCGCGCTCACAGCCCGTGAGGGCGAGCACGGCCACCAGGACCGCACCCGCCCTCACGAGGGACTTCGGGGTGTTCATCACCGGGGAATCTGCACCAGCGGGGTGCTCGTGCCGTCGGTGATGACGAGGTTGCCCGCCGCCGCCAGCTCACGCAGCGTGTCGAAGTAGCGCTGCTGGAGGATGGCCGGGGTGAGCGAGGCGTTCAGGATGGCGTTGGCGTCCGCCTCGGCCTGTGCCTGGACCACCTTCTGCTGCGCCGACACCTGGACGGCCTCCAGGCGAGCCTGCTCGGTCTCGACCTGGATCTGGGCCTCCTGCGCCGCCGCGAAGGCAGCGGTCACGCTCTCGCCGTAGCGGATCTCCTGGAGCGCCACGTCCTCCACGATGATGCCGTCGTCCTCCCAGCGCGCCTCCAGGGCTTCCTGGATGGCGTTCTGGACATCCGTGCGGTTCGTCAGCAGCTCGATGGTGTCGAACGAGCCGGGGACGTTGCGCACGACCGAGCGGATGTCGTTGAAGATGAGCCGCGAGCGCAGGTTCTCCTCGTTGCCGTAGTCGGCGTAGATGCCCTCCACCGCGTCGGGGTCGATGCTGTAGCGGATGGCGATGTCGATGTTCGCCGTCACGCCCTCGGCGTCCTGCACGGTGATCTGCGGGCCATCCGCGACGCCGCCCGCGTTGTCGCCCTCTCCTGCGACCTGCTCGCTCACGAAGACGGCGCGCTGGTTGCGGATGTCGAAGGTCACGGTGTCCACCCATGGGGCCTTCAGGTGGAAGCCCGGCGTGGTCTCGTAGCCGACGACCTCACCCGTCCACGAGCGGAGCACGTTGGCCTCGCCGGGGTCCTGGGTGTAGGAGGACGCGAACAGCAGGAAGAGACCGCCGAGGACGAATCCGCCGAAGGCACCGAGGCGAGTCCACCGCGTGGGTCCCCTCAGCTCGACGGTCTCGTACTCCCGAGTCTCGGGGTTGCGGCGCTCGCCGGTCACCCGGATGAAGAACGAGGCGACGAAGGCCACGAGGGCCAGCAGCAAGACGATGATGGCAAGAACGAACATGGATGTCCTTTCGAAGGATCTGGCGTTGGGTTTGGTGCTCGTCGGCGTCTTCTGTCGGCGTGCCCTCCCCTACTGCGCGACCTTGATCGAGAGCGTCGGGATGACGTTCGTGCGGAACTTGTTGAGGACGGTCTCGTCCACCGCCGCCTGGTCGAACTGCATCCGCCAGTACTGCGGGAACTTGTCGAAGGGGTGCGCCTTGATGAGGGCCTCGGTGTCCACGCGCTTCTGCTCGTTGAGGTCCACGATGACGGTCCCGTACTTGTCGCTCGGGTAGACGAGCGTCTGCTTGCCGGTGAGGCCCGCGTCCTGATGGGCACGCTTCACCTTGTCCTTCAGGGCGTTGTACTCGTCCTGGAGCTTCTTCATCCCGGCGTCGAGCTGCGCGAGCCGGTCGATGTCCTTCTGGGTGAGACCTTCGGGGAGCTGGGCCATGGTGTCCTCCTATTTTCGGAAATGAATGTTGACCGTGATTCAGACTATACCTAGCGGATGACAATTGCAACCTGCTAGAGTGCCAGACTCATGGACACCTTCCTGACCTTCGCCATCGTCGCGTTCTGGATCGCGGCGGCGATGATCCCGATCACGATTGCGACCTGGGCCTACTTCGCACTCACCGATCCGACTCGCAAGGAGCGGCGTCGGATCAAGGTCGCGCTGGCAGTGCCCTCTCGGAGTGATACGCCGCTGAAGTTTGACCAGCAAAGCTGACTCCGGTACAGTTTCCAGCGCGAAGCCCCTCCACCGAACTGCTGCACGCAGTGGAGGGGCTTCGACTTGCGAGGGAGCATCTCCGGGGGTACATTCACTCGCACTGCGTGCAGCAGTAGGGGCCGCGCCGTCGGGCGCTCCAGCCTCTCCCATCCGCGAGAACCCCTCGAAGGGCAATCCTCGGAGGCGACGGTCGCTGTACTGGAGTGCTACTCGCTCTCCAGGGAGCATCCGAGCCGGGAGCTGAGATCTGGGCCTGGCCGTCCACCTTCGACAACGGCGTCGAGACCGGGCGAGTCACCACCATGGGTGAGATTTTTTCACCGCGTGGGGTAAGGGGCCTTATCCAGCATCCCAGGCTCTGGATCGCTACCTGGAGAGATTCAACTTCATCTGATTCCCGCGAGCGCGGGGCTGCCTGCGCGCATACACCAGACATCCCGAGCTGTAAACCCCCAGCGATTACCGCTTACGCGCTGTGCGATTCCTACAGCCGGACGTATCACAACGTGAAATGGCTGACCTCGACACCCTCACCATCCGCACTCGCCAAGCGCGTCGTCGCATCGACGCAGAGCAAGGCGAGATGCGAGCGACCCTGTTGCGCGGCAAGGAGCTTCAGGCCGAGGTCGCTGACCTTGCCGAGACCATCGAGACCCTGGAGCGGGTGACCATCCTGCTCAACTCGCTGGGCGAGGACCGGCAGATGAAGGCGCAGCGCATCATCGAGGAGCTGGTCACTCGTGGACTCCAGACGATCTTCGATGAGTCGCTGTCCTTCCACATCATCCAGGCGGTGCGCGGCAAGTCCGCGACCGTGGAGTTCATCGTCCGCACGACCCTGGAGGGCCGCGTCTTCGAGACCAACGTCATGGAGGCCCGAGGCGGCGGCTTGGCCGCGACCATCGGCTTCCTGCTCCGGCTCGTCGTGATGCTCCTGTCCAAGGGCACGAAGACTGAGAACATCCTGATCCTGGACGAGACCTTCGCCCACGTGAGTGCCGAGTACCTGGACCCGCTCCGGGAGTTCCTCCGCCAGATCGTGGACAAGACGAGCGTCCAGATCTTCATGGTCACCCACCAGCCCGAGTTCGCGGAAGATGCCGACAAGGTGTACCGCTTCACCTTGGAGGACGGGAAGACGCAGGTGCGCGAGGATGGCTGAGCTGATGATCGACCCCGGAATGCCCCGGAAGGTGCTCCGCAAGGCGCACCAGCTCGGAGTCCACAACGACTGCCTGATCTCGCAGCAGCCCTGCAAGGCGTGCCACGACAACATCACGCTGGCCTTCGACTTCTACTACGGAGATTCGAAAAACGAGGCCGAGCTGCTGGAGCGCATGATCGAGGACATGCGTCGGGACCTCCTCGATGACCTGACCCAGGACATCGAAGATGGCCTCTGACGGGCAGCCCCTCGTTCTGAAGTACCGCCCGACTTCGTTTTCAGAAATGATCGGGCAGCGCCTGAACGCCATCGTGCTCCAGCAGATGGTCACCACGGAGTCCGTCCCTCCGGGGCTGCTCTTCTCCGGCCCGTCCGGCGTCGGCAAGACCACGGCGGCGCGCATCCTGGCCTCGGCCATGGACGCCAGCGACACCATCGAGATCGACGCGGCCAGCAACGGAGGCGTCGATCAGATTCGCAAGCTCATCGACGTGGTGCGCTACTCGACCGGAGGCTCCTACCGAGTCGTCATCCTGGACGAGGCGCAGTCGATCACGAAGCAGGGCTACGAGGCGTTCCTGAAGACGCTGGAGGAGCCGCCTGCCGGGACGGTCTTCGTGCTCGTCACGACCGAGCCGCACAAGATCCCGGAGACCATCCTGTCCCGGCTCGTGGAGTTCCAGTTCCGTTCGGTCTCGGCGGCGGAGGTCCTGGACCGCCTGGTCGTCATCGCGCAGAAGGAAGGCATCGAGGTCGAGCCTGCGCTCCTGCACCACCTGGCTCAGCGCAGCGACGGGAACGTCCGCCGCGCCATCCAGTCGCTCGACATGGCCTGGCGCGCTCGTGTCACGACCCTGGAGGGCTACGCGACGCTTGCGGGCGAGCACGACCCGGCCCCAGCGCTGCTCGCCGCCATGATGACCGGCAACCACGAGCGCATCTTCGCTCTCCTGGACGAGCAGCTAGCCACCATCGGTTCCCCCTCCCAGATCCAGGCCGAGTTGGTGGCCTGCATCCGAGACCTGTTCGTGCTGAAGGCCGGAGGGACCCTCCAGGTGACCGGGGCCTCGTTCGAGGCACGGCGCGAACTCGCCCTGCGTTTGGAGCAGGAACGACTGCTCTTCGCCGTCAAGACGCTGTGGGAGGTCAATACCCGCCTTCGGGGGTCTTCCGATCCTCGCGGCAACCTGGAGCTGGCCCTTATCCTGATCGCTGAAGCGTTCACTCGGGGGAAGGCGGTTTCGTCCCCCGGTGTAGTACCCGCTCCACCGGATTCGGCCAGACCCGCCGAACCCACCGCAGGCCCCCCTCGCAAGCTCTCTCTCGCGGAGATGCGAGAACGATGAAGGAGCGCTCAGTGAAGAACCAGACCGTACTCGTCACCGGAGGGGCAGGCTTCATCGGCTCCTACGTCGTGGAGCGCCTCCTGGCGGACGGGAACCGCGTGCTCGTGCTCGACCACACCGCGACGCACATGCACCCTTCAGGGGTCACGGCCTTCCTCGGAGACATGCGCGATCCGGTCGCTGTCACCGAGGCCATGGCCCACGCCGACGCCTTCATCCACCTGGCCGGAGTGCTCGGCACGCAGGAGACCATCGGCAACCCGACTCCAGCCATCATGACCAACATCCAAGGTGGCTTGAACATCCTGGAGGCGGCGGCGCAGTACAAGATTCCGGGCGTCAACATCGCGGTCGGCAACCACTGGGAGCAGAACCCCTACTCGATCTCGAAGTCCACGGTCGAGCGCCTCTGCTGGATGTTCAACAAGTACCGGGGCACGAACATCTCGGTCGTCCGGGCGCTCAACGCCTACGGGCCTCGGCAGTCGGTCGCTGCTCCCTACGGTCCGAGCAAGGTCCGCAAGATCATGCCGTCGTTCGTGATGCGAGCGCTGCACGGAGACCCCATCGAGGTCTACGGCGACGGCCAGCAGATCATGGACATGATCTTCGTCAGCGACGTGGCCGACATCCTGGTGGATGCCCTCTACGCGACCGCCCAGAACGGGAACTTCATCCACGTCCTGGAGGCAGGCACCGGGGCTGACACCACCGTCCTCGACATCGCGGAGGCAGTCATCCGGGAGGTCGGTTCGGGGTCCATCGTCCACCTTCCACTTCGACCCGGCGAGACTCCAGGGGCCGTGGTCAAGGCCGATCCGAGCACCCTGAACGTGATCTATGGTCCAGAGGGCCGGGCGTTCGTCCCCCTTCCAGAGGGAGTGCGACGGACGGTCGAGTACTACCGGGGCTAGGGCGATGAACGAGTTCGGCCACACCCGGATCATCCACCGCTTCTGGGCCGGGCGGGTCATCCCCGATGAGTACGAGGTCTACGGCTGGATGTGGCAAGACCTCAACCCCGGCTGGCAGGTCCTCCTCTGGGACGAGAGCGTCCTCAGCGACTTCCCCGACCTGAAGCCGGTCTTCGACAGCCTCTACGAGCGGGACGCCGGACGGCACGGCATCGAGCTGTACGTCCAGCTCGCGGACGTGGTGGCCTACGCCTTGGTCCACAAGTGGGGCGGCGTCTACGTGAACTGCGACATGCAGCCCGTGCGCCCGCTGCCGGAGAACCTGCCCGACCGAGCCTGGGCCTCCTACGAGAACGACATCGGGGACATCGTGAACGCCGCCTTCGGCGCTCCAGATCCCCAGAACGAGTTCTGGGGCAAGGTGCTCGCCCGACTCCCCGAGAAGTACTTTGCCAACCCGACCGCCGAGATGGTCCTCACCACCGGCCCCTCGCTGCTGACCGAGCAGGCTCGGCTTCATCCTGGATTGATCCACGTCTACCCGGTCCCGACCTTCAACCCGATCCACTGGAGTCGGATCGTGCCGGGCGGCGACGCCCAGGAGTTCCTCGACCAGCTCCCTCCAGAGACCATCGCCGTTCACCACTGGGGGCACAAGAAGGATGGGCGCTCGAACGTCGTGGAGACCGCCACTCCGATCCCCGACCTCGTGGTGGGCGAGGTAGTGGAGGTCCTGGAGCCGGTCGTGGAAGCCGCCCCTCCAGTGGAGACCCTCTGATGCGGCGAGCGCTCTTCCTCACGGCCTACAACCGTCCCGACTACCTTCGAGACTCGCTGGTCTCGTGGGAGTCGGTGCAGGGTCTGGAGGGGTGGACCGTCTTGGCCACCATCGAGCCGTCGCCTCTCCAGAGTGCGGTCTCCGACATCATTCGGTCCTTCTCGGATCGCATGGGGATCGACATCGAGCTGACCATCAACCCCGAGCGCTACGGAGTGCTTCGTCACCCGTGGGTCGTCTTCGAGCGCCTGTTCTCCGAGGGCTTCGACTTCGTGGTCCGCACGGAGGACGACATCGTGGTGTCCGACGACATCCTGAAGTTCTTCGAGTGGTCGTCCGAGCACTTCGAGCACGATCCAGAGATCGCCACCGTCAACGCCTTCAACACGATGACGAGCGACCCCACGCAGCCCGATGTAGTCCAGCGGTCGCGGCAGTTCAGCCCTCTGGTCTGGGGCACGTGGCGCGACCGCTGGGAGCAGGTCATCAGCCCGACGTGGGACCACGACTACTCGACCTTCAACGACTATCCGGGGCACCAGTCCGGCTGGGACTGGAACCTCAACACGAGGGTGTTGCCGCAGCGAGGCTTGCGGTGCGCCGTTCCGTGCGCCCCTCGCTCGGACCACATCGGAGTCGTGGGCACGCACGGGACCGCCGAGAACTTCTTCCGAAACCCGCACTTCCAGCAGTTCTGGGGGTCGCCCACCTTCCGCGAGGCCGATATCACATAGCATGACCGACCGCGATCTCGATGCAGCACCCGCTGACGGTCTCGAACGAGCGTTCCGTCTGCCGGAGTACATCGCCCAGGACCCCGAGCTGCTCGCGCTCCACGACGAGCTGAAGAGCCGCCTGCGCGCCGAAGCCTTCGGCATCCCGATGCACACCGCCCAGGAGATCCTGCTGGAGCGCATCGTCACTCGCTACCTCATCATCAAGTACCGCGAGGAGCACGGCTGGGTCGGAGTCAACACCGAGAAGGACTTCAATGCTCAGTGGCTCGACCTGCTGAAGGAGTGGAACCGCGTGCTCCAGGTCAGCCAGGAGCAGCTCCGCGCCGCGCTCATGGAGGAGGTCACCAAGATCTCGCTGGAGGCCGTGGAACTCATCTCGGATGCGTCCGAGCGCCAGCGCGTCCGTCGGCACTTCGCGGAGAAGTACGCCGCCATCGGCCAGTAGAAGGAGCATCATGCTGGATAAGCACGACACCGACCTCGTTGTCTTCCTCGCGGCGGGGAGCGGATGCTCCCTGGACTCGTCGCCGGGAGAGAACTGGGTCGAGAAGAGCGGCGGGCTGCCGAACTACATCTGCCGGATCGCCAAGGCGGTCATGCGCAGCGGCAAGTCGAAGTCGTCGGCCATCGCCATCGCTGTCTCCCGCGTGAAGAAGTGGGCGGCTGGTGGGGACGACGTGGATGCCGACACGCAGGCCAAGGCCGCGAAGGCTGCCGCCGCGTGGGAGGCGCTGAAGGCCAAGAACAAGGCGAAGAAGATCGTCCGGGCTACCCACGAGAGCGGCTCCGACTACCTCATGCTCACGAGCGTCGGGTCGTTCAACACCGAGATCGTGCGCCGGGCGTGGGACGCCCAGGAGCGCGAGCGTCGGCACCTGTACGAGGAGCTGCACGAGGACGCCAAGGACATCGCCGCGCCGTCGTCGGTGCTCTACCCGTACCGGTGGATTCGGGAGCTGTGGAGCGACTTCATCATCGTGGAGTGCGAGGGCAAGGACGCGAACCAGTCCTTCCTGAAGATCCCGTACACCGTTTCGGGAAACAAGGTCATGTTCGGTGAGGCGGAGCAGGTCGAGCAGGTCTGGAAGGAGACCGAAGACGACGACCTCGACTCCGACGACTTGAACGAGATCGAGCAGCTCCTCCTCCAGGACGTGCTCACCCTCAGCGCCAGCCGGAAGTCCTACCTGGAGACCATCCAGGCCATCGCTGCCCAGAATCGGTAGGTCTCCTCATGGCTCTCGAACTCGGGCCTCGGCTGATCCGCAACCCGCTGGAGATGTCGGCTGCCTTCGCAGAGCCGGAGGTAGAGGTCTGGACCCCACCGTCCCCCCTGGAGGACATCTTCTGGGAGGAGCCGGTGGATCTGCGCACCTTCATCCAGGACTCGAAGTTCCTCAACCTGCCCGACATCGACCTCTCCGAAGTGCAGGAGGATGCGGTCCGGCACATCGAGCGAATCTTCTACCCGGACCTGTACCCGCTCATGGCCGAGGGCTTCGATGACCCGAAGACCAAGGAGTACTGGGCGAAGGACATCCCGGTCAAGAACATCATCACGCTCCAGTGGGGTAAGGGGTCCGGCAAGGACGCCATCGCCCGGTTCTCGTCGCTCCGGGTGGCGTATCTCCTGCTCTGCATGAAGTCGCCGCAGCGCTACTTCCAGATGCCGGACTTCGACTCGATCCACCTGCTCAACATCGCGGCGAACTCGGCGCAGGCCATGAACGCCTTCTTCACCCCGATGCGAGAGGCGGTCAAGCGCGGCTGGTTCAAGGACAAGGCCGACGCCAAGCAGAACATCATCGAGTACGACAAGCACATCATCGCCATCTCCGGCCACTCGGACGCCGAGAGCCAGGAGGGTCTGAACATCATGCTCGGCGTCGCGGACGAGATCGACGCCTTCCGCGCCAAGGACGAGATGGTCGGTCTGGGCAATCGCGCCCGAGAGGCATCGACCTCCGCCGAGTCCATCCTGAAGATGCTGAAGGGGTCGGCCTCGACCCGATTCCCGCAGACCTACAAGCGCGTCACCATCTCCTACCCCCGCTACCTCGGATCGACCATCCAGAAGCAGACCAAGGAGGGCCGCGACTCCATCGCCAAGTACGGCGAGAAGAGCATCCACTACGTGTCCGGCCCGCTGGCCACGTGGGAGGTCAACCCTCGCGTGAAGGGGCCGGAGGACTTCCAGGAGGACTACGACAAGGACCCGGACGAGGCTGCCTCGATGTACGAGTGCAAGCCGACCCGAGCCACCGACGCCTACTTCCGCAACCCGGTCATCTTCAAGCAGGCCGTGGACCGCGCCGACCAACCGATCCAGATCGACTACCGGGTCACGGCGGTGACCTCGCCCAAGACCGGCAAGACGGTGCGCGGCTGGGAGCCGGTGTTCACCTTCGACCCAGACTTCAAGCCCATCGCGGGCGCTCGCTACGCCATGCACGGAGACCTCGCGGTGAAGGGCGACCGGGCGGGCATCGCCATGAGCCACGTGGAGCGCTGGGAGGAGCGCATCGCGGAGGTCGAGGACGAGACCGGCTTCATCGTGCAGGTGCCGACGACGGTGCCGATCCTGCGCAACGACTTCACCATCTCGTTCGAGGCGGACGTGTCGGCCAAGGACGAGGACGGGTCGAAGCTCCCCCGCGAGATCCAGATCCGCTGGGCGCGCATGCTCGCCTTCGAACTCATCAAGCGGGGCTTCTGGATCGGCTCCTTCACCTTCGACGGGTTCCAGAGCACGGACACGATCCAGATCCTGCTCTCCCACGGCATCGAATCGGACCGGGTGAGCACGGACCGGGACCCCGACATCTGGAAGACGCTGAAGGACGTGGCGAGCGAGTCGCGCCTCTACATGCCGTTCAGCCAGCGCCTGATGGATGAGCTGGAGGCCCTCTCTCGGGGCGACAAGGGCAAGGTGGACCACCCGCCTGGCGGGTCGAAAGACGAGGCTGACGCACTCGCGTGCTCTATCGTGGGAGCCATCAACCTCGGAGGCGAGGAAGACCCCGAGCACGAGATCACAGAAGTCGGGGTCGGCTTCTTCGAAGTGGGGGATGCCGTCGCCCCGCTGGTCGGGATGGCGGAGCTGAGCTTCGGGCAGGGCAACCTCGGGTTGCCCATCGGAATGAAGGGGATGAGCGGTGGCTGGTGAAGACGTAACTGCGCCGGAGAAGACCGAGGTCCCGGAGCTTGGCGTCGAGCAGGGCGTCGATCAGAACCTCGCGTTCACGACTCCATTCCGTCCGTTCTCGGTCGGCCTGAAGAAGAGCGTGGACGAGGAGCTTCAGGAGATCCTCCGCGACGAGTCGGAGGAGATGGGGCCGACTGTCCGACAGCTCGTGACGATGCGGCGTATGGACGGTCAGGCGCGAGCGCTGTTCCGACTCCTCTCGCTGCCCATTCGTGCCGCGCTCAGCACGGCGACCTTCGTTCCCGCCGACGGCGGGGAGAAGGAGGCCGAGTTCATCGAGCAGGTCTTCCACACGCCTCCAGCTCAGGGCGGCATGAGCGTCACCTTCCACCGCTTCATGAGTCAGCTCCTCGGCGCTCTGTTCGATGGATTCGCCGCCTTCGAGAAGGTCTTCTGGCGTCCAGAGTTCGGCCCGCTCGCGGGCAAGATCACCCTGAAGAAGCTCGCCTACCGCCCGAGCGAGACCGTCACCTTCGTCACCGACAAGGGCGGTGGCTTCGCGGGCATCCGCCAGCGGGCCACCAACGGCGGCAAGGTCACCGACGTGTACATCGAGCCGGAGTACTGCTTCTACTACGCGGCCCAGGAGGAGGAGCGGAAGTTCTACGGGGTCTCGTTCTTCCAGAGCGCCTTCTACCACTACGACAAGAAGGTCAAGCTCTACTACACCGCCCACCTGGCCGCGCAGCGAGCCGCCGTCGGCACCCGCATCGGCACCGTTCCGCCCAACGCCTCGATGGGTGCGAAGCGCGAGTTCGCGCAGAACCTGGCGAACCTCGCCCTGGCCCAGTGGATGATGGTGCCGGACGGCTTCAAGGTGGAGCTGCTGAAGGAGGCCGGGTCCTTCGAGTACCTGAACCTCATCAACCACCACAACAACCAGATGTCGAAGTCGATGCTCGCTGGCTTCATGGACAAGGAGACCGGCGCGGGCCAGGGCGAAGGCTCGATGGTGAACTTCGCCCAGCCGGGCGACGACATGTTCATCCTGATGCTCCGCGCCATCATGGACGACATCGCCAACCAGATCAACCACTACATCATCCCGCAGCTCATCGACTTCAACTTCGACGGGGGCAAGTACCCGACCTTCACCTGGGGCAAGCTCACCGACGAGCAGAAGCAGGCCATCTCGGCCACCTTCGACAAGCTCGCCTCGGCGGGTCAGAGCGTCAACGCGACCCCCGAGTTCATGCGGGCGCTGGAGGAGGTCGTGGCCGAGGAGATGGGCCTGGAGATCGACTACGACGAAGTGGATCGTCGGATCGAGGAGGAGCAGGCAGCCGCTCAGGCGCAGCTCGCCGCTGCCGCAGGCGGAGCCGTCCCGGCCCTGGGTCCCGACGGTCAGCCACTCCCTGGCGGTCCAGTGGCCCCGGCTCCAGGCGGGCCTCCAGCTCCGGCCTCTCCAGAGGACCAGGCCCTCCGGGACTTCGAAGAGCAGGCGATGCAGCTCTCTCAGCCGCTGGACGCCTACTCGGAGCTGATGAGGATGGCGGGTGACCTGCTCGATGCCGTCGATTCCAACTGAGCGCGAGGAGCTTTCCTCGCTCGTGAGCCTGGCGGTCCGTCGAGTGGCGACGGATGCGGGCGCTCGTCTGTATGGCAAGCCCATCGGGTCTCCAATCGGGGGTGGAGAGGAGGCTCCAGAAGGCGGCGCTCGTCCGGTCACCATCGAGCGTCTGAAGTCTCTCCAGGCTCAGTTCGTGGAGGCCAAGCGCACGGGCAACACGGCCCTCATGAAGGACATCCAGAGCGAGTTCACCAATGCGGTGAAGCAGTTCCGAGAGGCTCGTCCCGGCACCCCAGTGCTCTCGGAGCTGGCTGACGCGGCGGAGGAGCAGAAGCCCGAGGAGGGCTGATGGCGAGCTTCGCGGAACAACTCCGGGCTGCCCGTCAGGCTCATCTCGCTGCCCGCGCCCTGGAGGCCACCGTTCGGCAGCAGATTGCCGCGACCTTCGATGCGTGGGATCAGGGGCGCTTCAGCCCGCAGTCGGTGCGCTGGCAGCTCGAAGCCATCGTGCGCAGCGCCTACCGAGCGAGCGCAGCCGTGGCCTCTGCGCATGCGGTCCGAGAGTCCGGCCTCACCGGATGGACGCCCACGGAGATCTTCAACTCCGAGTACCTCCAGAATCTTCTCGCGGATGTGCGCCGGAATCTCCGTGAGTACAAGAAGAGCAGCCGCGACGAGAAGGCTCGCCGTCGAGCCATCCTGCGGATGCAGCACAGCGCCGGGGTCGCAGCCCAGCGAGGCTACACCGACGCGATGATCCAGGCGTACACCGAGCTGGAGGACTTCGGCTACCGAGTCCGCAAGATCTGGCTGGCGAACTTCGTCAACAACACGCCTTGCGAGTACTGCCGCGCACTCCACGGCACCGAGGTCGGCTTGCACGAGGAGTTCCCGACCGGTGACAACCGGCTGAAGGTCTACGGGGACCTGCTCGGACCTCCTCGCCATCCTCGGTGCCAGTGCTACCTCGCCATCCTCATCGTGACCCTGGCGAACACCCTGGAGACACTCGACATCGACTCTCCAGGGCCAGGTGCGCTCACGATGACCACCGAGGACGTGAAGAGGATGCCCGGCATGATCTTCCGGGCCGTCGTGAGGACCCTCCAGCGAATCATCTCGTTCGTGCGTCGGGGAGGCGACGATGGCTAGTTCGACCACAAGATTCTTCTTCGACTCGGTGCCGTCGGCAGCGGCTGGGCTGCTGGCCGTAGTTCTCGATGCTCGAACCACCGAAAAGAGCTACCGCTTCGGTGGACTCGACGCCACGACGGTCTATCGAAGCGGTCTCCTGCTCGAAGGTGAGATCTCGGAGGTTGTGGAGAAGGTCGAGGCGATTCCAGGGGCCGTTCGGCAAGACGAGTAGAGGCCGATATCACAGAGCAGACATTCTTCTGGCCAGAAGATTTTGGAGCGTCGTGAGCGTCGAACAGTTCGAGTCCCAGGTCCTGGAGCTGGCCGTCCGTCGAGTGCGCACCCCGGAGGGTGCTCAGTTCTACGGGCTGCCCATCGGCGCTCCGATCACCAAGGACATCATCGACGCCAAGAACGCCGAGGCCGCAGCCCAGGGCCTCACCCCTCCGCAGGGAGCCATCTCCTCGGGCAGCGCCGCAGGCGGCTTCATGTCGCAGGGCACCATCTCCGGCAAGGCAGCCTCCGAGAAGAACGCGCCGAAGCCTGCCGAGAAGCCGAAGCTGAAGCTCAAGATCAAGAAGTCCACGCTCACGGGCAACAAGCACTTCAGCATCGGCAAGGCGAAGTACACCGCGCCCAACGGCTCCAAGCTCATCCGTCCGGCCTCTCAGCCGGGCATGGCCTACGTCGTCACCCCCGACGGGTCCGTTCACGCCTTCAACGAGGCTGGCGAGATCGAGATCCCGAAGACTCTCACCGCTGTTTTCCAAAACAAGTTCGGACCGGACTTCGAAGGCGACGAGAACTACTCCGTCGAGGAGTTCGAGGCCACGAGCGGGTCGGTCAGCCTCAACGCCCTGAAGGTGGGCGCGACCCTCGTGGACAGTCGAGGCACCCCTCAGTTCAAGAAGCTCGCGGACGACACCTGGGAGCACGTGGATCTTGGGGTGCGACTGAAGGACGCCGATCTCCAGGACCTCTACGACTCCGGTGACCTCGTGCCCGACACGAGCGACGACGACATCTCCGTGGTCGAGGAGACCTTCGCCAACACCGAGGCGATGAACTTCGGGGAGATGAACTTCGAGGAGGCGTTGCAGGCGCTCGAAGGGCTTCCCGAGGGGGTCACCGTCATGGTGGCGGATCGCCCCTTCGTGAAGAACTCGGAAGGCACCTTCGACGGACAGGACGAGGGCACTACTCAGGGCGTCAGCGCGGACAACCTCGCGCACCTGAAGAGCATCCTCTCCATCGGTGCTCCCGAGGAGCCGGAGTACAACCCGCTCGATGGCAAGTCGGTGAATCCGCTCGACGGAGAGGCAGCCTCCAAGCCCGCGCCTGTCTCCGTGGGCGACACCCCGACGAACGACTGGATCGACAAGGCGCTGCCCGGCGCTCAGGTCACGTACACGTCGCCCGCTGGAAACAAGACCAACTGGACCAAGGACAAGGAGGGCGACGCCTGGACGAATCAGTTCGGGGGCCAGCTCGACGCCGAGTCGTTCAAGTCCGCCATCGCGGTCAACAACAGCGACGTGAAGATCGCCAAGGAGGGCAAGGAGCCGAAGGCTCCGGCTGGCTCTCCACTCGACGGTGGGGACTCCTCCGCTCCGCAGGAGTCCACTGAGCAGCCGGACCTCAGCGCGCTCGGTCCCGACCTCTCCGAAGCCGACACCAAGGAGCTGCTCGACGCGGCTGAAGTCGGTCACGTCATCCACCAGACGAATGGCGACCGGGAGTTCACCAAGCGTGAAGACGGCGACTGGGACAGCAGCACGGGGGTCGTGGTCTCGACCAACGCGCTCCTGGCTGCCATCGGCCCGGAGGGGCTGGCGGACGGACCCCAGCCCGAGCAGCCCTCTCCGGCACCGGCCAAGCCGAAGCGTCCGAAGCCGAAGGACATCTCCGCCATCAACGGCAACTCCAACGTGGCGGAGGTTCAGCGACTCCTCGACAGCGCGGAGGTCGGCCACCAGATCTACATGGTGGACAGCGAGGCCACGCTCACGAAGAACGAGGACGGGACCTGGAAGTCCAGCAAGACCGGCAACGACCTGACCTCGGAGAACGTCGCCATCCTCGCGCCGGACATCGGAGATGGCCCCGCGCCGGAGCTGCCGAAGCGGGACAAGCCCCGCTCGACCTCCAAGCTCGTGCCCGGCGAGGGCGACTACACCGAGCTGGCCACGCCCGGCCACATGCAGGTCTCCACCATCGGTGACCGCGTGCTCGTGGCCTTCGACAACGGAGCGATGGTCTCCGAGTACGAACTGACCGACTCCGGGGACGGCCTCGCCATCTGGTCCAACGTCGATGACGACGAGGACTGGTTCGGCCAGGTCGCCATGAACGCGATGGTCGTGGACGGTGGTGCCGAGAAGGTCTACATCCACGCCACCAAGCAGTCGAAGCCGCTGCCACCGGAGGTCGATGAGGACGAGCCGAACGTCAACTCGACGGATCTCATCTGGCACGAGGACATGGCCCCGCTCGACATCCTGAGCGAGGAATCCCCGCACTACCTCTTCCCCGGCGACTACGACTACACCGCCGAGGCGACCCAGGACGACATCACGAACGCCCAGCCGGGCGACAAGATTCTGATCGGCTACGACCCGGACTTCGAGGAGAACACCGCCGACGGCGACGCCCCGCACTATGAGGCGGCGGACCTCGTGGAGAAGCAGCCGGACGGCTCGTGGAAGAACCTCACCCACCCGCAGGCCGGAGTCACCGAAGAAGATCTGATGACGGCGGTCATGGCCTCCGAGGGCGAGTACCAGCCGGAGCAGCTCTACGCCTTCAAGGGCAACTCGACCAAGCAGCAGCCTCAGGAGGCTCCGGCTGCCGACAAGCCGTTGGCCGAGATGACGGATGTCGAGTTCTCGACCGCACTGGTGAACGCTCCGGTCGGCTCGAAGCTCATCCCGGAGGAGGGTCAGGTCCCGTTCCGCAAGCAGGAGAACGGCACCTGGACGCAGGGCGGCAAGAAGAAGCCTGTGTCCCACGGCGTCATGTACGCGATGCGCGATCAGCTCACGCTCGTGACCCCGACGGGGACCCAGGAGCCGGAGCAGCCCGCCGACCCTGGAGAGCCGATCTCGGGCTTCTCCCCGATCTTCAACTCGCCGGACCTGACCGTCGATCAGAAGCGCAACCACCTGGCCATCGCGCCGACCGGCGCTCAGGTGAACCTCGACGGCGTGACTCTCACCAAGCAGTCGAACGGGCAGTGGCTGTCGTGGGCGAACGGCAACACCTACTCCAATGAGGAGCTGGCGCAGTACGGCGCTGCCCTGACGGCTGGTCCGGCACCGGCCACTCAGGAGCCGATCCCCAGCCACGGTCTCATCACGGACGAGGGCGCGAAGAAGATCGGTGGACAGAGCGGCTCGAATCCGGGGGGCCTCTACGAGCTGCCGACGCCGGACGGCCCGGCGAAGTACTACGTCAAGAAGCCGCAGACCGCCGATCACGGCAACAACGAGGCGCTGGCCAACGCGCTCTACCGCGAGCTGGGCGTGAACGCCCCCGAGGTCGATGTCGCCTCGGATGGCCAGATCTACTCCAAGATCGTGGACGGCAAGCAGGACATGCAGGCCCGGCTCAACGACCAGGTGTGGCTTTCCAAGGTCCGACGCGACTTCGCCATCGACGCCTGGCTGGCCAACTGGGATGTGTTCGGACTGTCGTGGGACAACGTGCTCACGGACAAGGACGGCAACCCGTGGCGCATCGACAACGGCGGCGCGCTGAAGTACCGCGCCATGGGCAGCGCGAAGGGGTCCGACTTCGGTCCGAGCGTCACCGAGCTGGAGAGCTACCGCACCGGCAAGAAGGCGGCGGTCTTCGGATCGGACATGACCTACGCCGAGGAGCTGGACGGTGCTCAGCGGATCGTCAACCTGTCGCCCGAGCGCATCCAGGAGATGGTCTCGGAGTACGGCATGGACGAGTCCATGGCGAACACCCTCCTCGCCCGTCGCAAGTACATCGCGGAGCACTACTCGCTCCCGCTGCCGGAGGAGTCTCCGCATCTGGTGCCCGACCAGACGAGCGAGTCGGAGGCTCCGGCGACGGACGACGACCTGCCTGAGGGGGTGCCCACCAACGCGGTCCTGGTCAACAAGGACATCGTGACCCACGCCCCGAAGCCGGGGGACCAGATCTTCGAGGTCACCGGCAAGGGCAAGATCATCACCTACACGAAGGCCCAGGACGGCGACGAGTGGAGCGCCCTGCTTCCGTCTGGACTGGACGGCGGGATGCTCACCCTCAACGACATCTTCTTCGCTCCAGGGGGGAACAAGCACTACTACGTCCCGGCTCCGCTCCAGAGCCAGTCGGCTGAGGAGCAGGCTCCCTGGGAGTGGGGCGAGGGTCACACCATCACGAGCGTCGAGGACCTGGAGTCGCTGCTGCCAGGCACGAAGCTGGAGTACACCAAGAAGGACGGGTCGAAGACCTACTACACCAAGCTCGACAACGGGGCCTTCCTCACGCCGGGGGGCAACGTCTACGCGGCGTCGCAGCTCTCCGGCTCGGCCAAGAGCCAGAAGTTCACCGTCTTCTCGCTTCCTGCCCTGGAGCCGAACGTCCCGTCCCCCAGCGAGGTCAACGAGTTCGGCTACGCCGAGGGCGACGCCATCACGAAGATGGCCCACGTCAACGCCTTCCCGGTGGGACAGCGGCTGGCGATGTTCGACCAGGCGGGCAACTTCCTCAACTTCGTGGACAAGACCGAGGAGGGTTGGAAGGCTCCCGCCGACGATCCGAAGTGGCCGAACCTGGCGTTCACGCCCGGCGACATGGGCGATGCCGTCGCGGCGGGGAATCTGCGCTACGTCGCGCCGAAGGCCCCGGAGAGCAGCTTCGGAGCCAAGGACAAGCAGCTCTGGCCAGGTGCTCCGGCCATGTCCTCCATCCAGATCGCGGAGGCGTACAAGGCTTTGGAGGAGCACTCGTCCTTCCACGTCAGCTACGGCCTGAAGGCGCTGCCGGACAGCAACCCGCTGAAGAGCGCCGAGAACCAGGAGTCCTTGAAGGTCGCCGCGCTCAACAAGTACCCGGATCTGAAGGCCAAGCCTGCCGTCATCAAGTACCTGAAGGACTCCATCGGCATCGAGGAAGGGACGAGCGTCGAGGAGGAGAACGCCCCCAAGGTCTGGATCGGCTCGAAGACGCCGAAGAGCACGGGCGTGCAGGGCATGGACGGCGGAGAGTTCACGATGTCCCAGGTCCAGCAGGCCATCGACATCCTGGAATCGTTCCAGGGCAAGAACTTCAAGTCCGAGCTGAACAAGAAGATGAACGCTCTCGGGTCTCTCAACCCGAACTCCATCGTCGGCTTCGACAAGGACAAGACGGTCACCAAGCAGAAGTTCATCGACCTCCTGAAGGCCAAGCTGGTCCGCACGGAGACCGACATCCAGCACCCGAAGGTGAAGAGCCTCGAAGAGCTGTCGGGTCTCCCTGTGGGAACCGTGGTGCGTTGGCAGGGCACCGGAGGGATTCCGCACACCTACACCAAGATCAGCGCGGCGCAGTGGACCGACGACGGCAGTGGAAATGTGCTGGGCGAGGACTCCTTCTCGGGGGCCATCGACAACGGGTTCCTCCGCATCGAGTCGAAGCCGGACGTGCTGCCCGACTACGCGAAGACCCCTCCGGCGCTCCAGGACAAGCAGCAGGAGGAGCTGAGCAAGGACGACGGTGACTTCTCGTTGAAGGTGGTCCAGGACGCTCCGGTCGGCACCAAGGCTCAGAACGGTGCGCCCGGCACGGACTTCCAGATGGTCGCGGTGAAGGAGGGGGAGGACCACTGGACGATCTACGACGCCAAGACGGGAGACAACCTCTCCGACAACGGCTTCGGGTTCATGAACGACTCCGAGATGTTCAACGCCATGCAGGGCGACTGGGACTTCTCCCCGGTGGAGAACCCGACCCTCAATGAGAACCCGGAGATCGTGCCCGGCAAGTACTCCTCGCCGGGAGGCAAGGCGTACATGGTCGTCGCCGCCGACGGCACGGGCGTCTACGTCAACACCAAGGGCGGGGTGTCGAAGCTCACGGCCAAGGCGGTGAAGACGAACTACGACAAGGGCATGAAGGAGTACCACGGGATGCCCGACGACATCCCGTCGCCCACGGCGAAGGCCGCGCCGAAGAAGCCCGTCGTCGTGTCGGATCTCACTCCGGGCACCTACTTCGCCGGAAGCCCGCAGAACCCCAAGACGGCGGTTTACGAGGTCTCGACCGACACGGCGAAGATCTTCAAGCCCAAGACCGACGTGACCGCCATGACCGGGGTCAAGATCGGGGGCTACCCGACAACCGATTGGCTGAACGCCGCAGGCGTGGGAGCGAAGTACGAGGTCACGAGTTCGCACTACGAAGACGGCGAGTACGTGCAGCCCTACGAGGCCACGAAGCACTCCGACGGCAAGTGGCACTTCACGGACCCCAAGACCGGGGAGGAGGTCAAGCCTCCCGAGGAACAGCCCAACATCTGGGCCACCTACTACTCGCACGTCCTCAGCCACGGCCTCCAGGACCCGGTGGAGTTCGACAAGAAGAAGGTCAACACGCTCTTCTCGAAGGGGCAGCTCACGGACAAGTTCGGCATGTCCGTGCTGCCAGAGGGCTACACCGGGTCGGTGTTCTTCTTCGGCTCGCAGACGACCGTCCCGTCGCTGATGCAGGCTCGGCAGTACCTCGACACGGTGACGGACGAGAGCGCCTACGCCATGGGCGAGAAGCTGAAGAGCCTCGGCGTCTTCTGGCAGCAGCCGCTCTGGGTCAAGTGGCGTGCGGAGAACGGCTTCACGGAGAACACCCCCGAGAACGCGGTGCAGGCACTGAAGGAGGCCATGGACGGCCTCCTCTCCGGGGTGGACACCAGCACGCCCGAGGCGAACGCCGCCGACCTCTTCGAGTGGAACGAGATGGGCTACGCCAAGTTCCCCGCCTCGGTCGCGGCGCTCACCGTCAACTCCTACGACAAGAACTCCCTCGGCTCGTACATCAAGGCGGCGTCGGCGTCCATCGGTGACGGCAAGATCATCGGCCAGCACCTGACCAAGATGGACAAGTGGGAGCGCCAGAAGTGGGTCGCGGCGTTCAAGAAGGGCGACTTCAAGGCGCTCTACCAGATCGAGGTCTCGGCGGCTGCCAAGGAGGGGAAGGCCCACAACTCGGGCTACCTGCACCCCGGCTACGAGGGCAGCGAGGCCACGCATCAGATCACCTGGGGGCCTGCCGTCGAGGGGGAGATTCCGGCAGGTGAGCCGGTGGAGGGCAACTGGACCTCGCCGGGCATCGAGCCATCCCTCCCGGAGATCCAGAACTACCTCATCAAGGCCCAGATGCAGAACCCGACGTTCCTGTCGAACGCGGAGAAGCGCCAGTGGGTCCTCGCTCACAAGCAGGGCCAGAAGGAGAAGGTGGACCAGCTCTCCGCGCTCGCGCAGGTCCGCAAGCAGAACGGCGACGCCGCGCTCTCGGATGCTCCGACCTGGACCGACGACGTGCAGCCCGCCAAGAGCTACGACCACGTTTTCGAAAACAACCCGGACACTCCGTGGCCGCAGGGCAGCATCTGGAAGGCCACCCCCTACGACGTGACGACCGACTGGGCGAAGGACCACTTCCAGGACCCGGACTTCAAGGAGTTCTACTCCAACTACGACACGTCGGTCGGGGGTCTGGAGTGGGACCCCTCGAACACCGACTACAGCACGAAGTACAAGTCCGAGGAGATCGTCGCCGCCTACTTCGACGCCAAGCACGCCGCGTACTTGGAGGAGCTGAACAAGCCCAAGTACTTCAAGGTGGAGCAGATCGACAAGGGCAGCCACGAGGTCTGGCTCGTCAAGGACCAGTTCGACCGGAAGTACATCTTCAAGCCCTGGAACAGCGAGGACCAGAAGGCCCGCGCCCAGATGGAGCACAAGGCCAACGAGCTGGCTCGGATGTGGGGCTTCCAGTCGGCCAAGACGGTCATGGCGACCACCGAGGACGGTCACGAGGGACTCATTCAGAACTTCGTGGACAACGTAGGGTCGTTCGCCGGTAACGGCGATGGCGAGATCCAAATGGAGACCCTCAACGAGAAGCAGCTCGCGGCCATCGCGGCTGAGCACGTGCTCGACTGGGCGCTCGACAACGACGACACCCACCCGGACAACCTCCTGATGACGCCGAGCGGCGGAGTGGTCGGCATCGACAAGGGGCGGGCGTTCTTCGTCTACGGCAACTGGAACGGCATCTCTGGGGACGCTTCGGCGCACACGAACGCCACCCTGGTCTACACCCAGCTCTACGACAAGATCCGCAACGGCACCATCGACTACGAGACCGCCGTCAAGGCGTACCAGGGTGCCCGCAAGGCGGCGTCCCGCATCCAGAAGTCCGACGACGCCGCTGCCGAGCAGATGGTCCGCGAGGCGGTCGAGTTCCGCACGAACTGGGACGTGCCGGACTACATGACCCACTTCACGCACCGCAATGCTCCGGCGAACGCGGACCAGCTCGTGAAGGCGTTCCTCCACCGCAAGAGCAAGCTGGTCGAGCAGATCGACCAGATGTGGGACAAGATCTTCCAGGACGCCGGATTCGGAGGACTCCCCGAGGAGCCGCCGACCGTCTTCGAGGAGCACATCTCCGGTTGGGACGAGCCGGGCGTTCTCGACAAGGCAGCCGAGACCAAGGTCTGGGGAGCCGCCCCGCTGCACGGAAGCGCCTCGATCCACAACGGCCACTCGCTGCTCTGGACCGAGCAGAACGAGACCGGGGAGGAGCTGCACAAGGGCCAGATCACGCTCGGGGACCTCGCCCAGAACAAGCTGCTGGCCTTCCTCCAGCCGAAGGCGCAGCAGGTTCAGGTCAACTCGGTCAACACCCAGCCGATCTACCTGAACCAGGCACAGTTCCCAACGACGAACGACTGGAAGTCCACCATCACGGCGGCGGGCAAGAACGTCACCAAGAACTCGGTGGACAAGGAGTACGACCCCGACATCATCTCGGCGTTCAACAGCCTGGAGCAGACCCTCCTGGCGGACGCCGCCTTCTGGAAGCCGGACCTGGAGCCAGAGGGCAACGCCGACTACGTGGAGTTCCCGTCGGGCAAGCGAGTCGCGCCGGAGTACCTCTCCCAGTACAAGATGATGCTGGACCACTACTTCACCCAGATCGGCAAGGTGAAGACGGCCATCTCCGAGGGAGGCACGACCAACAAGGGCGACTTCACGGTCTTCCAGGGCCTCGCTCCGAAGGTCGAGGGGCGGATCATCGTCAGCCCCGACGGCATCACCTACACCGAGCTGGCGAACGGGCAGTGGCTCTCGTCCAAGGGGTCCGAGGTCTCGGTCGGGGCGCTGCCGGTGGACCCCAACGCCCTGCCGGACGGCTGGACCAACAACGTCGAGGCCGAGCCGCAGGAGGCGGTCAAGGAGGTCCTGTACACCGTCCAGTCTGCGGCGGGCAAGGGCGGCACCCTCAACGAGGGTGGTCTGAAGGTCGAGAACTCGAAGGACGAGGGCACGTCCGGGCACACCGGCAAGGAGTACCGGATCACGCTGCCGTCCGGCGAGGTCATCTTCTTCCGCAACTCCACGAGCACGAACACCGCTCGGTCGCAGCGCGGCACCGTGTCGTTCCGCCTCGTCGGGCCGGACAAGGAAGCCTCGCTCGCTCGGGTGCAGTCCCAGCTCGAACTCATGGGCCTCGACCTCACGGGGGCCGATGAGACCCAGGCGGAGCTGAACTACTGGCGTGCGATGTGGGAGCGCGTCATCTTCACCTACGCGGAGTCGAGCGCCCCAGCCACGGTGAAGAGCGCCCTGAAGAAGCTGAAGGACAAGAAGCAGACGGTCAAGGGACCGAACGGGGAGAACCTCACCGACTGGACCCTCATCGAAGGCATCGGCCTGAGCATGAGCGACACCGAAGAGCTGGCGTTCTACCGCAGCATCTCGGAGGAAGCCTGGGGCAAGGATCGCGTCGATTCGTTCATCGCCCAGGGCAAGCACATGCCGAAGTTCAACCACATGGACCTCGCCAACCCGGAGCTGGCCACGGGCAAGCCGTACTACGAGCGCATCGATGTGGACCTGGAGCAGGTGCTGAAGAAGGGCCACATGGTGGCCATCGGCAACAACGGCAAGGACGACTCGCTCCTGCGCTACATCACGTCGGGTGGAATGCTCTCGACGGAGGAGCGTCTGCGCATCCTCGGCTACTTCAAGCAGGGTGCCTCCTCCGGCTCCGACCAGGGGACGGGTGGCGCGAACAGCGTCTTCACGCGCATCGCGCACACCGGGGCGAGCGTCGAGTTCTCCGGCTCGATCTACGGCAAGCACGTGGCCTACTGGAACCCGTCGGTCTTCACTCAGGTGGACACCTACTCGTTCTCCGGCGACCGCTTCGGTGATCGCACGGACCAGCAGAGCCAGAACAAGTACGACCCGCTGAAGGCGCTGACCAGCTTCACCGGATCGAGCAACGAGACCATGGTTCCGAACGCGATGTCGATCCTCGACCACCTGGAGATCTTCGTCTTCGACAACGCCGAGAAGCGGAACGAGGCCATCCAGCGCATGAAGGCGCTCGGCTTCGCCATGCTCCGAGGACTGCCCATCGAGGATCGGTTCGTCATGCGCGTAAACTTGCAGGCAGCGATTGCGAAGGTGAAGGCTCAGTGGACGAAGTGACTCAGGAGGAGCTTCACCGGGCCTTCCCGCACGGTGTGATCGTCGCCCAGGAGGGCGAGCGCCCGAACTTCGAGATGGTCGATGTCGAGGTCGGAGAAGACCAGGGCAAGACGGTCGTCATCGGCTGGGCGCTGCCGATGAAGGACATGGTGTTCTACCCCGAGGACATCATGGTCCGCGAGGACGGCGATTGGGTCTTCCACTCCGAGGGTCGGCGCTTCCGGTTCGCCCCCCTCTCGGCGGAGCAGGAGAAGGCCATCAAGACGACGATGAAGGAGTTCTGATGGCCCTGTTCTTGATCCACAAGACCCTGGAGGGCGAACCGGTCGGAATCTTCTCCGAGGTCGGTGACGTGTTCTACCAGCCGGGCTTCGAGCAGCTCCAGAAGCAGGGCGAGCAGATCGTCGGGTACAAGGGCACGAGCGTTCCCTGGGATGTCTTCGTGGAAGAGAAGACACGCTCCGCGAATCACCGCTTCTGGTGGGGATCGGTCGATGATGACCGCATCGACCTGGAGGAGATCCTCCTCGACGCCCGCAGTCAGTACCAGTCGCAGTAATTCCAAAAACAAGGGGCCAACATGTTCTCGGGACTCACCGACCAGATCCGGCGCTCTCCACAGCGCTCGGCTCGCCAGGGCGCACGCATCGACCACATCACGCTCCACCACCAGGCGGGGACCAACGACGATGCGGTCATCAACATGATGGTGACCGGCTCGCGCCAGGTCTCCTCCAACTACACGGTCTCGAACGAGGGCCGCATCACGGGCGTGGTGGACGAGGAGGACCGCGCCTGGACTTCAGGGTCCTCGACCGACGGCGGGAAGGGCGCAGCCTTCGACCGCCGCTCCATCACGCTGGAGATCGAGAACGAGGCGGGCGCTCCAAACTGGCCGGTGTCCTCGAAGGCGCACGAGCGAGTCGCCCAGCTCTGCGCCGACGTGGCTCGCCGGTACGGCATCGACCTCAACCGGACCTCGACCGTCGAGGGGCACCGCGAGCTGTGGACCCGCTACCGGGCCTCCTACGCCACCGCCTGCCCCGGTGGCCTCAACATGGACTGGATCGTCAACCGCGCTCGGGAGATCCTCGGCCAGGGCCAGGCTCCAGCGCCGATTCCAGGGGGCGGCGGCACCGGCCCCGCAGGTGACGGCACGGCGGGCTACAACCTCGGGGGTGCGGCAGGCATCGAGGCGTGGAAGGGCCTCCAGACCTGGCTCGCCCGTCAGTGGGGCTACTCCGGCATCATCGACGGCATTCCAGGTCGCCTGACCTGGCAGGCGATGCAGTCCTTCCTGAAGCAGAAGTGGGGCTACCTCGGCATCATCGACGGCCTTCCAGCGAAGCTCTCGTGGGGAGCGACGCAGCGCTGGTTGAAGGCCGAGTACGGCTACACCGGAGTCGTGGACGGCATTCCAGGCCCGCTCACCTACGCGGCCATGGGCCGGGCGGGGAAGGCGCTGAAGAACCCTCCGAAGCCGTCCGCTCCAGCTCAGGAGGCGCTGCCTCGGACCCAGATCGACGGTGTGCCCGGCACGATCACGTGGAAGCGCGGCCAGTTCTGGCTGAAGCGAGACTGGGGCTACACCGGCCCGGTGGTCGGTATCCCCGGCCCGAACACCTACAAGGCGCTCCAGCGGTTCCTCGCCAAGTACTGGGGCTACACCGGTCCCATCGACGGGGTGCCGGGCAAGTACACCTGGAGCGCCTTCCAGCGGTGGCTGAAGCGCGACTGGGGGTACGCGGGTCCAGTGGACGGCATCCCCGGCAAGATGACCTGGAGCGCCTTCCAGCGGTTCGTCAACTCGGTCTGACCGGGAGCACGGAGGCCCTCGCTTCGGCGGGGGCCTTCGGCATGTCTGCGAGATGGTCAAGTATGCGGCGCAGAGGCCGATATCACATAGCATGACCGACTTCGATGGCTTCGCTATCGTCCCTCCCACGAAGGACGAGGGCTTCATTCCGCTGTCGCGTTCGAAGCAGGGTCGCGTCTTCCGCAAGCAGATCCTGCACTACGGCGACCTCATCTACCCCGGCGTCAAGGGCGGCAAGGTGAAGGTCGATGAGGAGTTCGTGGACACCCTCATCACCAACTTCAGCAACAAGGTGGCCGACATCGTTCAGGTCCCGAAGGCGGGACCGAACAACGAGCACACCGAGGACCCGGACCGGAACATTGGTGAGGTCATCAACCTCGTGAAGACCCCGAAGGGTCTCTACGCCGACATCGACGTGCGCACCGAGGACGCGGACAAGGTGGGCAAGACCCTGCTCGGGGCGAGCGCCATGCTCCACCTGAACTACACCGACACCAAGACCGGTCAGAAGGTGGGACCGACCCTCCTTCACACGGCCATCACCAACCGTCCCTACGTCACCGACCTCGACGGATTCGAAGAGGTCATCGCAGCGTCGGCTCGTGGGGCCGATATCACAAACCAGATGGTGGTCCTGACACCAGCCACCGAGACCAAGGAAGAGGAAGTCACGATGACTCTCGATGAACTGCTCGCGGAGCTGAAGACGGACCACGGCATCGACGTGGCCGCGCTCCAGGCGAAGGCGGCGGAGGCGGACAAGGCGCTCGCGCTGTCCAACAAGATCCAGGAGGAGCTGGTGGGCACCGGCCTGCTGAAGCTCTCCAACACGGACGAGACCGTGGACGCCGACACCCTCATCGGTGCGGTGGCCGAGGCGGGCAACAAGATCGTGGAGCTGACCAACAGCGTCAACGAGATCCGCGAGGAGGCTGCCAAGAAGGAGGCGCAGGCCGAGGTCGAGAAGCTCTCGCTCTCCGGCTTCATCCTCCCGAAGGACAAGGAGGCGATGCTCGAACTCCGCCTCACGAACAAGGACCTCTTCGACAAGCTCATCCCGGAGAAGCCCGTCGTGAAGCTCTCGGTCGAGGAGGGCTTCCAGCCCGCCGACGAGTCCCACGAGGAGACCGTCGAGCAGGAGATCGCCCGCCTCTCGAACATCGCCGCCGAGAAGACCAGCGCGAAGGTTCGCGCCTGACCCGCCCCTCAGTCACCGACCCACTCGAATAGGAGAACCTCGAAATGTCCATCCCCTACACCGGCAACGCGATGCCAGCTCCCGGCTACGCGAAGAGCGCCACGTCCGTCGATGACGAGCTGCTCTTCTCCACGGTCGGTTACACCCAGAAGGGCGTCACGCTGAAGCCCGGCCAGGGTGTCCTCCTCCTCGGAACGCTCATCAAGCAGGACCCCTCGACGAAGCACTACGTCGTGGCGACGGACAACACCGCCGAGGGCCTCCTGCGTCAGACCACCGACACCGGCACCGACCCCGACGGCCAGGCATGGCAGGCGAACATCGTCCTCACGGGCATCGCCAAGCTCGCCAAGGTCTCGTCGGCCAACTCCGGCGTCACCCTCACGAACGTCCTCGGCGCTCGTGTGAACTCGGTCATCGGAACCTTCAAGTTCTGATCCGAGGGGTCGGGAGACTGACGGTGAGGCTGGGTCGAAAGCCCCAGCCGATCCGCGAGTAGCCCAACCGGACAACTCGAAAACAGACCAGCCAAGTGACCACCTTCGCGGTGGGGCGCAGGTCGGGCACCGCCAGGTGTCGCTGCTCAACCCAGTCAAGCTCTGGCGCAACGAAAGGATGATTCCAGTGCCCGAGATCTCCCTGCTCCAGCCCACGGTTCTCCGTGGTGTGGTCGAGCGCTTCACGGCCCCAGAGTCGCTGGAGATGCTCAGCCGCATCCCGCAGACGCCGCACCCCTTCCCCACCGTCCAGTGGGAAGTGATCCGTGGCTCGCGTGCCATCGCTCGCCCGAACGTGCCGAACTCCGAGGCGCACATCGTGCCTCGCCTCGGTCGTTCGACCGAGAGCGCGGCCTTCGTCTACCTCCGGGAGAAGAAGGTCTTCGAGCCGACCACTCTTCACTGGCTCCGCCAGGCGGCGAACTCCATCAGCGAGCTGGCCAACCGGCGCGCCGAGGAGGCCGTCCTGCGCGAGGTCGCGGACCTCAACCAGCGCTTCGACAACTTCGCGGAGTTCATGATCTGGCAGGCCCTCACGGGTGAGCTGGTCCTGGACTACCCGGATGTCCAGGCGACGGTGGACTACAAGTTCCTGCCGTCCCACAAGCCGTCCCCGTCGGTCGGCTGGGACAGCGCCGCTCCGGGCCAGATCGTGGAGGACATCCGGGCGTGGAAGCGCCTCATCCGCCGCGACGGTCGCGTCGAGGCGCAGGATGCCTACGCGACGGAGAAGACCATCGCGTACATCTTCGACTCGTTCGCCAACGCGGGCCTCAGCGCCCCCGGCACCCAGGGCGGCATCCTGCTCTCCGACCGCATGAAGGACCAGTACTACCAGACGGGCGTGCTGCCGGGCTTCATGGGTCTCAACTGGCGTCCGCAGGAGGCGGTGTACGACGCGGCAGGCGCGGCCTACACGTCGTCCCCGACGGACCCCGGCCAGGAGCAGCTCTTCCTCGCGGACGACGCCCTCGTCCTGGGCAACTTCACGGAGAACCGCCCCATCGAGGTCTTCATCGGCCCCACCGCCGATGACGAGGCCCCGGAGAACTACACGGGCAAGTTCGCCAAGACGTGGAAGGACAAGGACCCGTCGGCGCGGCAGTACCTGCTGGAGTGGAACCTCCTGCCGGTCATCACGCGCCCGGAGCAGTTCATCTACGTCAGCAACGTGACGCAGGCTGCCTGAGCCAGCCCACACGCGGAGGCCCTCGTTCTACGGAGCGGGGGCCTCCCGCTTGTACGCTAAGGGCATCGACCAGAAGGCCGATATCACATAGAGACCCCCAGGAGGGCGCACCAGTGGCCGAGAACACTCCCGACAACTTCGATGACCTGCTCGATCTCACGAACGACGACGCCGAGCAGCCGACTCCAGAGCCGACTCCAGAGCCGGTGTCTCCTCCCGACGCCGACCCTCTGGACGCCCCGGAGAAGCTGGATGCCGGGACCTCCTCCCCGTCCGTCGTCGTGGAGGAGGATGCCGAGGACCGACGCATCCGCGAGCTGAAGGCAGCCCTCGCGGCCACTCCAGCGGTTCCCGCGCCTCTCACGGAGAAGCAGCGCGAGATCCAGGACCTGGAGGACCAGCTCGCTCGCCGCACCGCCGCCGCTGTCGAGCACGCCGAGCCGGTGTACTCGGACACCGTGGCCGACGGCGAGAAGATTCTGATCCACGTCGTGCTGGACGGCTTCACCGCGCTGGGCGAGGTCTGGTATCGGGGCCAGGAGCTGGAGTTCGTCAAGGGAAGCCCGGACTACCTCCGCACCGTCAACCGTCGGGGCGAGTCCTGGCTCGACCTGGCGCACGACGTGCAGGGTCAGTACGACCGCTGGGGCAAGCAGTACATCGCCCCCGGCCCGTTCGTCGGCCTGCGCCACGAGAAGTTCGATGACGAGATCGCCAAGGCGGATGCCCGTCGCGGTCGCCGGGTGCCCATCGTTCGAGCCTGACCAAGAGAAGGGACTGGGGGATGGGCTACAAGACGTACACGCGCCAGGACCTGGCGGACTTCACCGGGCGACCATTGGCGTCGTTCCCGCAAGCCTACGTGGAGAACTCCGCCCTCCCCCAGGCCCTTCTGCTCTTCAAGCTGGGCACCTGCCTGGCATCTCCAGATGACCTGACGGATGACCAGAAGCAGCTCGTGGACTTCGCCATCTTGTCGATGGCCGATGCGATCCATCTCGTGGCTCCGTACCAGACCGTCCTCGCGTCCCCCTTCAACTCGGAGACCATCGGCTCCTACTCGTACTCGAAGATGGCCAAGGCCGTTCAGATGGGACTGCCCACCGGGGTCTCGTGGTTCGACATGGCCATCGCGGACCTCTCCGTCTGTGGCGACGTGGACCCGGCCAAGATCGGGTTCGGCGGTGGCGGAATCGAGATGTTCGAGAACGATGGCGTCTTCGTTCCGGGCAGCAACGGGAACGTGGACTACCTCTCGCCCGCCGACATCCGGCTCTCCCAGTACTTCACCTATGGCATCGACCCGGCTCCCGGATCGCAGTACTACCAGGAGTAGCCCATGGACCACCTGTTCAACTCGGCGGTGCGGGTCGAGCGCATCCAGCTCGTCGTGACCGACGGCGAGGCCGTGATGGACTACGCCCAGGCGACGGACGAAGACCCGGCGCTCAACGACATGCTGCACTTCCTGAAGTGCCGCCTCGACATGAACTTCATCCGGCAGGGGAAGGACATCCCACCGGCTCCGGTCGCCGGGCGCGCTCCAGACCGGATCGGCGTCATGTTCACCTACCCCTACGCTCCGATCAAGGCGGGGGACCGGATCGTCGCCATCCCCAACGAGCAGAACGAGATTCCGGTCGAGGGAACCTTCGAGATCCGAGCCATCCCGGACGAGGCCGTGGGCTTCTCCTCCCGGCATCACATCGAGGTCCAGATCACCGAGACCGGCCAGGAGCTGACCCAGAACAACTGGCCGGGCGAAGACCCCATCGAAGACCCCATCGAAGACCCCATCGAAGACCCCATCGAGGACGAGCCATGATCCGCATCGAGAGCGACTGGAGCGAGATCGACAAGGAGCTGGATCGGATCATCGGCATGCCCGACGCGAAGACCCAGGCTCTGCTCGGTGCCGTCCTCAGCGAGGGCTTCGGCATCACCCAGGCCCAGGTCCACGTCCAGACCGGTTCGCTGAAGGGGTCCGGCAAGGAGGAGACCTCCACCGACAAGCTCGATCACACCTGGGAGGGCACCATCGAGTACGGCGGACCCTCGACAGGGCCGAACAACCCCGTGGACTACGCGATCTACGAGCAGCGGCGCGAGCCGGACGAGCACTACGGCAACCACGACTTCATGGCTGGCCTCGGAGTCCTCCACGAGCAGTGGATCGCCGCCGTCAAGAAGGGACTGGCAGGATGACCGACCTCTCCCTCGCCGTTCGAAATCTTCTTGCCCAGGACCAAGGTCTGCGTGCTCTCCTCGGGCGCTCGCAGAGCTGGGACACGTGGATCTTCGATGAGCACCCGGTCAACGTCAAGGTCGAGAACACCGGCAGGTGCCTCATCGTCGTCAACGAGGAGGACACCTGGACGACGCCGAACCAGCACAACACCATGCGGTTCCCTCGCCTCTTCGTGGATATCTGGGCCGACCCGACTCGGAACTCCGACAAGTCGATCAAGAAGTTCGACGCCAAGAAGAAGATCGAGGACATCCAGGCGTTCGTGGACAAGCACCTGCATCTGGTGGATTCCGGCACGCCCTCTGGCGAAATCTACATCTGGGGCACCGCTGAGCAGATCGCCTCGAAGACGGGGGTGCCCATCACCGGCAGCCAGCGGCTCGACGGTCCCACCTTCTCCCCGATCAGCAACGCCGAAGGCGCGTACATGGGGCGACTCACCTACGGCGTGAACAAGCCGTAGTTTCTGAAAACAAGAGAGACCCAGGAGGTCCACATGAAGGTGCTGCTGAAGATCCCGCTGTCGAGATACTCGGGCTACGGCAACGACGGCATCGGTCTGGCTCAGGCGCTCATGCGCTGGGGGGCCGATGTCTACGTGTCCCCCACCCACGTCGATTCCGGCCTTCCAGAGGACGTGGCGATGCTCCTCTCCAAGGAGCTGCGAGCGCCCTTCGACCTCTTCATCAACCACGTGGACCCGATGGCCCTCGAAGCGAAGGAGGAGGTCGTCCGCAACTGCGGGGTCAGCATCGCTTGGACCATGTGGGAGTACTCGAACGTGCTCAACATGGACAAGAAGCCGCTGAAGACCCTCCGCAAGCGCCTGAAGCGGTTCGACGCCTTCGTGGGCTACTCCGACATCGACGTGGACTCCTTCCGGCCCTACTACAAGGGGCCGATCTTCGTGCAGCAGGGCGGGTTCGATCCCACCGAGTGGCCGGAGCTGCCTCGGGACTGGGACTGCCGCGAGTTCTACTTCTTCATGATCGGCGTGCTCTCCGAGCGCAAGGACCCCTTCGTCGCCATCGAGGCGTTCAACCGCGCCAAGCAGGCCGACCCCGAGTTCGACCGCTGGGCGCGGCTCAGCCTGAAGACGACGGCCCCAGGGTTGCACCACAAGATCGAAGACCTCTACCGGCAGACGGACCCGGAGACCGGCCAGGAGTACACGTCGCTCCGGGTGTTCTACGACATCTGGCCGACCTCGGTCGTGAAGGAGTTCTACAAGGTCCAGCACGTGCTGCTCGCCCCCTCTCGCGGCGAGGGGAAGAACATGCCCGCCCTGGAGTTCATGAGCACGGGCGGCACGGTGATCGCCACCAACTGGGCGGGGCACAAGCAATGGCTGTCGCCCGACTATGCCTACCCGCTCAACTACTCGCTCGCTCCAGAGTCGATCTACCACAAGGAGACCCTGAACGCTCGCGCCGACGTGCAGCACCTGGCGGAGCTGATGCTGCACTGCTTCCGCAATCGAGCGGAGGTCCGGGAGAAGGGCCACATCGCCGCCCAGGTCGTGCCCGCATCGCACTCGTGGGACAAGGTGGTCGAGAACCTGTTCCTGAAGCTGCGGGAGGCCCTTCCAGAGAAGGGCGAGCGGCTCTGGACGCTGGCCCAGATGGCTCGACGGGATGGGTTCCATGCAGACAGTTGAGATCCGGTGCCCCGTTGGTCCACGGCGGCTCCTGTCGAAGCTGCTCCTCTCGGGCGGGAAGCCCCAGGTGGTCGAGGGTAACCTCATCGAGTTCGCCTGCGACGACTGCAAGCGAACGATGCGCCAGCGCGGCGATGTGGTGACGCGGGTCCTCCACCGCTACAACCTCGCCGGGGAACTGGTAGAGACCGCCGTCGCCACTCCGAGCGACTGAGGCCGATATCACATAGAGAAATCGGGCCTTGGCCCGTACCAGGCATCGGCTTCGACACGGCTCTGAAGGAGACAGCAATGGCAAGCCCCATCGTGGAGGGGTTCTCCCTCTCCCACGCCGCAATCCTCGACGGCTCCACGGGCCTCGAAGAGGAGTTCGGTGACATCTACGGCATCCGTTCCGGCTCGCTGGAGCTGGACCAGGACAGCTACGACAACACGGGCGACGACACGATCCTCTCGACGTGGTACTGGGCCAACAAGGTCAACGTCACGATCCAGGGCGGTTACATCCCGTTCCGCACGCTCGCGCTGATCTCCGGCTCGGTCGTGACCTCCTCGGGCGGCGGCGACAACGAGACCTTCTCGCTCCCGCTTTGGGAAGAGCGGACGATGAACACCGCTCCACGCCCGATGCTCATCCGCGTGCCCTCGAAGGACCGCGACGGCCTCGTGCGCTACCTGGACTTCATCCTCTACAAGGTCCAGTTCCAGCCCTTCTCCTTCGACGGTCCGTCGTACAAGGAGGGCCTGCTCCTCAACTACAACGGATCGGCGCTGTTCAGCGACACCGACGAGGCGGGCAACCCCGTCCTCGACTCGCTCACCGGCCAGCCGACCAAGGCCGTCGGACGGCTCCTGAGCCGCCCGATCTGATCCTCGTCTGAGGTCACCGCATAACCCAACACCGATGAACAGGAGAGTCGCATGACGACCGGCAACAACGACATCGACACCATCGCCGCCGAGGCCACTCCAATCACGCTGGAGTCCGGCCTCGAAATCAAGGTCGAGCGTCTGAAGACGCGAGCCTTGATGTCCCTGCTGAAGATCCTGACGCGGGGAGCGGCGGAGGTACTCGGTCAGCTCCGCTTCTCCGAGGACACGAGCCAGGAGGAGTTCACGGGGCAGCTCATCGGCGCGGTGATCCTCGCCATCCCCGAAGCCGAGGACGAGACCATCGAGTTCATCAACCGGATGGTCTCCCCGGCAGGCATCAAGGAGGGTCGCCTCTCCAAGGACGACATCCACAAGAACGTCCTGCTGGAGGAGCGCCTCCGTGCCGAGCTGAAGGACCCGGAGCTGGAGGACCTCCTGACCATCGTGCAGGAGATCGTCCGCGTCGAGGCCCCGCACATCCTCGCCCTGGGAAAACGCCTCGGCGCTCTGATTCAGGCTCAGCGTCCGAGCGCAGCCGAGAAGCAGAGCGCCTCCTCCGCGAACGGTTCGAAGGACTAGATCCTGATGGACTGGTCGGAGGGTACGCCGCAGCCTACGACCTCGTGTCGTCGGAATACGGATGGACCGATGAGCAGATTGGAGAGCTGCCTCTAGCCCGACTTCGACAGATCACCGCCGCGATCCAGATGCGGAGGTACGCCTCGGCCCGCGAGGAGAACGCACGGTTCTCGTGGCTGGCCCGGAACCTCGCAGGCTTCATCGCAGCGGGCTACATGATCGAGAAGGGCAAGGAGAACAAGGCATTGAAGCAGGCCGGACTACTCGCCTACGACGACATCGAAGCAGCACTACTCGGAGCGGCTCCAGCCGTTTCGGCGGACAGCAACGATCCGTTGGCGCGGGTGGACCCACTGAAGGTGGCCGATCAGAACGGAGTTGGCTCCTTCGAGCGGTTTGCACTCATGGACGGGCAACTGAAGCGGCGCGGCAAGATGCTTTGAGGCAGGAGGGGGTGAGCAGTGGCCGACAACCAGACGAGAGTCATCTACAAGGCCATCGCGGACTTCTCTGCCGCCTCCCGAGCCGCCCGCCGCCTGAAGCGAGACATCCAGGACCTCCGGCGCGAGGAGGCCCGGCTCAATGCCCAGTCGGTCGCTGGATCGGCGGCTGCCACGGTCGCCGCAGGCAAGCACGTCAAGAGCCGCGAGGATCTGGTCGATGCCTTCGAGAGCGAGGCGGGTGCCGTTCGTCGCTCCACGGTCCGCTTCATCGAGAACGCCAAGGCGGCGGAGAAGGATGCGGAGGCCACTGAGCAGGCCAGCCAGGCCCACGAGAACATCGCGGTCACTACCGAGAAGTGGCGCAGAGGCGCGGACGGTGTGCGGCGGGTCATCGAGCGCAACGGCAAGGCCGTGGACAGCTTCACCAACTCCACTCGCCGGGGTCGTCACGAGACCACCGCGCTGGGCAACGCCTTCAACCGCACCATCTTCGGCGCGACCAAGCTCGACCGAGCACTGAACCGGATCGGTAACTGGCGACCCCGACTGGTGCCGCCCTTCATCGCGCTGATCCCCGTCATCGGCGGCATCATCGCGCTCCTCAACCCCCTGATCTCTGGCCTTGGCGCGGTCGGGGCTGCCGGTCTCGGGTTCGCCTCCAGCCTGGGACGAGTCGCGGCCAGCGCAATCGGTCTGGTCCCGACCCTGGCGACCCTCATCTCGATGGTCACCGCCCTGAAGGTGGCCTTCGGCGGTATCGGCAACGCCTTCAAGGCGTTCGGCGCGATGCGGGACGCCGCAGGGGGCGGAGGGGGCGGCGCTCCAGCGCGGGCCGAGCTGACCCAGACGGAGGAGATCACTCGGGCGCAGGAAGCCTATGCGCGCTCGATCCAGGACGTGGCCTGGGCGCAGGAGGATCTCGATGACGCTCGCAAGGACTACATCAAGCGCCTCCGCGAGCTTCAGAAGGCCGTGGACCGGGCGGCGATGTCCGAGGCCCGTGCGGCTGCCAACGCCCAGCTCGCCCGCGAGAACTACGCCAACGTCCTGGCCGACCCCGGCTCGACCAAGGGCCAGAAGATGGACGCCCTGGTCGGCGTGGACGAGGCCCAGGCCGACCTCCAGGATGTCATCGACCAGAACCTGGAGAACCAGGCCGCGCTGCTGGAGATGCAGCAGAAGGGCATCGAGGGCGACCGCCAGGTCATCCAGGCGACCCGCGCCCTGACGGACGCCATCAATCGCCAGCGGGACGCCGAACTCGATCTCATCAACGCCCAGAACGGCGCGAACCGGGCCACGGGTGGGGGCGCATCGGCGGCGGCTGAGTACCAGCGGATGCTGGCCAAGCTGTCTCCATCGGCACGTCGCTTCGTGGAGACCCTCGTCAGCATGTCGGAGGCGTGGGAGGCCCTCCAGCGCCGTGTGCAGGAGACCTTCTTCTCCCAGTTCGTGGATTCGGTGGAGCGCCTCCGTGGCCTTCTTCCAGAGGTCGAAAGCCTGCTCTCGAACACGGCGGGCGCGGTGGGCCGGGTCGTGGACCGCTTCCTGCGCCTCATCACGTCGCCCGAGTGGGAGCGGGACCTCGTTCTCATCGGAGAGCAGAACGTCCCGATCATCGAGAACACGGGTGACGCTGCCCTCTCGCTGCTGAACGTGCTCCGCGATCTCGCCGTTGCGGCGGGACCGTTCGTGGAGTCGCTCTCCGAGGGTCTCCGTGAGGGGGCTGCCAACTTCGAGCGGATCGTCGCGGCTGCCCGCGCTGACGGCTCCCTCGCCTCCTACCTGGAGCGGGTCCGGGCCTCCATGTCCCAGTGGTGGCGAATCGTCAAGAACGTCGGCCAGGCGCTCTTCAACTACTCGGCAGCGGCGGGCGAGTTCGGTCAATGGCTCACCGACGGGCTGGAGCGCATCACCGAGGGTTGGCTGGAGGCAAGCCAGCGAGCGCGTGAGGAAGGGTCCCCCTTCCAGCAGTACCTGGAGAACATCAAGCCCCTGCTCTCCGAGGTCCAGAACCTCTTCGCAGACTTCTTCGCCTGGTTCGCTCGGGTGGCGTCTGACCCGGACAACATCCGGCAGTTCACCGAGATCGTCTACCTGCTCCGCACCGAGCTGGGTCCGGCGCTCTCCGAGATCCTCGACCTGCTGACCAAGAGCGGCGTCGGAGAAGATTTCGTCCGAGCCATCATCTCCATCGTGGAGGCCATCGCCACCCTCCTGGAGAACGGCGGCGTCGAGGGCATCAAGGCGTTCTACAACACGGTCTCGACCCTCTTCGACGCCCTGAACGGCTTCCTGAAGGCCATCCCCGAGCCGGTCCTCCAGCTCCTGATGACGACCTTCGGCACCCTCGCGGCGCTCCGCTTCTTCGGGCTGACCAAGGTCCTCGGCCTGCTCATCAGCCTCGCCAAGAGCGGGCGCATCATGAGCATCCTCGACAAGGTGTGGATGGCCTTCGGAGGGGGCGGTCGAGGCGCACACGCCGCACGGGGCGGGGGAGCGCTTGCGGGCGCAGGAGCGCGCATCGGCGGAGCTGCGGCAGGAGTCGCCGGAGCGGCACGGGGTGGGGTCCAGAATGCGATCTCGTTCCTGTCTGGCCTTGGTGGGAAGGTCACCGGCTCCGCAGGCGCTAAGGCCGGTCAGGGGTTCAACCTGCTCGGCTCCATCGCCAAGGGGGCCGGACGGGGCGTCGGCCTCGGAGCCATCGCCTCGATCATCGGCACGGTCGGTGGCGACCTCATCTCCTCCAGCGCTCCTGAGGGCGAAGCTGGTTCGGGGCAGCGTGTCGGCGGCAACACGCTCGCGGGCGCGGCCACGGGTGCGGGCATCGGTGCCCTGGTCGGGTCGATCATCCCTGGGCTTGGAACGGCCATCGGTGCCGCTATCGGCGGAGTGGTCGGCGGCGGCGTCGGACTCGCCACGTCGGACCCCGATGACCTCGCTCAGATGTGGGAGGACTGGGGCAACTTCTTCTCCGACGTAGGCAAGTGGCTGGGTGAGGTCTGGGACGGCTTCATGAACTGGCTCACGGTGGACCTTCCAGCCTGGCTGGGGGACGTGGGCGAAGGCTTCATGAACTGGCTGACGGTCGATCTCCCGGCCTGGCTCGGGTCCATCGCGGACGGCTTCTTGAACTGGCTGACCGTGGACCTCCCGTACTCCCTGGGCTACGCAGCAGGTCTCTTCTGGAACTGGCTCACCGTGGACATGCCCGCCTGGCTGGCGAGCGTGTGGAACGGCTTCATGACCTGGCTCACCGTGGACATGCCCGCGTGGCTCGCCTCGGTGTGGAACGGCTTCATGAACTGGCTGACGGTCGATCTCCCGGCCTGGCTGTCGCAGACCGCTCAGGGCTTCTGGAACTGGCTCACCGTAGACCTCCCGGCGTGGCTCGGCCAGGCAGCGACGGCCTTCTGGAACTGGCTCACCGTCGATGTGCCCGCCTGGATCGGCCAGGCCGCAACAGGCTTCTGGAACTGGCTCACGGTGGAGGTCCCGAACGGGATCGGACAGGCCGCGTCGAGCTTCTGGAAGTTCCTCACCGAGGACATCCCGAACTGGATCGGGGAAGCCGCCAACGCCTTCTGGACCTGGCTCACGGTGGACATCCCCAACTCCATCTCGCAGATGTGGAACGACTTCTGGGGCAGCTTCGGTCAGGGCTTCAGCGACGCCACGCAGGGCAAGCGCAACGGCGGCTCCATCCTCCGGCGTGCCGGGGGCGGAGGGGTGCCGGGACGAGGCAACAGCGACACTGTTCCCGCGATGCTCACGCCGGGCGAGTTCGTCATCCGCAAGGCGGTCGTGGCGAACATCGGCGTCGAGAACCTCACCAAGCTCAACGCGGGCGTCATGTCCTACGCCGAGATGCTCCAGCGCGCCCTGGCCGAGCAGAGCGGCGGCTCGAAGCAGAAGGACGATCGGGGCGGCGGATTCTCGTTCTTCGACGGCGGCGGTCTGGTGCCCGGCAACCCGTTCGGTGGCTTCGGCGGCGACCAGCCTCCCGGCCCCGACTTCGGCAGCTTCGGTGGGCCGGGAGGCGGCGAGGGGCCGTTCATCGGTAGCGTCATCATCAACAACCCGGCCCCCGAGCCTGCGTCCGATTCCCTCCCCCGCACCATCCGCAAGGTGGCCTACCTGGACAGCAAGCGATGACGAACTCGACCGAGACCTACTGGGACGTGGATGGCGTCAGCCTCCAGACGTTCGCCTTCAACATCACCACGCTCGGCGGCGACCGCCTGGCTCCTCCTCCCGTGCGCGGCGAGGACATCCGGGTGCCGTACATGCCGGGCACGGTCTTCGTGGAGCGGGTCCCGGACCAGCGCATCATCACGCTCGGCATGTGGGTCATCGGAGCCAACGAGGACGGGTCGATCCCGACCGACGAGAAGAGCCGCCGCACGTTCGACCGGAACTGGCGGATGCTCCGTCGCCTCCTGTGGACGCCTCGGCGGCAGTTCACCCTGACGAAGCGCTTCTGGCTCCTCGACGCCGACCTCGTGGCCGGAGGCGTGGACACCAGCGCGATGACCAAGGACGGGGACTGGACCCTCTTCGAGGCGAGCGCCAAGGGCACCTACGCCGGAGGTCTGACTCCGACGATGAACGGGGCTGCACGCGCCGTCTTCACCGTGGACATCCTCTTGTCCGATCCGTTCTTCTACAGCGACGTGATCGAGGTCGAGTTCTCCACGCAGGTCGGCGGCAGCAACCCCGGCCCAGAGCAGACCATTCAGGTGCTGGGGGACGACCGCACCATGTGGATCGAGGCGGACTTCGAGGGACCGCTCACGTCGCCGCGCATCGTCAACGAGTCGGTCCCGCAGGAACTCTGGATGCGCTACGCCACGGAGATCCCCGACGACGAGATGGCGACGGTGCGGGTTCACGACTTCACGGCTACCCACTACCCCTCTGGTGACCCGTACAAGTCGGCGGGCTTCGTACAGCATGCAGGGGACAAGTTCTGGCTCTACCTGGAGCCGGGGGAGACCGATCTCACTCTCGATGCGCAGGCCGGGACCGGCACCGCCCTGCTCCGTTACCGACCGGCCTGGATGTAGACCATGCCGTTCGCCATGCCTCCGGGACTTCGAATCCCCTACGACACCGACGGGACCGTGGGTCTCGTGCATCCCTCCGTGTCGCTCGGCGGGGGGATTCTCGATATCCACCCCGACGCTCTGGCTGCCATGAACAGCACCTTCGGGGGAGGTCTCTACGTCCCACCGACGCTCTTCGCGGACAACGACGGTCGGCCCATCAACACTTCCTCGGACGCCGACGCGGCCAACTACCCGTTCATCGCCCTGATCTTCCCTGTGGCAACGCGCCTGCGCGGTATCTTCCTCTCCACCGCCCGAGCCTTCTCGTCCAGCTTCTATGACGGCGACGGCGAGCCGAGTTCCCTCATCTACGCCACCGACTTCAACCGGGTGGAGGTCTCGAAGGACACGACCAACGGCATCGACGGTACGTGGTCTCTCCTGGGCAACTTCGTGCGGGGACCCGTTCCACTGACCGGCACAGGGATGACCGCTCGGAACGTCACGACCGGGGCGGATGTAACTCTGTCCCCTTCCGTCAACAGCCGCTCTCCCAAGGACGTGTACCGCCTCCTGAAGGCTGACTCCGGGGTCGGGATCGAGTCGCTCTCGGGGTCCCTGGTGCGGAACGTTCGAGCCATTCGCATCTATCCTCTGAATCAGGACTCTCTCCAATGGGCACCGGCACAGCCTCAGGGTCGATACCACCTGCACCTGTACGGCGAGCCGGACACCGACGCAGCGGGATCGGACTACCTCCAGGCGTGGCGCTCCGATTCCGACATGCGCCTCGGTGGCGCGACACTGAGCTGGGGCGACGTGGCTGTCGGGTCGTCGGGGGACAAGAGCTTCCGTCTGAAGAATCAGTCCGCCGTTCACACGGCCAACGACATCGAGATCACCGTCGAGGACTTGATGTACTACCCCCTGCCGTCGCTGGCAAGCCAGTTCTTGCTGTCGCTGGACGAGATCACTTGGACCTCCAGCGTCACGGTCTCGGCTATCGGTCCCGGTACAGTGAGCAGCGAGATCTTCGTGCGGCGCGTGACGCCCCTCAACTCGCCTCTCACTACGTGGTCTCCCAAGATTCGATTCGACGTAGGGAGCTGGTCCTGATGGGTTACCCGACCCCTCCAGGGGAGCGCATCGCCTACGACCTGGACGGCACGAAGGGCTTCATTTCTCGAAACTGGCCTCCGGCGCTGGCCGGTCAGATCTTCGAGATGGCTCCTCTTGCGCTCACTGGACTGAACTCGGAGAAGAGCAGTGGGCTGTGGATTTCAGGTTCTGGCGGAGGTGCTGAAGAGGCGGCAGATTACTGGGAAATGGCGGGCAATTCGAGCACGGGAGTGCTGAGCGTCACCCCTCAGTTCATCGCTCTGATCTTCCCCACACCCACTCGGCTGAGAGGAGTTCTCGCGGGTCATGTCTTCACTCGTTCGGGGAGCAGCTTCGGAAGTCGTTACCTCACCTATGGCCAGGCCCTGGTTGCGATCCAAACGAGCGTTGATACGACGAATGGTCAGGATGGCACGTGGAACACCGTGTATTCGACGGCAGGACCCCCGCGCACCACCACGCCCGATTCCCTTCCTGGGTATGAGCAAGCTGTCGCTCCTGACGGGACAGTGGTTGATCCGAGGGCCAGCTTCAACGACTCGGCCACCGCGATTCAGATCGGGCCGTATTTCCGACGCAACGCCGACGTGGACGGCTATGGATGGAAGGCCGTGGATACCGCGAACACCCGGAATCTCCGTGGGGTTCGGATGCTGTTCGACTCCTATCCGACCGAGTGGTCGAGCGACAACAGGGATGGGGCCAATCAGGTCGGAATTCTGGCCTACCTGCACCTGTACGGGGAGCCAGACACCCTGGCGGATGAGGATCGACTGGAGTTCGTGACGGACGACGGGAGCGCCTCGATGGACTTCTCGTGGGGAGATGTCCACACCGGAGAGGAGCAGGTCAAGACCTTCCGCATTCGGAACCTCTCGGACCAGGAAGCCTCGGTGGTCGAGCTGTCCTTCGCCCCGCCCTCTCCAGAGCCAACCCCGTCGCCGCACACGGGGCTGGAGTTCTCGCTCAACGGGACCATCTATTCGTCGTCGCTCAGCCTGTCCAGCATCCCGGCAGGCTCCGACTCTGACACCATCTACGTGCGACTCCAGGTGCCTGGCCCCGGCCTCATCGGACCATGGGGGCCGCGCATCCTGGCTGAAGTAGGAGAGTGGGTCTGATGGCCGGTAACTACATGGACGCGCCCGCCACGCGCATCGCCTACGACCGCGACGGGTCCATCGGGGCGTTCTTCTCGGCGTCCGGCGTCCTGGACCAGCTCACCGCCTCCGAGCTGCGGGCACTGAACTCCGAGGCCGAGACCGGGGTGGCCCTGGCCTCGCAGTCTCGGGTCGCCATCGTCTTCCCGGCCCCGATGGACATCGCCGCCGTGTTCTTCGCCACGAACCTCAACAGCTCAACTGCACTGTGGTCGCTGGAGACCTCGAAGGACACCACCACCGGCATCGACGGCACGTGGACGACGCACCAGTCCGGGCTTCAGCTCCTGAAGGACGTGAAGCCCAACTACCGAATCTTCTCGCAGCTCCTGTTGACCATCCCAGGTAGTGACAGCCAGGGCATCCGGGGGGTTCGGATGTCGAACACGTCGCAGCTCACGAGCACGATTCGGGCCTTCCACATCTATGCCGACGTGTCGGCGCTGGCCACCATCGACCGCCTGGCGTTCTGGCACCCGACGCTGGACGAGGAGATGGAGCCTGCCTACCTCGATTGGGGCAACGTGCCGCGAGGCTCCTCTGCTGATCGCAGCTTCCGCATCAAGAACATGAGCGCCGACCTGACGGCCAATGACGTGGTGGTCTACACCGAGGCGCTGACTCCTGGCACCCCCTCGGTGGCCGGGATGCACACGATTTCGGACAACGGCGGATCGACCTTCCTCAACTCGATCACCGTCCCGGAGATCCTTCCCGGCGAGATCAGCGACGAGCTGATCGTGCGCCGGGTCGTACCCACCAACGCCCAGGTGTCGGTCTGGTCCGCCCGGATCGCCGCCGATGTCACCAACTGGTCCAGCTAGGAGAAGCCATGGCTCACTACAGCATCAACGTGACGGGGGAAGCCATCGCGGCCTCCACCGTCGAGACCGTCCTCCAGGTCGTCGCGGGGGCGACCAAGCCCGTGCGCCTCTCGCGCTGGGGCATCTCGTTCAACGGCGTGGACGTGACCGACCAGCCGGTGCGCGTCGAGCTGCTCCGACTCACGTCGGCGGGCACGTCGTCGGCCTACACCCCCAAGAAGCTCGATCCGAACAGCGAGGCTTCCATCGCTCAGGGGCGCACTGCTCACACGGCGGAGCCGACCGCCGATGACGTGCTGGAGGTCCACTACGTGTCCCCGGCTGGCGGCAACCTCGTGGAGGTCTACTCGGCGGGCTACCCTGACGAGCGCCCCATGGTCGCGCCGAACGGTCGGCTCGGCATCCGGGTCCTCGCCGTGGACGCCGTGAACGTCAACTGCTTCCTGATCTTCGAAGAGTAAGCCGTGGTGTCGCGGGCAAGACGGAATCATCCGCGCCCGCCCGCTCGACGCGGGGGTGCGGCCTTCCAGCATGCCCTCCGCACCCCGCCGCTCGTCAACGGATTCGGCATCGAGTTCGTTGCGCCGGTCAACGGCTTCCACTCCCGAGACCGGCGACCGGACATCACGGTCATCGGCTACTCCCTGGTCGGCACCCCGGTGGACATCCAGATCGAGTGGCGCACGCAAATGGCTACGCAGCCCGGCAGCAACCCGACTCCGACGACGCCCTGGGTTCCATCCCCGACGTACACGGTCAACCTCTCGGACGTGATCTCGGGCACTCCGCAGGTCACTGAGCCTCCCACCGACCTCGGCTACCAGACGTGGTGGTATCGCGGTCGAGCCGGGGACGCGGACACGAACACCTGGGGCGAGTGGTCCCCGCAGAAGTTCCTCGACGTGTACCCGATCCTCGGATCGACCACCGAGTACATCGACATCAACATCGGTGTCGAGCAGGCGGCGACGCTCGACCTCCTCGCCGCGTATCTCGAAATGAACGTCGGCGTCGAAACGGTCAGCCCGCTGCCGGTCGCTCGCTACCTCAACCTCAACGTCGGGATCGAGTCGAATCTGAAGCTCGCCGCCGAGTACATGAACATGAACGTCTTCCCGCCGACGGGGGACTACCAGGCGGCGGTCTACACCGACCTCAACGCCGTCACCGACGAGACCCCGGTGCCGCACATCTGGTGGATTCGACCAGAGCAGGGGAAGGAGGGCTACGTCTTCAACATCTATGGGCACGGCTTCGGGGCGTTCCAGAACGAGTACGACGGGGAGGTCCACCTTGGGAACCTCGTCTGCGCCATCGCCCGCTGGGAGACCGTACCCGCTGCCGTCGTGGCCTCCACCGTCAAGGTCTCGGGCCGACCTCGGGCGACATCGAGCACTACGGACATGCCCTACGTCCTGCTCAACTCCTCGGACTCGCATGTCGTTCAGGAAGGAGACATCTTCGAGTACGACGTGATGTGGGAGGTCCCGTCCTCGACCAGGCTCGACATCTTCCCGTCCTTCAGTGTTGGAGCGACAACGACCGACATGGGCATGTCCCCCTGGCTTCTCAACGACACCACAGGGGACGCCTGGGTCTCAGATCAGCCGGAAGCCTATGGAGCCTGGCACCACCGACGATTCGTCGTCCCCGCAGGGTCTCCTCTCATCGGGCAGTCCATCTCGCAGTTCCGCATCCAGTGGTACGGCTTCGACGCCGCTCAGCCGATCCGAACGGGCAGCATCCGGTCCTTCGTCATCCGCTCGGCGGACGAGACCCCCATCCTCTGGGTGACCGGGGACGATAACGAGTCGGCTCCCGTCCTGACCTACGTCGCCAACACGGGAACCCTGGACTACACCGAGTACTCGCAGGAGGGCTACGTCATCGAGCACGGCCAGGCGCTCGACCCGGACATCATCACGCCCGAGCACGGCTGGATCGTCGCTATCGTTCCCACGGGGGCTGTGTCCTCGATGGTGAAGGTCGTATTGGAGGACACCGATGGCTGACTTCGAGTCGAATGAGGTCCCGTTCGAGGTCATCACCGATGCCGACGATCCGTTCCGCATCGGCCTGGAGCTGGAGGTCTACCCCTTCGATGACCCGTTCACGATCATGGACGTGCTCCCGCGTCGTCGTGAACTGAAGAGCCTGGACGAGCTGCGAGGTCCGGGAGGCGGGTCCTTCCAGATCTACCGCAACGACCCCAAGCTGATCGACAATCAGAATCTTCTCGACTACCGCAACGTCTTCAAGATCCGGCTCGACCGCAAGGTCATCGGTGCCTTCATTGCCACGTCGAAGAAGAGCGACTACGTGAACCGCGAGGAGAAGTCCGGCGAGTTCTGGGAGATCGCGGGCGGCGGTCTGCGCGAGTGGTTCCACGATGCGGTGGTCGAGCCATACGGAGGCATCCGCACGGACTCGCAGGAGTCCCGCACCTTCTCGTTCGCCTCCGAGCAGGGGTCCTGGTACATCGAAGAGGACTGGGTGGCTCCAGTGAGCATCCAGCAGTACAGCCTCGATCCGAACCCCAACCCGTTCGGCACCGCTCCAGCGGAGTGGCCGGACGCTCCAGACGCGCACTGGATCTGGGGCGTGGACAACGACGCCGAGGAGAACCCGGCCCCCGAGGGCGTGAACTACTTCCGCTACGAGTTCGACATCGCGCCCGAGATCGGCGTGAAGAAGTACGCCGTCTTCGGTGCGGGCAAGGACCAGTTCGACTTCTTCATGGATGGTCAGCAGATCATCGAGAGCCGAGAGACCGATGGCTACGCGAGGACCTGGCGCGCCGACCTGGAGCTGGCTCCAGGCCATCACATCCTCGCGGCTCGGGTCTTGGCCAATGGCACCGGGCAGGCGGGCCTCATCGCCGCGCTCTTCCGAGCCGGTGACGCGGCGACGGAGACCGCTGCTGAGCTGCTCGCGGTGACCAACACCACCGACTGGAAGGTCAACGTCTACCCGGACCCGCCGCCCGGCTGGACTCCAGGCGAGATCATGCTGACCCTCCTTCAGGAAGCCGAGGATCGGGGCGTCCGGTTCCCGGAGTTCCTGACTCCGACGTTCACGGCGACGACGGACTCGGAGGGGGCTGCCTGGCCTCGTTCGCTGGACTGGTCGTTCGACATCGGGTCCGAGTACTACGACGTGGTGGCGAAGCTCGAAGAGCTGGTCTGCGATGTCTGGATCGACCCCGACACGCTCCAACTGAACATGTACATCGAGCGTGGCACGCATCGGGACACCCAGTCGGAAGCCGTCCAGCCCATCAAGTTCGAGATCGGTCGCAACGTCATGCGTGCCCAGGAGGAGGGCACGTCGGACATCAAGAACGCGCTCCTCATGGCGACCAACGATGGCTGGCGCTCGCTGGCGGACGGTCTGTCCGGGTCCATCGCCAAGTACGGGCGGATCGAGGGCTTTGTCTCGACGGGCGCGTCCGACGCGGTGAGCGGTGACCTCGCCCAGAAGATTTTCGCCGCCCGTGCGGAGCCGGAGACCTCGGCCACCTACGACATCATCGACGCCGACGACGCTCGTCCCTTCTTCGACTTCTTCGTCGGGGACTGGGTTCTCGCGCCGAGCGAGGAGGATGAGTTCGATCTGACCTCCCGGCACGTCATGTCCCTGTCGGTGAAGGAGACCGAGGACACCGGTCAGCCGGAGTTCTCCATCGAGTTCGACACCATCGTGCAGGACCTCGTAGCCCGCTACGAGCGGTGGCTGAAGACGACCAGCGACGGCACGCTCGGGGGCACCCTGGCCAACGTGTCTGGCGGCGGTGGCGGGGGTGGAGGGACTCCGACGACCCAGAACACCCAGACCGGTCCGCAGGGCCTCCAGGGACCAGCAGGACCGCCCGGTATCAACTGGCGCGGGCCGTGGAACTCCGGGGAGCTGTACGAGTACCCGGATGCCGTCGAGTACGAGGGCACGTCCTGGATCGCGGTCGAGGACAACCTCAACGAGACTCCCTCGGCGCTCTCTCCATCGTGGAATCTTCTCGCTCAGCGCGGCGCTCAGGGAGCCTCGGGGCAGAGCCTCACCTATCGAGGCTCCTGGTCTTCACTCCTGACCTACCAGCCGAACGATCTCGTGACGCACGATGGACTTCTCTGGATCACCGATGAGGAGAACACCAACGATGAGCCGGGGGTCGGCACCGCGTGGGAAGAGGCTGGCGTCGGTGGCGGAGGAGGTTCTCTTCCGACTCGAACGAGCGCCGTCTACACGACCGCTTCGCTGCCAAACGGCAACTCGGAGACCGGCACCATCTCGCTGGCCACGGCCTACCGACTCTTCAAGATCGAGACTGACGAGCCTGCTCGGGTGCGGGTCTACGCGACCGCAGCGCAGCAGACCGCAGATCTTTCCCGCCCCATCGGAGTGGACCCCACCGGGGACCACGGGTTGATCTTCGAGTTCGTGACGACGGATGAGCTGCTCAGCGCAGTGCTGTCGCCGTTCGTGGACGGAGCGTCGATGGAGGCCATGACCAGTGCGGACATCCCGATCACCGTGACGAACCGAAGCGGGGCCGCAGATACCATCCAGGTAACGTTCATCTATATCGCAACGGAGTAGCCCACATGTCCTTTATCAGCGGCACGATTGTCGGGAATGCGACGCCTTCCACTGAGCTGGTGACCCTCATCGAAGCCCAGCTCACGGCACATGCCGCGTGGGAGTTCGTGGAGGAGACCGTTTCCGGGAACTCCACCATCCGGGTGTGGCGCAATCTCGGCCTCTTGAACGACTTCGGGACCGATTTCTACCTCGCCATCTTCCGACTCACTGCGAGCATCGGCACCAGCAACGTGTACTTCTCCGTCGGGGAGGAGTACAGCACGGTCACCCATCAGGTGACACGGGCTGTCGGCAATCCTGCCTCCACCGTCACTCCAGACGCGACGTACAACGCCTATCAGGGAGCCACCGCCGCCGCGTGGAACAGCGCTTCCTGGAATACCCTCTGCTTCTCGGTCACATCTACGGTGTCGATGGAGTACTTCATCGCCGTCACGAAGAACTTCCTGCTCGTGAAGACCAGTCCCACTCCGACCTACGCCATCTACGCGGGTCTCTTCCAGCCGTTCTTCCCCTCCAACGCCAATGAGTTCCCCCTCGTCCTGTGTCCGTTTGGCAACACCGACATCGACGGAGCGGGATCAGTGTCTCGTCGTCCCACCGTCACGACCTCGATGCTGGACGCCTTCGCCATCTACTGCGATGAGAACAATTCCAACGTTCGGTTCGAGAGCGTAGTGGGAACGCTTGCGGACACGTCATCGAGTCTCTACCAGTCGGGTGATGGCCCCGTCGGGATGCGAGCCGTGGTGTATCACACGACCTCCACCGGGGGGTCGATGCGCGGTCTCTACTATGACGTGCTCATCTTCTCGCAGCACGCAGATGTCGGGCGCGGCGATACCGTGACCATCAACGGATCGACGTACTACTGCGTCGATGACGGCGGGTCTTACGGAGTCTGGATCAGCGAGGACGTTGACTGATGGCTGGTCGAGGTAACGCTCAGGATCTGGCGCTCAGCCCTCTCCCGCACGCGACAGACCTCACCATCGTCTATCCGGTCCCTCTGGACTGGGGCAACGCTCAACTCCCTGCGGAGGAAGGAGGGGGAGGCGCGGTGGTTCCGACGACCGGTCAGATCTGGCCACGCGCCTATCCGACCTGATCCGGTCGCCCCGAGGCCGATATCACATAGGAGAAGCCGGGGGTGAGCGTGTTGTCGGAGAAGAAGGGGCGTTCGCGCCCAACATTCGAGGACCTTCTTCGGGCGCTTGGCTACCTGACCATCGTCCTCTGGGCCGTCGTCTTCCTCGTCTACCCCCCAGTCGCCTACCTCAACGACATCGACTTCTACTCGCGTCTGGTCTGGCAGGGGGCGACTATCGCGGGGGGCCTGCTGGCCTTCGGTGGCTCTGTTTTGAGAATCGACCTGAAGCTCGAACTGCCAGGCATCATCTTCGCTCTCATCGGTCCGCTCTTCTACTTCGCGGCCCAGATCTACTACATCGTCCGGCCTCTCCCGGATGCTTCTCCGACGGCTCGCTACGCCTTCGCCGTCTACGCCCTCCTCCCGCTCTTCCTGCTCCTGCCTCGGATGTATGCGCTCTACGCGGAGAGCATCCGGGCCAAGCGCATCCGTAAGAACGCGAAGGCTCCCCTCACGCCCGAACAGGAGCGACAGCCAGGGGCCTTCCAGGTGTCCCTGAAGCGAGGCAAGCCGTGATCCCTCTCGTCCTGTCTGCCCCTGCTCCGGCCTTCGACCTCAACGACATCATCTCCGGGGGAACAGGGGCGACCATCATGGCCGCTCTCATCTTCGTCGGGAAGCTCATCCTCGACCGCACCATCCCCTCTCGCTCCGACCAGCGCGCCAACGTGACCCTCGTGCTGGAGGGCCTCAACAACATGGTGAAGGTCCTCCAGGAGGAGAAGACCGCCGACGCCAAGCGCCTGGCTGACAAGCAGGCCCGCATCGACGCGCTGGAAGCGGCAGCCGAGAAGGACTACGACCGGATCTCCGAGCTGCGCGCCGAGATCATCGACCTGCGGAACCGGCTCGCTCAGAAGGATCGTCACATCAACACGCTCGTCGCGGAGCTGCGCAAGCTCGGCGCTCAGGTGTCGGGCCTCGACCTGGAGGACCTGGAGGCCAGCATCGAGATCACGCTCCCCGCCGCCGACGTGCGCCGGATCGTGCGTGAGGACAGCGCCAACGGGGTGTCGAGCGACTCCGCGAAGTGAGCCGGGGGACGATATCACAAGGGAGCGGTTCACTCCGTTCTTCCTCCTTCGAAGGGAATCGTCCATGTCCAACCTGAAGTCGTTGGCGTGGTGGCGAGCAGCGGGCATTCGAGCGCTCCGAACGGCGCTCGTCATCGCGGCTCCCTACGCGCCCACGGTCATCTACGACGGGGCCTGGCTGATCGCGCTCAGCGCGAGCGGCTTCGGCGCACTCACGTCACTGCTCACGTCGCTCCGGGGCATCCCGGAGTCGGAAGGCAAGACCGTCCAGTGGTACTGGGCCGTCTTCGAGCGGTCGGTCAAGACCGCCGCCCAGGCCCTCATCACCGCCTTCGGGACCGCCACGCTCTTCGAGCAGGTCACCTGGGCGGAAGTGCCCGCCATCGTCGGTTCCTCCGTCCTGGGCACGCTCATCATCGCCGTTCTCGGTCAACTGCCGGAAGCCGAGGAGCCGCTGGCTCGGGCGACCATCCAGACCGTCGTGGTGAACAACCCGGCTACCGGAGATGTCACGGAGGCGGCGCTTCCCGTCGTCGCTGTCGCAGGGGCCTCCACCGAACCCGAGTTCCTCCCCGAGGACATCATGGACGCCGCTCCGCAGGCCGAACCGGACTACATTCCGTCGGTGCCGGACGACGCCGCTCTCCCATCCGCCCCCGATGCCGAGCCGCAGGCTCCATCCGAAGAGCCGAAGGCCCAGACGTGGACGACACCAATCCAGTGACCGTCGGCGGCTACTCGGTGCCGGTCGATCCCATGGACGACTTGCAGTGCGAGAGCTGCCAGTAGGACGGAAGATGCGCGGCCCCCGTTCTTCGGAGCGGGGGTCGTTGCTCTTGCGACACGCTCTACATAGCCGTATCAGACTTGAAAATCTTGTAGCATTCGAGCCATGACGGAGGCGGTGCTGGAGCGCATGGCTCCACTCTGGGCGGAGGCCGACAAGGCGTTCCGCACCGATCCCTCCTACAGCATCGAGATGGCTCAGGCTGGGAGCAGCCAGATCGCCCGGCGCGACTCCCGACGCAGCACGATGACCCTTGGGCGTGATGAGCGGGACGGCGTATAACTCCTCGGGAGGAACACGTTGCCGCTGAACTTCGACGTTCGAAACTTCACCGACGCCAAGCGCGAGCAACTCGCATGGAGAATCCACGAGGCTGACGAGTGGCATCTTCCAGAGTTGTCGGCATGGAACTATGCGCTCTGCCGCATCCATGCTCGCGGGTGGGACGAGGAGGTCCGAACTCCACTGGGCGAGGTCGTCACGACGAAGGTCTACGACCGGCCCAAGCCCGGCTGCCGCAAGTGCGCCATCCACTTCCGACGCCACCAGCGCATCGCCATCGCTTGGCTCTATTTCAAGAAAAAGGCTCTCCTCGCGGACACCATGGGGTCGGGCAAGACGACCATCGCCGGGGGTCTGCTCGCCATGCTGAAGCAGACCGGCGAACTCTCACTCTGGCGGGACCGCTCCGACCGATACGGCGGCATGGGACGAGCCATCGTGGTGCCCCGTGCTCCAGCCCTGCACCAGTGGTACGCCGAGCTGCTCCGCATGATGCCCGGACTCAACGTCGTCGTGGCCGAGGGCACCCGACGGCAGCGCGGCCAGCTCTACCAGCAGCCCTGGGAGGTCCTGCTCATCGGTCCAGAGATGCTTCGGCAGGACTACGAGACCCTGGAGCGGTTCGACCTGTCGATCCTCATCACCGATGACGTGGACCAGCTCCGCAACCCCGAGAACATCACGTCCTACGTCCTCGACCGCATCGGGGGTCGGGGCACCGAGGGCGCTCGACCTGGCACCGACCGCTACGTCATCATGTCGGGCACTCCATTCCAGAAGCGCCTTCCAGAACTGCATGCCGTGCTCGACGGCATCGGCGGACTCCAGGTCCTGCACGACCGCAAGACCTTCATGAAGCAGCACGTGCGCACCGAGACCGTGCGCGAGTACGACCGGGCCACGGGCGAGATGAAGCCCCGCGAGGTCGTGGTCGGGTACAAGAATCTGAACCTCGTCAAGCGGCAGATCGCACCCATGGTGCTCCGACGCACCGCCGCCGACCTGGACGACGTGGACCTCCCCACGATCAACCCGAACGACGTGTTCCTGGACCTCTATCCACGCCAGCGAGAGAAGTACGACGAGCTGAAGCGGGGCGTCATCCGCATCATGCGCGAGGAGGGGGTGCAGGTGAAGCGCCCCAAGGCGCTCGCGCAGATCCACTACGGCGCGGCCATCTGCGCGGGCCTCGCAGCGCTTGGGGAGCCGGACGGCCCAGGGACCAGCGTGAAGCTCGACTGGGTGCAGCACCAGCTCACCGAGGGGGATCTCTCGGACGAGAAGGTGGTCGTCTTCATCAACCTGAAGAACGCCGTCCGCGCTCTCCAGTACCGCCTCCGAGATCAGGGCGTGGGCTTCGTCACCGTCTGGGGCGATGAGCCGGACAAGCGCAAGCGCGCCGCAGCTCAGGAGCGTTTCTGGGATGACCCGAACTGCCGGGTGCTCATCGGCACCAAGAGCATCGAGCAGTCGCTCAACCTCCAGGTCTCGCGGCATCTCATCAACGTGGACATGATCCTCAATCCCGCGAGGATGGAACAGCTCGCCGGTAGAATCCGGCGTGACGGCTCGGCCTACCAGCACGTCTTCGTGCATAACCTCCTGACGGTTCGGACGCAGGAGGAAGGATACCTGCCGTTGCTGGAGCGGGAAGCCGCCCTGGCGTCGCACATCTGGGATGAGAACAGCCAACTGTTCCGGGCACTGCCGCCCATGGCGCTTCTCCAGCTCATCTCGGATGCGGGGGAAAGGCGGACAGCGTGACCGAGGAGAAGTTGACCGAGTATCAGAAGAACTTGGTCACCACGCACATCAAGCTCGCCCAGCGCCTAGCGCTCGAAGCCTGGCGCAGGTCTCCAGAGTCGATGGAGAAGTACGAGGTCGTCCAGGTGGCGTATCACGGTCTCCTCACGGCGGCGGTCAAGTTCGATCCAGAGTGGCGTCCAGAGGACGACTCGAAGTACGACCCCTTCCTCGCCTTCGGGTCCTTCGCTCGACGGCGCATCACCGGGGCCATCATGGACTGGCAGCGCGCCCGAGACCATGTTCCGAAGCGTCAGCGGAGGATCTACAAGGCCCTCATCGAACTCGGGCACGGGTCCGGCAAGACTCCAGAGGAGCTGTCCGACCTGATGGGGGTTCCAGCGGACAAGATTCGGGCGGTCACGCAGGCGGTCGAGAGCACGGCGCTGAGTCTTGACTCGTCTTCAGAGAACTGGGCAGAGCCTCGCTACGGGGCCGTCCCCTCGTCTTCAGCGAGTGTCGAGGATCTCGCGCTCGCCAGCACGATCCAGTCCGTGGTCGCGGATACGATCCAAGCGTTGCCTCCGCTCCAGCGCTCCGTCGTCGTCCTCCGGTACTACTCGGGGTTCGACCTGACCCGCGTCGCTGTGGAGCTTCAGGTGTCACCCTCGGTGGTCCGAGCCGTCCACAAGGAGGCTGTCGAGGAGATCCACGCAGCGATGCGGCGTGTCGCGTCGTAACCCTTGGTCTACCCCCGCGCTTCGGCGTAGAACTACACGACCCGCAAGGAGCAGCAGTTGTCCGAACCCCTCACTCCCAAGCACAATCTCCCGTTGGCCGAGGCCCTCATCGAGTTGCAGGCGCAGCTCGACAAGATGCGAGCCGAGACCGACCGGGAGCAGTTGAAGGACCTCAGCCCGGACGACGCCTTCGAGCACGGCTACGCCGCCTGTCTCATGGATCTCCGCTCGCTGACCGGACCTGCTCCGCTCTCCAGCGCAGCCGTCGAGGAGGCGAACGCCGATGCTCGATGAACCGCTCCTCGCACCGACCGGCGTGGACTACGAGGCCATCCGCACCTTCCAGACGTACTGCCATGCGCAGTCGCGGGGACGAGGGTTCCACGACGACCCGGACGAGCTGAAGGCGCTGTGCGACGACCTCCGCCTGCAAGGCCGGGAGCGCCTGGCCGACTACATCTGGCGGACCTACCTCGGCAACCGGCTGATGCTCATCGTGGGCGAGGCTTCAGAGGCGCATGAGGAGGAGCGCGCCGGAGTCTCTCCAGCGGAGACCTACTACCCGACCAAGCCGGACGACGACCGGAACTACGAGATCGGCGCGTTCAAGCCCGAGGGGGTGCCGAGCGAGCTGGCGGACATCTTCATCCGACTCATGGACCACGCGGAGGAACTGGGTATCGACCTGGCCCGCGCCGTCGAGGAGAAGCTGAAGTACAACGCCACGCGCCCCTGGATGCACGGGAAGGCGTTCTGATGGCGAAGCGACTTCCAAAGCCGTTCTCCCGACCGAGCGTGCAGATCGGGACGGTCATCACTCGTCGTTGGGGGACGACCGCCGCCGAGAACCTCGGGCCGGGGGACATGGTTCCAGATCGAGGGCAGGTCGTCCGGGTGACGGTCTCAGCCAATGTCGCGGTCAAGTTCTTCTCCGGCAACGTCGAGATGTACCGTCTGGGCGAGCCGGTCTGGGCCTTCACCGAGGGGCCACCCATTGGCGACGGCGAGTGACCACGCGGCGACCGTCCTCGCCGCCATCATCCCTGGCCGACGCGACCTTCTGGAGAAGGCCCTTCGGCAACTGACTCCAGCCCACTTCCCGGAGCGAGTCCAGCAGAATCTCTTCACGATGCTGGGCCGCTACTCGGACTACACGGGCGGAGCGGTGCTTCCAGAGAAGTACCTGGATGACCAGCTCCGGGATCGCGCCGACCCCGGCCAGGTCCTCCTCTACTTGGAGACCTACCAGCTCTACGCCGAGACCACGGTCGATGACGGCGAGTTCGCGTGGTCGGTGCAGCAGCTCCGAGAACTCGCCGCCGACAAGGCGACGGGCGAGGCCATCTCCGAGGCCATGGAGATCCTGCGTTCCGGGAAGGCCGTGGGCCAGGAGACCCTGAAGGGCCACGGCGACGCCCGGCAGTACGTGCTGGAGGCGTTCCAGAACATCGACCGAGAACTGACGATGCAGGACGCTCCAGAGGGCGACATGCGCGAGGAGGGCGCGGACATGCTGGCCGACTACGCCGAGCGCAAGCGCCAGATGAGTCAGGGCACGTCGGGCGGGATCATGTTCGGCATCGAGGAGCTGGACCGCAAGGTCGGGGGGATGCAGAACGGAGAACTGGTCCTCGCGGCTGGCTACTCCTCCGACGGCAAGACGACGCTCTGCGTGCAGGCGGCGTGGAGCGCGGCGGTCGAACAGGGCAAGAACGTCGTCTTCCTCACCACCGAGACCCTGCGACCCCAGGTCCGGCGCAAGCTGATCGCCCGGCACTCGAAGCACCCGATGTTCGAGATCCCAGAGGGTCTGAACACCCGAGACCTGAAGGCGGGAACGCTCTCGGAGACTGAGGAAGCGAAGCTTCAGGAGATCGTCCGCGACCTCACCAAGAACCCGGCCTACGGGACGCTCTACATCGCCCAGGTGCCTCGCAGTGCGAGCATCGCCAGCATCGAGCAGCGCCTCAACCGCATCCAGCGGGGCTTCGAGATCGACCTCGTGGTCATGGACTACCTGGCCCTGCTCCACTCTGACCGCCGCCGTCAGACCACCCGCGAGGAGTTGGCGGGCATCATGAAGGAGGCGAAGCTCCTGGCGGTCAACTTCAACGACGGCTCGGGGGTGCCGTTCCTGTCTCCATGGCAGGTCTCCCGCGCCGCCCGAGAGAGCGCGGAGAGCCTGGGCATGTACACCAGCGCGAGCCTGTCCGAGACCGCCGAGGCGACCAACTCCGCCGACGTGATCGTGAGCCTGCTCGCCCCGACGGACAACACCGACCGCCGAGCCGACATCACGATGCAGGTCCTGAAGAATCGGGACGGCGAGACAGCCAACGGGATCATCGTGGAGGTCGATTACGCGACCTCCTGGTTCCGCTCGAAGAGCCTCGGGTTCGACGGCTTCTCCTCCGGCCCGCCATCGCTTGGTGGCTCCTCCTTCGACTTGAACGACCTCCTCCCCACCTGATGAAAGGAGCCACTCTGATGGCCGACGAATCCAAGATCACCCTCCGCTCGGACGTGGTGGTCAAGCTCATCCGAGCGAGCGCCGAGGACGACTTCGTGGTCCAGGCCGCGCAGGTCTCCGTGAAGGGGGAGAACAACCCCGACACCGACCCGGCCCGGCTCATCAACTACCTCATGGAGGGGCGGCACGGGTCCCCGTTCGAGCACAACTCGTTCACCTTCTTCGTGGAGGCTCCGATCTTCGTCTTCCGCGAGTGGCACCGTCACCGGATCGCCAGCATCAACGAGATGAGCGGGCGCTACACGAAGCTGATCCCGCACTTCTACACGCCCGGCGTGGACCGCAAGCTCGTGAACGTCGGCACCAGTGCGCGACCGGAGTTCGCCCCCGGCACGGAGAAGCAGCTCTCGATGGTCCGCTACGGCGACCGCCTCGTGGCTGCCACCGCGTGGGCCGAGTACGAGCGCCGCCTGGAGGCCGGAGTCGCCAACGAGATCGCCCGCTCGGTGCTGCCGGTCTCGACCTACTCGCAGATGTACTGGACGGCCAACGCCCGGTCGATCATGAACTTCCTGAGCCTGCGGGTGGACTCTCCAGATGCGGCCTACCGCACCCGGCCTCAGCGGGAGATCGAGATGGGGGCCGAGCAGATCGAGCACCACTTCGCCACCCGGATGCCGCACACCCACGCCGCCTTCATCCGGCACGGGCGGGTGGCCCCGTGAGCCTGAAGTTCAAGGTAGGGGACTGCCGGGAGATTCTGCCCATCGAGGCCGACGTGTGCATCACCGACCCGCCCTACGCCGTGGACAAGAAGGGCGAGATGCTCGGACAGATCGCGGCCAACTACCACGAGAAGGGCACGCACACGCGGGGCTACTACGACCACGACCCCGAGCAGTTCCGCCTGCTTCTGGAGCCAGCCTTCGACGGGATCTTCAAGTCGCTGCCGAAGGGCGGCTCGCTCGTCGCCTTCTGTGGCAACCGCACGATGGACGAGATGATCCAGCACGCCAAGAAGGCGGGGTTCCAGGTCATGGACTACCTCGTCTTCAAGGGCGGCTCCTCCTTCGCCAAGAGCAAGACCACGCTCGCCCCGCGCTACGAGATGGCGGTCTGGATGCGGAAGAAGGGCGGGGTCTCCGAGATCAACCCGGAGCGGAAGTACACCAACTTCTTCGACATCCCGAAGACCCGAGGCGAGAGCGAGCACCCCACGACCAAGCCCCAGAGCTGGATGCGCCCTCTGGTCGAAATCTTCTCCCAGCCCGGTCAGACCATCCTCGATCCGTTCGCCGGATCTGGGTCCACGCTGATCGCCGCGCACACGCTCGGACGTAGCGCGGTGGGCATCGAGAGCATCGAGGAGTACGGGGAGATCGTCAAGCGTCGCGTCCGCGAACTGCTGGCGAAAGAGCGACCGCAATAGATGGCAATTGCAATCCAAGTCTGGTAGACTCGGTGTAGGTCAACACGAGGAGGTCACCATGGCGAAGTGCGGAAGCTGCCAGCAGGAAGGGATGACCGTGGAGCACATCAAGCAGTGCTACGCGGCCAAGTACTCGACGCTGACCCAGGAGGCCCCGAAGGTGTCTCCCATCGCCCAGCGCTACGTGGAGTCGAAGGACTTCCGTCCGATGGCGCTCAGCCTTGACGTGCCCGCGTCCCAGTACTGCCTGGAGCGCGACGGCGAGCTGAAGTTCTACCGGGTCCGCATCGGCAAGGCAGGCACCCGCTGGGACGGCTTCCGCTTCGTGGACCTGCTCATCGGGCACCCCGGCGACTGGCAGAAGCGCCCCCTGAAGGGGATCGAGCGCAAGGCCGTGCTGGAGGCCATCGCGGCTAACCCGCAGGAGGCGGCGGTCCGCTTCTCGAAGGAGTTCACCATCTGCGCCGTGTGCGGCTCGCCCCTCAGCGACCAGGAGTCGCTGGAGCGCGGCCTCGGCCCGATCTGCGCGGGGCGGTTCTGATGGCCGAGCCGGTGCGGATGATCGAGGAGAGCGAGGACGGCCTTCGGGCCATCTTCGAGATCTTCGCCGCGCTCTTCTACCTCATCCTTGTCGTTCCGATCATGCTCGTCGTGGACCTCATCCGGCTGCGCCGTCGGCGGCGGGGGAGGCACCGTGCGTGAGCGCCAGACGTGGCACGTAGACCACCTGGACATCGTGGATGAGCCGATGGTGCTGTCGATGCTGAAGTACCGCCACTACGAGGACCGGCAGCCGAACGACACCGATGCGAACGTGGTGTCGAGTCACATCGTTGGGACCCGACGCCACCTTCCCATCATCGACCTGGACTTCCCGCACCGCTACATCCCCTCCTCGACGCCTGGCCACGGCCACCTGTACCTGGACTTCCCCGAGGAGGGGATCTCGTTCTGGCGGCTCTTCTGGCTGCTCTGGGGCCTGCGCCAGGCCAAGGTCATCGAGCGCGGGTACTTCTGGTGGTCGCTCCGGCGCGGAGGCACGTTCGTGCGGCGTCCAGGAGTGCGAAAGACGAGGGAGGAGGAGAACGTGAAGTACACCTACGGACTCCTCTTCAAGCTGCGGAAGCCGAAGCCATGAACGACTTCTTCCCCTGGTTCTTCGAGGAGTTCCTGCCACCGCTGATGCCCGTCATCGTTGCGGTGGCCATTGTCATTGAGGTCGTCTTCTGGGCGACGCTCGCGCTCGGTGCGGGGTGGCTCGGGAAGAAGATTCTCCAACGGCGGCGGAGGAGACAGACGTGATGGTCGAGGAGCGCATCAACGTCATCGCGCTGGCCAACGAGCGGATGTCGATCATCGAGGCGTGCAACGCCCTCGGGATGGACGTGTTCGACTTCTCCGTCCAGTCGCTGAAGGTGTACTGCCCGTTCGGTCACCTGTACCACGCCGACGGCGGGTCCTCGAAAGCCATGAGGATCTACCCCGGCACCAACAGCGCCTGGTGCTTCGCCGGGTGCGGCTACTTCACGCCCGTGAAGCTCATCGCCATGGATCGCGGCATCACCGAGGTCCAGGCAGCCGAATCCATCCTGGAAGAGACCAACTACGTCGCGCCGGACTACGAGGCGCGCTGGAAGGCTCTCACCGAGACCACGGTCACCATCAACACCGAGGACCTGACCGACGCCCTGAAGGTCGCCTGCGCTCGCATGGCCCCCGACTGGGAGGATCGTCAGTTCGAGGACAAGGTGGCCACCAAGCTCCGCGAGTGCCTGGCCCTGCTGGCCCGGCTCCGCACGGAGGAGGACGCCCGAAAGTGGCTGTCCGTCAGCAAGCAAGCCATGCGACAAGCGTTGGGAGGACAATCGTGAGCGCCAAGCTCGAAAACGTCCCGGTCCTGGAGGGCTGGGTCAATCTCACCGAGGCGGCGGAGATCCTGGGGATCACCCGTCAGCACTCGTACAAGCGCGCCAAGCTCGGCGCTCAGGGGAAGCCTGGGGGATACCGGACTCTTCATCAGATCGGTACGAAGCCCATGTACGTGGTGAGCCTCTCGGAGATCCAGAAGGAGCTGGAGGCGCGTCGAGAGTCGGAGGCCGAAGTGTCTTCGGGGTGAGGATTGCAATTGTCATCTGACCCTGCTAGTCTCTCCTTGTCAGGTTGTTTTTCGAAACAACACCCCGAACAAGGAGGTCAACATGGCGGATGGCGCGAAGGTCAAGCTCCCGAAGGTCACCCTCGGGCAGCCGGTCCAGTACGTCGGCACGAAGGGCCTTGCCAAGGCCGCGTTCGTCGTCGGCACGCCGGACACGGTGGAGGAGGGTCACTCCCTCCCGACCCTCTCCGAGGGCCAGCTCCACATCGTGGTCTGGGAGTTCTCGAAGGGCCACTTCACCCCGCGACTCAACGTGCCCTTCGAGGGCCAGGTCGCGGACAACGCCGAGTTCCAGAACGGCGACGGCACCCCCGTCGGCTTCTGGCGGCTCGCCTAGCCGAACCGGCATCGCCTGACGGGCAGACACCGAGGTTCGAGTCCTCGGCAGGCACCAATCCTGACCGATCATCAAGCCCCAGGAGGCACCATGAAGCTCGCACTCATCGACCTCGATGGAGTCGTCGCCAACGACAACCACCGGATTCAGTACGCCCTCGCCAAGGAGTGGGTCGAGTACTTCCGGCCCGAGCGCATGGGCGCTGACTCGGTGTGGACCGAAGGTCAGGATCTCGTTCGCAGCCTCCAGGACGACGGCTGGACCATCGCCTACCTCACGGGCCGTCGGTCGGCGCTCCGTGAGGTCACGGAGGCGTGGCTCGCCACCCACGAGTTCCCGTTCGGAGTGCTCTACATGCGCGAGCCGATCTGGATCAAGGACGGCCTGCTCCAGGACGCCCCGGAGTGGCCCGAGGTCCGGCTCGCGGACTTCAAGGTCGAGACCATCCGTCGGATCGTCAGCTTGCGGAGTCCTGAGGACGTGGTACTTTACGACGACGACCCCGAGGTAGTTCGGACGGTTCAGGAGCAGATCAGCCCCACGGCGGCGCGGCTCTGCACCTGGAACGAGAAGCCGGAGGCGATGGTCACCTTCGCTTCGGCTTGATTCCGAACGCCGCGAAACTCACGGTCAACTGGTATAGTCGGAGGCAAGTGGTTCCCCTTCTCGGAGGGGCGACCTCCTACAAGTTGACCTACTTGTTGAGCGGCGGATCTCCTCGGAGGTCCGCCGTTCTCATTTCTGAAAACTAAATGGTCAACTTGAAGGAGGTTCCTGTGGCAAGACTGTCTCAGGTCCAGGTCAGCCGACTCTCGATGCACTCGTTCGACAAGCGGCAGCTCGCACTGAAGGAACGGCTGAGGGGGGACTACGTTCCCGAGTCGTTCGAGGACATGTACTCGCACTACTACGAGTACGTCGTCCGCCTTGTCGCTTCGTTCGGCATCGAGCAGGAGAACGCCGAGGACGTGGCTCAGAGCATCCTCATGAAGTTCTTCGAGCACGACGCCCTGTCCGACTTCGACACGGGCTACACGACGAGCTACGGAGGCGTCACCCGGCGTGCCGTCTTCCGCACGTTCCTCTCGGGCTTCGTGAAGTCCTACGTCCGGCACTTCCGTGAGCGCCAGGCCATCATGCGGGTCCGCGAAGGTCTCTCCACCGAAACGGTGATGTTCGTCTACTCGGACACCGGCCACGAAGCGACCTGGATCGAGCTGCACCAGCCCGTCATCGAGGACGAGCACGACGAGCTGTACGAGCAGGATCTCGTTCGCTCGATCAGGAGTCGGCTCGCAACCGTCGCTCCGCGCAACGCACAGGACCAGTGCGATCTCGTTGCCTTCTTCGACGCCGTTCAGGCCCAGGCTCAGGAGGAGGGTCGAGTGGACACCGCAGCGCTCGCCGTTGAGTTCGGGGTGTCGAAGACCAGCATCCAGAACTGGATGAAGCGCCTCCGTGCGGAGGTCAGCGTCGTGTTGCAGGATCGCTAGTGGTCGTAGGTCACGGGGGGCATCTGGCTCGACTCAAAGCCGCTCTCCCTCCGGTGTCTCTCCTCGTCGGCCCGACTTCCGTCGGCAAGACCACGCTGGCGTTCGAAGTCCTCCGCGAGCACGAGATTACGGGGGCAGATGTCATCCGTTCGAGGGACTTGACGGTCGATTCGGCCCGTCGTATCATGCACGACTCTCACGTCGCCCCGGTCGGGCACACCCGAGTCTTCATGATCGACCTGGATGGAGCCTCTTACGCGGCACTCTCCGTGCTCCTGAAGACGCTGGAGGAGGCTCCACCGACGACGAGGTTCATCCTCATCGCGTCGGAGATGCCTCCCGAGACCATCGCCAGCCGGTGTGACATCCTTCGCTTCCCTCTGCTCACGACGGCGGAGGTCGAGGAGATCCTGCTCCGCAAGAAGTTCTCGCCGGGGGTAGCGTCAAACCTTGCCAGACTCTCGGGAGGGCAGGTCTCCACCGCGCTCATGCACGCCGAGGGCAGTGAGGCGAAGGTCGTCGTGCTCGCCGCTCTCCGAGCGCTCCAGGAGCGGGATGAGGATGCCCTGGACAACCTCGCCTCGCGCTGGGAGGAGCAGCACACCGAGTTGCTCGCGCAGCTCTGCCGAGAGGCCCTCACGCAGCGCTGGAAGGTCTTCCAGGCTGCCGAGGTCGAGGGACTCCGATCCAAGGTGGCTCTCGACATCCTGGTGAAGCTCCGGGCCAACATCCGGCCCCGACTGGTGATCCACGCCAGTCTCATGTCCGTCCTGAAGGAGTCCGCATGAGCATCAATCCGAGCACGGGCGAGATCCCCGACGATCAGTTCGAGGAGTGCGAGCAGTCCGGCCTGCCCCGAGTGTTCTGTGCCCACTGCAAGGGCGACAAGCTCGGGGACGAGCACCTGCCCGGCGTCGGGTTCGCGGACGAAGACGCCAACGCGGAGTACGAGCGCATCGGGCGGACCTTCGCCGCGCAGTACAGCGGCGTTTGCACCATCGACTACGACCACCGGGTGAAGCGCGGCGACATCGTGTCCAAGGTGCAGCGGGCCGACAACCCCCTCCTGCCCATCTCCGGCGTGGCCTGCGCCTCCTGCACCAAGGTCCTGCCGCACGCCTGATGGCCTCGTTCAATCAGTGGCGACGCGCCATCGCCAAGAAGCCCGAGCCTCGCCAGATCACCTGGGTCTGTGGCGACGAGCGAGTCCTGGTCGAAGACGTGGTGGAGCAGATCCGGGACTACCTCGGGCCGGAGCCGTGGAACTACGTGCCTCTCGTCGCCGGAGAAGATTCTGAGCGGCGGATCTGGAACGAGGCCGACCAGCATCCGCTTGGCGGCTCCCCCCGCCTCCTGGTCATCCGCAACGCCGAGAAGCTGGAGCGCTGGGACCGGTTCGAGGAGTGGATCAAGTACCGCACGCTGAACCCCCGGACCTACCTCGTCCTGGTCTCGAACGAGGAACGCATCCCGAAGGTCGAACCCACGCCGGAGGAGCGCAAGAAGGGCGAGCGGGCGAAGCCTCCAGCGCACATCGCGGCCATCGGCACCAAGGGCTACGTCATCGAGTGCCGCCCGTACACGAGCGCCACGGCCCAGTACTCCATCGAGTGGGTTCAGTCCAAGGTGAAGATGCGGGAGGGAGTGGCCAAGCACCTGCTCCTGCGGTCGAACTTCGACCTGCGCCTCGTCCGCGACGTGTGCCGCAAGCTCGCGGTCTTCCCCGGCGAGATCACGATCTCGGTCGTGAATGCGCTCCTGGTCGAGCGCCCCCGAGACACCTTCGCGGACTCGCTCCTGGCGCTCGACAAGAAGGGTGCCCTCCTGGCGCTCCGGGACCTCCAGCCCGAGGACTACGGGCGCACCATCGGGTTCCTCGACTCCCGGCTCGACCTCGCCGGACTCGTCCACGACATGCACGTCGAGCGGAAGGCTCCCTACGAGATCGCCCGAGCTGCGGGGTCCCAGGGCTTCCTCGTGAAGGAGATCCTGCCGGTGGCCAAGCACTACGACGCCAAGCGGCGACTTGCCATCCGAAAGGTCCTCGCCGTCGCAGATGAGGCGTACCGTGCTGGGCAGACAACTGGAGTCCTGGAGACCGTTGTCGCTTTCTGGTGAGCGGCGTATCACTACACGAAGGAGGAGCCGTGAGCACCATCGCACTTCCAGATGCAGCAGAGCTTGCAGCGCAGGCGCTCGCTGCCATCCGGGTCAACGTGGACCATGCAGTCGAAGAGATGCTCTCCCTGCCCCGGCACGTTCTGGTCTACCCGGAGGGTCAGGATGACCTGGCCCATCTCGCGCTTGAAGGGGTGACCAGCGCCATCGTGCAGACGATCCAGTTCTCGAATCCGGCGCTCGACAACATCGTCGTGCTCGACTCCCTGGACCGTGACTGGGCCGACGTGTCGCCCGTACTGGAGGTCTCCGACGGCAGCGACCTCATGCCCGGCTACCTCCACCCCAGCCAGACCATCGTCGCGTTCGGAGAGGACATCCTGCGCCACGACATCGTGCTGCCGGTCGCTACCCGAGCCGTGCGGTTCTACGCAGCCATCCCGGACGGTCCGGGAGCGGAAGAGTTGATCGAGCGGGTTCACCCGCTGGAGGAGGCGGTGCTCCTTTGAGCGACCGGAACTACGGGGCCATCCGAACTTCAGAGAAGGCCATCGCCTTCATCGAGCGGTGCATCGACTCCGGCCTCCCCATCGCCTTCGACATCGAGGCCGGGTACACCGGTCCAGACAAGGAGGGCGTCGCCCTCCAGCAGTTCCACCCGGACTACATCGTCGTCGGCATCTCCTTCACGGTCTCCACCGAGTGGGCGCGGTACATCCCGCTCGCGCACGATGACGACGGGAACGTGGACGACATCCTCGCCGTGGGCCGAGCGCTCTGGCGCATGCTCAACACGGGCCGAGGCGTCGCGCACAACGCGGCCTACGAGCTGAAGGGCATGTCCCGGTGGTTCCGGGAGAACTTCTGGCACGACCCCGAGATCGGTGAGGCGGTCCGGGCGTCGAACGGGTTCTTCCCGATCCTGTCCGACTCGCAGCTCCAGGTCTGGCTCTCCGCCGAGTACGACCCGCTCCGCATCGGTAAGGACCTGAAGTCCGTCGCGCTCGACGCCTTCGGCCTGGAGATGACCAAGTTCATGGACCTGTTCCCGCCCGAGGACTCTGACCTGGGTCCAGGGACCAAGCGGGGCAAGACCAAGTACGTCCGCTTCAACACCCGCAACTCCCGCCACCCGAAGGTCATCAACTACGCCTGCGAGGACTCGGTGGCGGCGCTCATGGTCTTCCAGAAGCACAACCCGGACTGGGAGAACCAGTTCATCTACAGGACAGAGATGGGCCTGCTTCCGGTGCTCTGCGAGATGGAGCTGGGTCCGGTCGATCCAGAGACCGGGCGCGCCCTCGGGAACATGTACTTCGACTGGCCCGCCATCGCCAAGAAGGCTGCCGAGGTCGAGGCATTCGGCAAGCGGATGAACGAGGAGATCCAGGCCCAGCTCTCGGAGCGCCTGGGTCGCGTCGTAAGCATCAACCTCGCTTCGGTGCCGCAGCTCTCGAAGGTGCTCTACGACCCCCAGCCCGAGGGCCTGGGCCTTCCAGTGAAGATGCGCTCGGAGAAGACGAACAACCCGAGCACGAGCGACGACGCCCTGAAGGTCATCGCCAAGAGCGATCCCACCATCAAGAAGATTCTGGAGTGGCGGCAGGTCATCAAGCTCTTCGGGTCCTACCTGAACAAGTTCCTCAACGAGCTGAACTACGCGGGCACCGGGCACGTCTTCCCGAACCACAACCAGTTCGGAGCGCTCACCGGGCGCATGTCGGTAGATCAGGTCTCGTACCAGCAGTGGCCGAAGCCCTACCACTTCGAGCTGGACGACGGCACGACCTTCGACCTCAACTTCCGGGACCTCTTCATCGCGCCCCCCGAGTACCGCATCGTCGGCTTCGACTTCAGCCAGGTCGAGCTGCGCGTGCTTGCGGGCATGGCTCATGAGCGGGCGATGCTCGAAGCCTTCGCCTCCGGCGTGGACATCCACAAGGCGACGGCCTCCTCGATGATGAACGTGCCGCTGGCCGAGGTCACCAAGAAGCAGCGCGCCATCGGCAAGACGCTGAACTTCGCCGTGGTCTACGGCTCGGGGGCCGGGAACATCGCGGAGATGCTGACCTCTCCAGATGCGCCGGTCACCAAAGAAGACGCGCAGGGGATGCTCGACAGGTACTTCAAGGCGTTCTCGGGCCTGCGGAACTGGATGGACACCCGCATCGCAGAAGGCCGCGAGCAGGGCTTCGTCCACACGCTCTTCGGTCGGAAGTTCACCGTCTGGGAGTACAAGGACCACCGTGACTGGATCAGGTCCAAGGGCGACCGCATGTGCGTCAACGCTCCAGTCCAGGGCGGCGCTGCCGACTACCTGAAGATCGGCATGGTGCGCGCCGCCGCCGCGATCAAGCGGGCCGAGCGGGATGGCCGCATCCCGAAGAACGGCATCCGGCTCACGCTCACGATCCACGACGCCCTGGAGTTCCTGGTCCACGAGTCCGTGCCGACGCAGACGGTCATCGACCTCATCAACCCGTGCGTGTCCTTCCCGGTGAAGGGCCTGCCGGTCGAGATCAAGGCGGACTGGCACGAGGGCTACCAGTGGGGCGCGGTCGCGGAGATCCAGCTCGACGCCGAGAAGAAGATCTCCGGCTACTCGCTGGAGTACGAGTTGCCGTGGGCCAAGGAGACCCACGAGTGGGAGGGCGAGACCCTTCACGACGTGCTCGACCAGTACTACGCCTGGGAGTGGCAGCAGTTCGGCACGGCGGCGAGCTACTACGCCACCCGGAACCCGAGCTTCGTGCTCCCGGCTCGGGACGAGAAGACTCCAGAGCCGCCCCAGGCTCCAAGCCAGCCGGGGCCTCCCCTGGACACGGATGACGAGCCGAATCCGCCCAGCCCGTGGCAGGAGAGCGGGGGCCGGGAGGTTCGTGGTCTGGACGACCTCCTCGGGGACGAGTCGCGGATGATCCCGGAGCAGGAACCGGTTTGGGGGCACACTCCAGAGCGCTACATCGAGGACGGTTCCCAGATCGCCACGGTGACCATCAGCGACATGCCGGACGAGAACCAGTGGACGGCCTTCAAGGCGTTCCTGGAGCAGCACCCCGGCAAGGACCGAGTGGTGCTGGAGACTCCAGAGGGCAACCTGGAGTTCGACACCAGGCACAGCCTCACCAGGGAGCACCAGGCGCAGCTCAGTCTCATCCTCGGGGGTGCGGACCTGCACATCGCGGCAGAGACCGTGGACGGGGATCTCGTGACGGAGGGCCTCGCGCTGTGACGACCGAGCTGGCTGCCTACGACGTGCCCTTCAACGAGTTGGAGCAGCGCGTCCTGACGTGGGTCACCGAGGCCCTGGAGCTGCGCCACGGGGCGGCTGGAGACCCCGACGGCCCCATCAAGGGATCTCCTCAGGAGACCCCGGTCGAGATCCAGAATCTTCTGCGCCGAGTCCGCACGCGGTCCGACCGAGTGGACGAGTTGCTGAGCAAGGCGACCCTCGCCCGAGGGCGCGCCCGACGAGCCAAGGAGGAAGCAGCCTTCGCAGCCGACCGAGCACTGAGTGAAGCAGCGGTGCAACGTGCAGCGCGCCGCGTCGAGTTCTCCAGCGGGAAGGAGCGCGAGGCCGAGGCCAAGCTCGACTCCTTCGAGGAGCGCCGAATCGCTCATCAGGGGGACCGCCTGGTGAGCGTGACCCAGGACGCCTACGAGGTCATCAGCCAGGTCCACTGGCAGCTCGACGGCATCCGCAAAGACCTGCGTGCGCAACTGCACGCACTCCAGTTCGAATCGTCCCTCGAAAGGTGATTCGAATGTCGTGGCGACCCACTAGAGTCATCCACGTAACCCACCTGTGGTCGAGTCCCGACCACCCACGTAACCAGTAGAAACGAGAAACGAAGATGCCCAGAGTCGAGTTCAAGTCGGAGAACAAGGTCGCCACGACCAACTACGACTTCCCCAAGCTGAAGCTGAAGCAGGGCGAGCGCGCCCGCATCCTCGTCGGCTTGGAGGACCCCATCGTGGAGTACGTCCACACGCTGCGGAAGCCGCAGATCGTGAACGGCGTGCCTCAGAAGGTGGAGGTCATCAACGACCGAACCGGCGTGAAGACGACCGAGTACAAGATGGACTTCGTGTCGCGGCCCATCTGCCTCGGTGACGCCACCATCCTCGCGGAGAAGGGGTCCGACCCGAAGAACTGCCCGGCGTGCAAGCTCGCCCAGCAGCACTCGGACTACACGCAGCCGCCGCAGCGTCGGTACGCGATGCACGTCATCCGCTACCGCACGAAGGGCGGCACGACGGACCTCATCACTCCATTCAACGTCGAGTGCCTGGTCTGGTCCTTCACGGACAAGACCTTCAACAAGCTCGTGGACTTCAAGGAGGAGTGGGGCGACCTGCGCAAGCACGACCTCCTGCTCGGTCCCTGCACCAACGAGACCTTCCAGCAGTTCGACATCACGGTCGCGGCCAAGGCGGCGTGGCTGGAGTCGAAGGAGCGCCAGACGCTGACGGCGCAGACCTTCAAGGAGAACCTCATCCCGGACCTCACCATCGCGGCGGGGTCGGTCAAGCAGAAGCAGTGGGTCGAGCAGGACATCGGCGCGATCCTCGAAGCCTGGGCGACCATCAACGGGGCCGAGGCGGACGTGGACACCAGCGACCTCGACGCCGACCTCTCCAACCTGCTCGACAAGGGCGAGCCGGAGGAGGAGAAGTGGGCCGACGGCAAGACGGAGGCCGAGGTCACCACGACTCCAGACTCGGAGGACGCCGACGAGCTGCTCGCCGGGCTGGACGAGTTCACCCCGGACGGGGCCTCGACCTCCGACGAGGAGGAGGAGACTCCAGAGCCGGAGGCGAAGGCCGCGCCCAAGCGGACCGCCGCCAAGAAGGCCGAGGCGAAGCCCGAGCCGGAGGAGACCTCCAGCGGCCCGGACAACTTCGATGACCTCCTGGCCGACCTCGACTGAGACACGTCGATGATCCTGACGGTGGACCTTGCCGCCAAGTTCTCGGCGGCGCTCGTGCGCGACCGTGACAGTGGCGAGGTCCACCGTCAGTTCGACTCGATGAACAAGTCCCACTTCGGCTTCGCCGCCGAGATCGGACGCATCGCTCGTGAAGACGAGATCGAGATGGTGGTCATCGAGGACGTGCCCTACAACCCGAAGTACACGCAGGCCATGGTCAAGCCCGTCCTGAAGTTCCAGGGCGTCATGATCGCGGTCCTGCATCCGGTGCTGGAGAAGGTCGCGTTCCTCGACCCCAGCGCCTGGATGAGGATGTTCCCCGGCGTGCAGCGCGCTCCGAAGGGCCTGACGAAGGCCGAGTCGGACAAGTACCGCATCGAGCAGGCTCGCCAGCACGCTGCCAATCTCGGCTACGAGCCGCCCGACCTCGTGCAGCAGTACATCGACTCGCTGCCCGAGGGCAAGAAGATTCTGAAGAAGGACACCGCCCCGCTGGAGAAGGCGATGACCGACTACGTGAGCGCGTTCCTCATGAGCGAGTTCGTTCGGTCGATGTCGCCGGAGCAGTTCCGCTCCCTCCAGGGCGTGTCCCCCGCCTACATCTAAGGAGACCCAGGTCATGGGCAAGAAGGACATTCGCGTCATCCAGCACGGCGAGTACGTCGATGTTGGATGGAACGAGGAGTACGACCAGATCGAGTACGGCTACCGCACCCCGGACGGACTGGAGCACTTCGGCTCAGGCCGGGTCATGGCCTACGTCGCGGATCAGACCGACCTCTCCACTCGAAAGGGCCAGGAGTTCGCGCAGGCCAAGTTCCAGAAGGCCGTGGAGTTGACGGGCGTCAAGTACGACCCGGAGAAGCACGGGCGGCTGGAGTTCATCATGCGCGTGCGCCAGATGCGCTTCACCGGGGTTGTCCCGCTCATTCCGAATGCCGAGGCAGAGTAGTGGCCGCGCCCCGGAACGCCCTCTCGACCCTCCTCGCTCAGGCGGAGAAGAAGTACAACCTCACGGTGGGTCCCATGGGCCTCATCACGTCGGACACGACCTTCCTCTCGACCGGCAACACCGCGCTCGACTACGCGCTCGGTGGCGGCATCCCCCAGGGCCGCACGCTGGAGTTCTACGGTCCGCCGAGCTGCGGCAAGACGACACTCGCCATGCAGGTGGCCATCGCCATCCAGCGGATCATCAAGGCGGGCGGCGACCCGAAGCTCGGCATCGGCCCGGACGACGCCCTGCTCTACTTCGACTACGAGCAGGCCATGGACCCCGAGTACGCGCAGGCACTCGGACTCGACATGGAGCACCCGTCGTTCCAGTTCACCCAGCCGGACACCCTGGAGGAGGGGGCGGACTTCGCGCTCGCGGCCTTCGGCACCGGCCAGGTCCGGTTCGCCATCTTCGACTCGGTGGCTGCCATGAACCCGAGCGCCGTGGCCGAGGCGGACTCGGTGGGCAAGTCGCTGCCCGCCGTCCAGGCCAAGCTCATGAAGAACTTCGGCGTCACGCTCAACTCGGTGCTGAAGAACAACAACGGCACGGTCATCTTCATCAACCACGAGAAGGAGGTCATCGACATGTCGGCGGCTCGCCGCCCCGGCATGCCGACGCCGACCACCACGCCGGGCGGACTCGCGCTGAAGTACTTCGCCAGCGTGCGCGTCCAGTTCCGCCCGGTGCGGCAGATCAAGGGCACGGTGATCGACCCCACCCTCATGGAGGAGAAGGAGATCCCCATCGCCACCGACGTGAAGGTCAAGGTGATGAAGAACAAGGTGGCCCCGCCCTTCCGCGAGGCCATCGTGCGCGTCCGCTTCGGCAAGGGCTTCGACCCGTTCTGGACGGCCATGCAGATCCTGCTCGCCAACAAGAAGGTCATCTACAACGCCAGCCGGTACTACTTCCACAACGTGGCGGAGATCGGCGGAGCGCCGGACTGGATGCCCCGTGAGTCGAAGGGGACCGAGCGTCCGTACCTCCACGGCGAGAAGCGCGTCTTCGCCATGGCGGACGAGCACCCCGAGTGGGCCGAGCTTCTCGTGACCTACGCGGATCAGGTCGCCAAGGAGAACCAGGACAGCCTGAAGAAGGTCGCACCCGTGCGGGTGGTGTCGGCGGACGAGGATGATGACGAAGTGACGCCCGACGAGCTGGACGAGTTGATCCCCAGCGCGGCGGATGGCAATCGGGTGGAAATCTAGCCCTACCCTTGTTTTTCGAAATCATGGGGCGTATCACCCTGTGAACGATCCTGAAAGGACACCCCCCATGGCCACTGTCACTCTCGACCAGATGAAGGACAAGCTGCTGACCGTCGATCAGGCGATGACGCAGCTCCAGAAGACGGAGCCGCTGACGACGGCGCATCTCAGCTCCGACGCGAAGACGAAGTTCAAGCTCCAGCCGGACTGGGCACACGGCATCGACGCCTTGCAGAACACCGAGGTCGTCGGTGCGTTCATGTCGATCAACGGCGTCGAGAAGCAGATGACCAAGGAGGCTGCGCTCCAGGCGGGCGCGAACTTCGGCATCCCCGGCCCCTACATGAAGCGGGTCCCGGCGCACCTGATCGAGGGCCTGCTCAACTACCACTACTCGGGCGGCATGGGCGATGCCGAGTACTCGGTGCTCTCGGTGGGCGACAACATCGCGGCGTTCACGCGCCCGACCGTCGTCCCGTTCTCGAACCTCGCTCTGGTCGAGAAGGTGGTCGAGGGCATCGAGCACCGGCACGGCAAGGGCGCTGACGTGTTCGTGGACTACAAGTTCCACAACTCGCTCCAGCAGACGGACGTGCGGTTCATCGTGCCGACCCAGGAGCGGACGATGATCGACACGGCCATGAACGACGTGCCGGACAACGGCCAGGATGTGTGGTTCGCGGGCCTGCACCTGACCAACTCGCTCATCGGCAAGAAGCAGACGAGCCTGGAGGCGTACCTCTTCCGGTGGTGGTGTACGAATGGCGCGACGACCATGCTCGACGGCATCGACGCCTGGAGCCGCCGCTCCGACGGCCAGAACGATGACGTGTACGAGTGGGCGCGTCAGACGGTCGATGAGGTCCTCGGCGGGCTGGAGCACCGCTTCGATCAGGTCCAGGCGCTCGCCCACCTGAACGTCGCGGGCAACACCGCCGACGTGCTCCGCGAGATCTTCCGCGAGTACGAGGTCCCGGTCTCGCAGCGCGACACCATCATGGCCCGGCTCCTGGAGTCGGAGACCCTCACGATGTACTCGATCATGAACGCGATCACCCAGGTGGCCAACGAGGCCGACATGGAGGACCGTCGTCGTGACCGGCTCATGCGCATCGGCGGCGCGCTGCCGACCGAGGTCTTCGACACGCTGAAGGCCCGCGTCTGGCGCGAGGGCCACCAGGCCGACCCCGACGCCCAGAACCCCTACGAGATCGTCGTCCCGGCAATCGCGTAGCTCCGACCCCGGCCCCCGTTGATGGCCCTGCATCGGCGGGGGCCGGACTCAGTTTCCTGAAACAAGATTTGGAGAGCCACCAGATGGCCGACTACTCCCAGCCGCTCCAGCTCCTCTGGATCGACATGGAGACCACGAGCCTGCCCAAGGAGGGCGACGGCCTCATCGACTTCCGGGATGTCCACGTCCTGGAGTTCGCCATGATCGTGACCGACATGGCCCTCAACATCGAGGTCTCCGGGTACTACGAGGTCATCAAGATGACCAGGGAGGCGGCGGACTCGCTCCGCAACAACCCCGAGGTCAAGGCCATGCACCGCACCAACGGACTCATCGAGGAGTCCATCAAGGCCACGATGACGCTGGCCGACGTGGATGCCGAAGTGGACAAGATCCTGCGCACCGAGACCACCTTCGACAAGCGGCAGTTCGCGGTCGCGGGGTCCGGGGTCGCTCGCTTCGACCTCCCGCTCATCAAGGCCAAGATGCCCCTGCTCGCCTCGTGGGTGAACTACTTCCCGTTCGACATCGGGATCGAGCGCCGAGTCTCCACTGCGCTCGCCGGGCGTCGCCTGGTCAACTACGCCCCGAAGTCCTACGGGGAGGAGAAGCTCCACCGCGCCATGGCGGACGTGGAGGCCCACCTGCGCGAGGCTCAGGACTACCGCGACTTCTACCGGAGCCTGCCGATCCCGCAGTAGATTGCAATTGCCATCCTAGCCTGCTACTCTTGATGGTAGGTCAACAGTGTTAGGAGGCCATCATGGCTTGGATCTTTCTCTCGGACAGCATGCTCATGCCGTCCCTCGCGCCCATGGACAAGGCCGACCCGAAGCTCACTCTCGGACGCCGGACGATGCAGGTTCGCGGTCGTCTGCGGTCGCACCTGGAGAACTTCATCGAGAACTACGGTGAGGGACTCGACATCTCGGAGGTCGAGGACACCCCGTTCGCGGACTACACCTGCCGGTTCTACGCGACGCCCGAGGCGTTCGCGGAGGCGATGAAGCGGGCGATGCTCGACATCGACTACCGGAAGTTCAAGGACACCGCCGAGCGTCCGCGCAAGAAGACCGGCAAGGTGCCGGAGAAGGCGAAGGAGTACCACAGCGTGCTCATGACCATCTGGTCGGCCACCCAGCGGGTGGGCCGGGCCGGAGGGTGGTACGGCGCGTACTCCGCCTCGAACCCCAGGGGCTACCGTCCCCGGTCGGCGTCGGAGCACGTGAACTACGGGGGCACCGCCCCTCGCCTCGGCTCGACGTTCCTCGGGGACGACGACCGCTGGTGGGAGGACGACGACTTCGACTACACGCCCTCGCGTGAGGAGCGCATCGAGTCGCTGCTCGAAGAGGTCCAGGACATCCCCACGGACCAGTGGGAGGACTTCCTGGACCCCGACGAGTACGAGCTGGTCCGCCCCCGCATCCCGGAGATCCGCCGCCAGGAGCGTCGCCTCCAGCGCATGGTCTCTCGCCGCAACAGCCGCAAGAAGAAGGGAGGACGGCACCGCATGGGTGCCTGAGGCCGGAGGGGTCAGTCGAGCAATCGGCTGGCCCCTTAGCCATTTGCGGCGTATCACACATGAAGGAGGCCACATGACCACGTTGCACGACAGCCTGTTTCTCGTGTTGAAGCCGACCAAGTTCGGTCGCCCCGACGAGAACGGCATCCGTCCAGTGACGGACTTCCGAGTCGAGAAGATTCGCCGGGGGAAGCCCTACACCGATCCCGGCGAGATCATCACCCGGCTGAACATCACCATCGACTCCAGCGTCTTCGAGGCGGTCATCCCGGTGATCGACGTGGAGATCGGGGAGCACGACGTGACGGTCAACGCTCGGGCGGAGGTCTCGATGCCGGAGCCGGACCAGACCGAGGAGGAGCGACTCGACGCCGCTCGTGACGCCGAGTCGAGCGTGGTGTGACGCAGAAGATTTCTCGGGCGCAGTGGGAGCAGATCCGCAAGCGCGTCCAGATGGTGAAGTTCGTCTTCGACCCGAGCTGGAAGTGCCTCATCGACGGCAAGGCGTGGTTGCAGTGCCGAGACCACACCGAGGACGATATGGAGCGGATCATCGAGCAGATCAAGGAGCGCTACGGAACTTCGCTTTCGACCTAGGGATTGCAATTGTCATCCCTGCCTGCTAGTCTGACTGTAGGTCAACAAGCAGGAGGTTCACCATGACCGACTTCAACACCCTCATCCGGTCGCTCCCGGTGCGCTCGAAGGTCATCGGGCACCTGGCCGACGGCACTCCACTGTGCGTGGAGGTCCCGACGCTCTTCCCGGAGGACCACGATGAGTGAGATCCGCAGGGTGCTGCTGGAGCAGCGCGATCCGCGATTCCGTCGGTTGCGGTGGATCGTTCGCATCGTCACGTTCCTCGCCGTCGCCGTGCTCTTGACTGCCGCAGGGCTGATCGAGAAGGCGTTCAGCACAGCTCTCGTGACCACGGCCATCGGCCTGGTGCTCGGTGTCCTGGCCATCGCTCTCGCGGTGCGCGAGGACCGCTACTTCGAGCGGAAGGGCTGACCATGGCCGAGGGCATGAAGCGGTTGAAGATCATCATCACGTCGCTGCGCGAGCAGGGCGCGGTGGTCGAGCCGAAGACCAACGGCTACTTCGTCAAGTTCCCGAACGGGGACACGACGATCCTCCACACGAGCGACTCGGATCACCGAGCCGAGATGAACACGCGGTCCCGCGTCAAGCGCGCCGGACTGGAGTGGCCCTTCGACAAGCACAAGAAGGGAAACGGAAAGAAGTAGGCCCAACCCTTGTTGGATGGCCTCCGAAGTCCGTAACATGTACAGCCACGGATTCTGACCACCCCCCTGGGCAGCCCGTGGTCAGGGTTCGGCAACACGCTCGCCCCCCGAGCACTGCCGGACCCGCCTTGGCCCTCTACCCCAACGGCAGAGGGAGGCGGCTCAAACCCGCCACAGTCTCGGTTCGAATCCGAGGAGGGCCACTCCCCCGCAGCTTCGGAGGCGGGGGCACCTGGGGAGTTGGTGTAGTGGTAGCCCGGTGGTCTCCAAAACCACGAGCAGAGGTTCGATTCCTCTACGCCCCGCGTACCAGGGGGACCGAAAAGCCCACAGCGGCTTCCGCCCGATAGAGCGGATAGGTCCCCCTGGGATCTCCACGTAGGTCAACGGCAGGAGCCACATGGAACGGATGGCCGCGTCCGCGAGGACGACGCTCAACGAGGCTCGACGTTGGCTCCGAGAGCGTCTTCGTCAGCCGGGAGCGGTCGCATGCCCGTGCTGCGAGCAGATCGCTAAGGTGTACAAGCGCCCGCTCAACGGAGCCATGGCCACGTTCCTCATCCGGGCCTACCGGGTCAACGGCCAGGAGTTCTTCCACGTGCCGACCTTCAACGGCGAGGATCGAGTGACCCAGCGCGCCATGGGTGTGAGCGGGTACTACTCGATGCTCCGCTACTGGGGATTCATCGAGGAGGAGCCGACCCGACGACCAGACGGGGGCCGTGCGGGCTGGTGGCGGGTGACCGACGCCGGAGCCGCGTTCGTGCGGATGGAGACCTCCGTCCAGAAGTACATCCTGCTGTACGACAGCCGCCTGCTGGGCTTCGAGGGCGAGGAGGTCATGCTCCCGGACGTGCTCGGTCGGCGGTTCAACTACAACGAGCTGATGGCCTCTTGACAGGATGGCAATTGACGCCCATACTGGGTCACTGCGGGGTAGAGCAGCTCGGTAGCTCGCCAGGCTCATAACCTGGAGGTCGGTGGTTCGAATCCACTCTCCGCAACGGGGTCCAGTACCCATCCCGAGCAAGGTCACCGGTAGTCCTCTCCCGAGGACGCCGAGACAGCGAGGAGTCCAGGCAACTGGATAGCGGTGCAAGGACACGGGGAGGACAGCGGGCCTTCGGGCAGCGCCCCTCCCCAACCCAAGAGTCGCCGGAGCGGGGGAGCAGGGAACTGCTTCCATCGCGCCCCTCGCTCCGGCGACCTGGAAGTTGACATCGAGAAACGAAAGGCTGTAAGGTCCCGAACATGCGCAAGTACTTCGAGCACCCCGAGCTGGATCTTCCGATCTAGCAGGCTCGTCGTACCCACGCAACCTTCGGGCCTCGGATCTCAGGATCGAGGCCCTTCGTGTTTCTCAGGGCACTGACAACTCAACAGAGGAAGCAACGACAACCGGGTGTGGCGCAGTAGGTAGCGCGCCTGATTTGGGATCAGGAGGTCGCAGGTTCGAGACCTGCTACCCGGACGTTGGCCGTAGCTCAGTAGGTAGAGCGCCTGATTGTGGATCAGGATGTCGCGGGTTCAAGTCCCGTCGGTCACCCCACGTCGTTCACGGCAGCGGACGAGAGTCCGACCCCCGCCAGGTACTGGCCGTCCCTTCGGGGGGCGGGGAGAAGATTTCGAAGGGAGTCACGCCCCAAGCTGCCAACATGGCTTCGTAGCTCAGAAGAGGAGAGCGCCACCCTGTCACGGTGGAGGTCGCGGGTTCGAGTCCCGTCGAGGTCGCAGAGGAACTTCGGTTCCGAACCGGACGCATCGGGGTCCCAGGGGTGGGATCGCAATGCGTGAGTCGCGGACCTGCCTCCCGAGCCTGAAACGCGGGGGAGGAACCCCCAGGAAAGCGACAACATGCCCCATTGGTGTAGTGGAAGCACGCGACGTTCTCAGCGTCGTAGTCTCGGGTCAGTACCGGGATGGGGTGCGGGAGGTCCGGCTGGCGAGTCGGCCCTTCAAGGAGAAACAGAAGACGCGGGGGTCGCATCCCGCCAGCTCCGCCAGGGGCTGTGGTGCAGAGGCAGTGCCGAGGACGACGCATCCGAGGCGCAGAGCACGTCTGAATCTCCGAACCTGGCCCGTTGGTCTACAGGAAGGATGCTGGCCTTTCAAGCCGGACGGCAGGGGTTCGAATCCCCTACGGGCTACCGGATTCCGTGACGGAACCCTATACAATTCAATAGTGGCTACTGAAGTTGAGCTTGCATACATCGCCGGACTGTTCGATGGCGAAGGCTCCGTGTTTCGGACCTCGGTGAAGTCGAGCAAGAACCAGAAGCGATACCCAAGGCTGACGGCCCAGATCGCTCAAAATGACAGGCGAGTGCTCGATTGGATTCGGGAGACACTCGGCTACGGGGCGGTCTACGAGAAGGGTCTGTCCGTCGCGGGGAACATGGGACACAACTTCAGAACGACACATAGAACGGCCAGAATGTTCTTGATCGAGATTCAGCCTTACCTCCGGGTCAAGGCCGAACTGGTGGGGACTCTTCTGGAAGACAACTCAACAGAGATCCCACAAGTCGTGAGCGCTGGGACGCACGGGGGCCTGTAAAGCCCTCCTCTTCGGAGTAGACGAGTTCGATTCTCGGGCACGGCACGCAACATGAGAGCGGCGACCCGGCTACGACCAGGGTCACACAGGGTGACGACCCACCGTCAGCTCGCGGGGCGATTCCCGAAAGGGTCCACGGCGAGCAACCTGCCCTCCAAGCTCAGGTGGAAGAGCGCCGGTCTGAAAAGCCGGAGGCTGTCGGTTCGATCCCGACGGTGGGCACAAGGGAACGAGGATGCACCCTCAGAACCGAGCAGGCTCGCAACCTGCGGGACCAGGGTCCAGTACGCGACTGGATCACTTCCACTCCCACCCCCGGAGGCAATCGGGGGCCAGCATGGCCGTCTATCCCAACTGGTAGAGGACTCCGGCTCAGACCCGGTGTGTTGTGGGTTCGAATCCCACGGCGGCTACAAGGTGAGATCCGAGCTGCAGCGACGGTCGATCCCAGGTGAGGCGTAGCTCGACCCAGAAACGGAGCGCCTCGCCGCATGGCGCTCTAGCCCAACGGCAGAGGCAACGGTCTGAGGGGCCGTCCAGTGTGGGTTCGAATCCCACGGGCGCTACGGGCAGATTGCAAATGCAATCCGCTTCCTGTAACATCGAAGATGGCAGTTGCAATCCGGCTGCCGCATCCAGTAGGGTCAACGACATGAGCACTCAGCGACAGGCCAAGCGGGCCGGGACGACCAATTCGGTCATCTCCGGTTCCTTCGGGCTGTCGTAGCTCCGAGACTCCCAGTCTCAGCCACACGGCCCCTCGGATGAAGATCCAGGGGCCTTTCGCATCTGCGGGTGCGAGCACGAAACTTCAGAACTCCACAGTGGAACAGGAACATCCTGGAAGGGCCAGCCGACAGATGGCGGCGGCACCGCTCTCGAAAAGCGACTGCGCTCCGGCGCGTGCGAGTTCGACCCTCGCCCCTTCCGCCACGGATGTTCACCTGGAGAGGCCAGCCGATAGATGGCGGCGGCACCACCCTGGAAAGGTGGCTGCGGGGTCTCCTCGCGTGCGGGATCGTCCCCCGCCCTCTCCGCTCTGGAAGAGCCAGCCGATAGATGGCGGCGGCACCCCGTTGCTAGCGGGGCTGCGGACTCGCTCCGCGTGCAGGTTCAACCCCTGTCTCTTCCGCAAGTCGGGCCACCGGACGCAGGTGGCACACGCCTCCGTAGCTCAGATGGTCAGAGCAGTTGCCTCTTAAGCTTCGGGTCCTTGGTTCGAATCCAAGCGGGGGCACTCGGACGTAGCTCAGTCGGTAGAGCGTCACTCTTCCAAAGTGAATGTCGCGGGTTCGAGGCCCGTCGTCCGATCCACGTTCTCCGCGAGTCCCCGGCCAGGGACGCAGGAGGGTAGCCGACCAACCTCAGAGCGGCAGGGGGTAGCGTCCTCTTCGAGGGAGGCTCGACGGAGCCAGACTCGGTATCAATCCGCTACATGGGGTACTAGCTCATGCTGGCAGAGCGCCACCTTGCCAAGGTGGAGGCGGCGGGATCGTCACCCGCGTGCCCCTCTCCGAACCGTCGGTCTCCCTGGATGCCGTTCCAGCGGCAGCGAGATCGGCGGGGGTTCTCGCCGCTCTAGCTCAGAGGCCAGAGCATCCGCCTTGTAAGCGGAAGTGCGTGGGTTCGACTCCCACGAGCGGCTCTGAGGGTCGCGGGCGCGGATCGGGTCCGCCTTCGTTCACCCCGCCCCTCGATTCCTGCGGCTGGACACGTCGTGCAGGACGACTAGTTGAACCGGGGTCCAGCATCACGCCGCTCTAGCTCATATGGCAGAGCATCCCCCTCGTAAGGGGAAGGCACGGGGTTCGATTCCCCGGAGCGGCTCGGTGCGGTTCGAAACGCACAAGGGAGAAAGCGAAGGGTTCGATTCCCATTGGGTAGTGGCCTCCCGGATAACCTCGACACCCGCAAGGTGCCGAGGCCCGCCTTCCTAGCTCAGCAGGCAGAGCACGCCCATGGTAAGGGCGAGGTCACGGGTTCGACCCCCGTGGAAGGCTCCTCCCGCCGCATGAGGCCCCGTAGTGCGGACTGAACGGACGGGGAACACGCTCACCTAGCTCAGCGGCAGAGCAGGCGGTTTACACCCGACAGCGCGGGGGTTCGAGTCCCTCGGTGAGCACAAACTAGCAGCGGCTACTTGCAAGTCCTCCTCAGAGGAGCTGCCGCCCAGACCACGCTACTGAGGCGTCCCGTGGTCACTCCCTGATCCCCACTAGCTCAGTGGCAGAGCGGCGAGCTGTTAACTCGATGGTCGGTGGTTCGAATCCATCGTGGGGAGCAAAGTACGAGAGCGGATCGGTCGCAGGGTCCGCGCTGCACCAGAACGTCAGCAGCCAGAAGATTCGGGTCGCTCCCGAGGACGCTGGGGAGGGTCGGACTGGATCTCGCCAAGGGCGTCATCGGGCTGGCCAGGCAACGGTGACGACCCCGCACTGCGGAACTTGCCTTCGTAGCTCAGCGGAAGAGCACGTCACTACGGATGACGGGGCCGGGAGTTCGAATCTCTCCGGGGGCACGGTCAGAGTATCCGGGTTCGAGTCCCGGCCCCCTGCGGGGGTAGCTCAATGGCAGAGCGCTGACGAACCGGGAACGGACTGTTCGATTCAGGATTGCTGTTGGATCAGCGCCCGGCCTGCCTTGGTAGCTCAGAGGAAGAGCGACGGCTTCCGAAGCCGTGGGTCGCAGGTTCGAATCCTGCTCGGGGCACGATGGTCACGGCGACCATAGTCGGGTTGATGGCAGCGCACCTAGAAACCCGGATCGCCGCCGAGGAGGCGGGGGCTTAGCGGCCCTCGACCTCCCGGATGATGCCTCTTGGTGTAACGGCAGCACACCACGCTCTGGACGTGGCGGGTCTTGGTTCGAATCCAGGGGAGGCAGCGCATGGAGAGGGAGTACCCGGCAGCGAGGGCGGCAGTCTGATCGCGGGGTGAGTCCAGTGAGGTCGCTGAGCGATACCGGAAGGTCGTCAGGCTCCCTCTCCACATTCCGGGCTGGTGTAACGGCAGCACGCTGGGCGTTGGACTCAGCCGGTCGGGGTTCGAATCCCTGGCCCGGAGCCAGCCCTCCTCGGGTCTCTCGTTCAAAGGAAGGACCGCTGGCTTTTACCCAGCAGATCGGATGTCGGGATTCCGGGGACCCACAAGATTTTCGCGCCTTGGCCGAGTGTTCAGGCGGACGGCTGCAACCCGTCACAGCCCGGTTAGATTCCGGGAGGCGCGTCCACTTCCCCTCGTAGCTCAGCGGAAGAGCTGTGGCGTTCTAATCCACGAGTCGCTGGTTCGAATCCAGTCGAGGGGTCACTGCTCGCTGACGGAGGATGGTCCGAAGTCACGGCTCCAGGGGCGCGTCTGGGCGAGAACGCGCACACGGTCTCGTAGCTCAGCAGGTAGAGCACTTGCCTGATAAGCAAGCGGTCGGACGTTCAAGTCGTTCCGAGGCCACCACGGGGAATGCGCAGGGTCCGCACGCTTGCCTTGCAAGCAGGCCGAGATGGGTTCGAGTCCCATATTCTCCACTCCACCCTTGTTCCTGTTCCACTGTTGGGCGTATCACTCATGACGCAGGAGGGCGACCGAAGTACAAGGCCGCTCCGGGATCATCCGGGACCTCCTGAGCCAGGCTGGAGCACCGGAGATGGCCACCGGGGCGGGGTTCGATTCCCCGGCGCTGGCACGAGACAACTACACAGAGATTCCCAGAGGGCGGCGCAGGCCGAAGTGATTCGGTTATCGCCTGTTCAGCGGGAGGTTGCGGGTTCGAATCCCGTCGGGGACTTCGGTCCCCGTAGCTCAATTGGCTAGAGCGCCTAAACATCGGATTGCACCCCCTGTCTCCGCCGACCTCTGGACTTAGACCTCGGGCAGGTCGAAGCATCGTCGGGTTACCTTTCAGTTGGGATGGATCAAGTCCCCGGCTGCGTCCCCTATCTCCCCGAGATCCGCATCGCCCCTGCTAGTCCCGAAATCGACCGGGCGGAGGGTCATGACGGAGGGTTCGACTCCCTCCAGGGGCGCTGGGCTAGGCCGAAGAGCACGGGTTATCGCTGGTTCGATTCCTGTCGCGGTCGTCACTGATCGTGGTCCCTGTTGGTTGGGAACCCCGGACTCATCACCTGTCTCGCCCTCTAACTGAACATCGGTCAGGCCGAAGCATTCCGGGTTACCTCTACCATCCAGAAGAATCCCCCCGGAGGCGATCACCTGTCTCACCGATCCCCCTGTCTCCCCTCAGCCGAGGGCAGGCCGAATGAAAGGAGCCACACGATGGCCAACGAAGCACTGAAGACCGTCACGACTCGGAAGAGCGTCACGGCGACCCCGCAGACCGAGAAGGCCGCGAAGGGGCAGAAGAAGAATCACGCCGGAGGCTACGCCTTCGTCATCGGAGACTTCGAGCGCATCAAGCGCTTCCTCATCATGGGGTCGGAGTCCTCGTTCTACCAGTCGGGCGCGAAGCTCGCTCTGGAGAACGCGAAGACCATCCAGAAGGTCGCGCAGTCCGGCGACGCCGAGCAGGTTCGTGCGCTGTTCGACCTCATCGAGGAGATCTCGGTCGGGGGTCGGGCGGCGAAGCAGCAGCCCGCTCTGTTCGCCCTCGCGCTCGCCATCGCATCCACGCCGGACCGGCACCTGAAGAGCTACGGCTACTCCAAGGTCGCGTCCGTGGCGCGCACGGCGTCCACCCTCTTCCAGTTCGCGGGCTACCTGAACCAGTTCCAGCGGTTCGGCATGGGCGCTCGCAAGGCCATCTCGCGCTGGTACGAGGGTCGGGACCTCGACGCCCTGGCCTACCAGCTCGTGAAGTACCAGGCCCGTGAGGGCTGGTCGAACGACGACCTCATCAGCCTGTCGCACCCGACGCGCTCGAAGGAGGACCCGGAGTTCTCCCGGCTCATCGACTGGACCCTGGGCAAGGCCAAGGACATCGAGGCGCTGCCGAAGATCGTCCAGGGCTTCGAGCGGGCGAAGGGCGCGGAGTCCGACAAGATTCCGTCGCTCATCCGCGAGTACGGTCTGAGCTGGGAGATGGTGCCTTCCGAGGCGCTCAACCGGCGTGAGACCTGGGAGGCCCTGCTCGACACCAAGGGCGCGCTGCCGCTCGGTGCCCTGATCCGCAACCTGCCGAAGCTCACGCGGACGCGGGTGATCCAGGAGCTGGGTGGCCGGACGCAGGAGATCGTGGACCGTCTGACGGACCAGGACGCCCTGGTGAAGGCTCGCATCCACCCGCTCAACCTGCTGGTGGCGCTGAAGACCTACGCCGAGGGCGAGGGTCGCGGCGGGCGTGACTTCACTCCGGTACGCCGGATCGTGGACGCGCTCGACACGGCGTTCTACAAGGCGTTCAAGGCGGTCGAGCCGACCAGCAAGCGCTGGTTCCTGGCGCTCGACGTGTCCGGCTCGATGGGCTGGGGCAACATCTCCGGCATGCCGATCACTCCCCGCGAGGCGTCGGCTGCCCTGTCGCTCGTCACGGCGGCGACGGAGAAGGAGTCCTACATCGCAGGGTTCTCGCACACGATGGTCCCCATCGACATCAGCGCGAACATGACCCTCGATGAGGTCCAGCGGCGGATCTCGCGCATCCCCATGGGAGGCACGGACTGCGCGCTGCCCATGCTCCACGCGCTGGAGAAGGGCATCAAGGCCGACGTGTTCGTCATCTACACGGACAGCGAGACCTGGGCTGGTCGGGTTCACCCGCACGAGGCCCTGGAGCGTTACCGGAAGGCGACGGGCATCAACGCCAAGCTGATCGTCGTCGGCATGACGGCGACCCGGTTCTCCATCGCCAACCCGAACGACCCCGGCATGCTCGACATCGCCGGGTTCGACACCGCCGCACCTGGCTTGATGGCCGAGTTCGTCAAGGACTAGCCTGAAGCCGGTGCATCGGTGAGTCACAGCCCTCCGAGGGTGGGACCTAGGTTCCCTGATCCCCTGGCAGTCCCGCCCTCGGAGGGCGTCATCAACAAGATTCCGCTCAGTAGCCAAGACGGTAAGGCGCGGCGCTCATAACGCCGTCACGCGGTGGTTCGAGTCCACCCTGAGCGACTCGTAGTGCCGGTTGGGAGCCACCCCGGACGCGGGGGAGCCGCTCAGTCCCCGGACGCGGGGAGGGTTGGTTAGACGGTTCGACTCCGTGCTACGTTGACTTCCGAACAGACCTCAGGCGGTCAACGGGTAAGCGCGCCGAGGTCGTGGGGGAAGGTCCCCAAGGGACCGAGGGCCAGTCGTATTCGGGTTGCGGCTGGCCCTTTCTCGTGGGCGCTGAGGGCCGTATCACTCTGCGGAAGGGATGAACATGACCCAGCAGAAGAGCGCCGACCAGTACACCGAGCACGACTTGCCGAAGGCCGGTCCGGGTCGGTTCTGGGAGATCACGCACAACCCGAAGAGCCGGACGAACCCGATCACCATCCGGCTCATGGAGCAGCACACTCCAGGCCGTCGCGGCCTGTCCCGTGCCATCGGGTTCGAGTACACCACGGCGAGCTGGAAGGCTCTCTCCGAGGCGGCGGATCTCGTCCTCGCCCGCGTGGGCGACTATGACAAGGTGGTCGGGGACTACCAGTTGGAGGAGCGCTAGGCCGTGCCCATCTACTACCCGCTGTTCGAGGAAGTCTTCGTTTTCAGAAACATCGAAGACCCGGAGCGCTACGTCACGATGGTCGTTCGAGGAGCCACCGAGGCTCCCCGCGAGGTCACCATCGACGGTCAGTCCTACGAGTACGACGAGGACGGCACCGAGAAGACTCGGATGCACATGCGGGTGAACGCCACGCGCCGAGCTGAGGGCGAGCAGCAGCAGCAGTAGATTGCAATTGTCATCCTGACCTGCTATCTTCGTTTCGAGAAAAGGCGGACGCCGATTCGGAAGGGAGGCCGTCATGGCCAGACCGAGGAAGTACCTCGACCGGGATCGCATCGTCGTCAATCCCGAGTGGATCGAGTGGAAGAAGGAGGCGCAGCGCCAGGCCGTTGAAGACGCGCCGTGGCAGTTCGCGTCGGCGGGCATCGACCCCACCATCTACTTCCCCGAGCTGGACGACAAGAAGATTCCCGACGAGGGCGCGTGGATTCTCATCCTGGAGGAGCCGCACACCATCCTGCGGGAGCAGTTCCGGCTCCCTCTCCTCAGCATGTGGCGCGCTCGCCCCTTCGTGCTGAACGACGGCGGCGTCATCGTCGGCTACGACGACATGCAGTACCGCGAGTTCCCCAAGCAGGCGGTCATCACGACTCCGGCAGGTGACCTGCACCTGTGGCCGCACGAGTACATCATCGCCAGCGACCCGCTGGGCTTGCTCTCGTGCGAGGGGGCCGAGATCCACCAACTGGGCGGCAAGCCCGTGCTGGACGAGGACTACATGTTCTACCTCCAGTCCCGAGGCATCCCCTACGACGAGGCGGTCCTCATGCTGTTCGACACCATCGAGGACACCGACTTCATCTACGTGACCTTCCCTGAGGAAGTCACGTCCATCCTCGAAGGCGTGGGGCGTCCGCTCCACCGCCACATCGCGCTCAACCCTCGGAAGGCGGGCTGACCATGGAGAAGACCATCGCCAAGATCACGAAGGCCGAGCTGGGGTTCGAAGACCACGGCATCTTCGGCTTCAACATCGAGTTCCGGCTGACGCAGCACATGCATCAGGCCACGGGCTGGTACTCGCTGGAGGGCGGCAGCGTGGACTTCATCCGCCACGTCCTCCAAGCCGCAGGCGTCGAGCGCTGGGACCGGCTGGCCGGTCGCACCGTCTTCGTTCTCCGGGAGGACGGCATCATCAAGGGCATCGAGAACCTGCCGACCGAGCCGGGGAACGCCTTCATCTTCAAGGAGTACTTCGACCTCTACGCGAAGAAGCCGCTCCCGCTCACCGAGCGCCAGAAGAAGCTGCTGGCCGAGAATCCCGAGTTCTGGGCCGCATCCGTCGCCGTCGTCGTGGAGAAGAGCGAGGTCGGGCTGGTCGTCTTCGATGAGGACGGACGCCACATCAAGCTCGATCCCGCGCAGATCATCTCGAAGGGAGCGTGATCCATGGCCGAGACCATCAGCATCGAGGAGCTGCGCCGCATCTACCAGGAGGCAGCCGACGCGAAGCAGGCCGAGGAGCGGGCGAAGGAGACCCGCCCCGGCTACACCCGGAACGCCACCCGCGAGGAGAAGCACGACGCGGGCATCACCGCAGTGTTCCTCGCAGGCCGGGAGAAGATTTCCGAGAACGGGGGTGCCGAGTGAACGAGGTCGCAGAGAAGCTCCGGCACAACGCCAAGAACGCCTTCATCCTGGGCAACGAGGGTCTCGGAGGTCTCCTCCTGGATGGAGCATTGGAGATCGACCGACTGGCAGCCGAGGTCGAGCGACTCGACCGACTCGCGTACCTCCGCATCCCGATCCCCCGATTCCTCCGCCGCAAGAAGGGCTGACCCATGGCTTCGACGCTCGACATCCACATGATTTGGGTCCGAGACCCGTCCGACCTCTCGCAGATCCTCTGGTTGGAGGACGCATGGGATGCCGACTCCATCGACTCGAACAGCTCCGGGTGGGAGGAGGCCGTCCAGAAGGCATACGAGGCGCACGGGGCCGAGAACGTCCGGGTAATCGTTGGGGCCGTGGACTTCGACGCCGTGGAGAACGCCTTCAGCGTCCCGAGGGCGGATCTGGTTCGGACCTTCAACGAGGAGGACGCGCTCGCCGCCGAGCAGGCGCGCATCCTCTCCGCCCTACAGAAGCTGCACGACACCATCCCATACGACGGGGAATCGAATCTAGCGCAGCGGCGGGGCATCCGACGAGCCATCAGCACGATCCAGAACAAGGAGTAGCCATGATCGAGTTCTTCATCCTGTGCGCAGCCGTCGTCATCATCGCCGGACGCTTCATGCCTAAGGCTCAGAAGAAGGGGCGGCACAGCGCGTGACTGCGAACGACCCCACCATCACCGTCCGGCAGACGATCAACTTCCAGGCTGTCCAGTCCACGCACCCTGAGGCCGAGAAGATTCTGCTGGGCTGGTTCCGGGAGGCGAACCCCGACGTACCCGTCGAGGTCACCGACATTGGACTTCCACAGGCGCAGGAGGCAGGTATCTGGTTCCTTCGGCACCCGAGTGGGCAGGTCATCGCCATCGGCCCCGACGACCTGGAGTCCGATTTCGAGAAGGTCTCCGAGGAGGACGAGATCGAGGAGTTCGTGAAGCTACTGGCCGACTCTCCGTCCGCGCAGGTGGCCGACAAGTCCGAGGAGCGCATCCAGGCTCAGGCGCAGATCGACGCCTTCCTCGCGGATCGCGTGGGGCAGATGCTCAGTGAGTTCGAGGACCTCCTCGGAATGGCGCAGGACGAGGAGGACGCCGACGCATCCGAGGGCATCCAGTGGGCCTACGAGCGCTTCAAGGCGGTCTTCGGAGTGAAGGAAAATCCGTCGAGTCACCCCCTCTGATCGGGTGTTTTGCTGCGTAGACTGAGCTACGCGGGTGAAGGTCATCCGCGTCGCTACGAGGAGGCCCCCATGACCGAGAGCACCCCCACCCCCGACGCCGCCGACGAGCCGGTGGTCGAGGGCTACGACGCTCCCCAGGACAGCCCGGAGGACGACGCCATCGAGGCGGCGCACGCCGAGCTGGAGAACACCGACCAGGACGTGTTCGACGCCGAGGGCGACGACGCTGAGCCGGGCGAGGGAGTGGCCGTCTAATGACGTTCTCCCGCCTGGCATCGCGCTCGGTGCCCACTACGAAGTACAGCAGCCGCCAGGGCAACAAGATCGAGCGGCTCATCGTCCACCACACGGCGGGCAACACCAACGAGGGCAACCTCCAGTACCTCTCCGCGAGCGCGGCGGATGTCTCCGCGTCCTACGTGCTGTTCACCACGGGCGAACTGGTCGGCATCGTGCCCGAGGAGTACCGCCAGTGGACGACGGGCTGGAACGCCGACAAGAACGCCGTGGCCGTCGAAACGGTCAACACGGGAGGCGCTCCAAACTGGCCGGTCTCGGACGCGCAGGTCGAGAAGCTCGCGCAGCTCGCCGCTGACCTCTGCCAGCGCTACGGATGGGGTCGGCTCGACCGCAACCGTGTCAAGGGTCACCGCGAGTTCAACGCGACCGCATGCCCCGGTCCGACCCTGTGGAGCAAGCTCGACTACATCGTCGCCCGAGGGAACGAGATCCTGGGTCAGGGCACTCCAACTCCACCGCCCGGAGGAGGCACCTACACGGTGCAACGCGGGGACACCCTCTCCGGCATCGCCGCGAAGTTCGGGACGACGTGGCAGGTTCTCCAGTCCCTCAACGGTCTGCCCAACCCCAACCTCATCTTCGCCGGGCAGGTGCTGAAGGTTCCGGGAGGTTCGACTCCAACACCGCCCCCCGCTCCGCCGAAGAAGTCGAACGACACCATCGCCAACGAAGTGCTCGCTGGCAAGTGGGGGAACGGGGAGGATCGCAAGCGTCGCCTGGCAGCAGCCGGGTACGACTACGCCACCATCCAGGCTCTGGTCAACCAGAAGCTCGGAGTCGGCGGCTCCGCCCCACGCAAGTCCGTGAGCACTCTCGCCACCGAGGTTCTCGCGGGCAAGTGGGGGAACGGCGACGACCGCAAGCGTCGGCTCCAGGCCGCAGGCTACGACTACGCCGCTGTGCAGAAGGAAGTCAACCGCCGCCTGTACGGCTGAGGAAGATTCCGTGCGAGAACGGCCCCTCTGTGTTCATCGGAGGGGCCGTTCGTCGTGTGGACGGCTGGTTGGCCGTGTTCTTCGTAGTGCTCACCCCGGTGTCGTGGTTCATGGGCTGGTTCCGGCTGACCGAGTTCGTGTCCGCCCTCAGCCTCTGGGCGCTGGTCTCCGGTCACTGGGCCGCGTGGCAGGCAGCGAGGGTCGAGGTCAAGCAGGACGAGAAGGAGCAGGGCGGCGACTAAGGGGGGATTGCAATTGCCATCCGGTGACTGATACCCTGAGACCTAGGTCAACATCTCAGGAGGTCATCATGATCCAATCCGTTCTCATCCTTCAGCAGGAGTCCCTGCCGGACTTCAGCAGCCTCTGGCCGGTCACCATCAACGCCGACGGCGAGGTCATCCACGGGCGTGACGACGCCCACGCCCTGATCGGGTTCCAGGACGACAAGAACGTCCAGACGGTCAACCTCTTCACCTTCCAGGCCGACTCGCTGGAGGACCTGGCCGAGCGCTGCATCGGCAAGTACCCCGTGTTCTCGTCCAAGGACGGCAGCGGCGTGTTCTCCGTCCCGCTCGCGGTGTCGAGCGCCAAGGTCGCACAGCTCGACCCGGCCCGGCTCACCGCCTGAGCTGCCCCCGCAGAAACTTCCACCGACAAGATTTCAGGAGGCAGACCATGGCCAAGTACGAGATCCAGATCAACACCCCAGACACCGTTCGGCTGTTCATCGAGGGCATGCAGGGACAGGGCAACCTCGTGCTGAGCACGAGCGACCCGGCCCGCGCCACCTTCGAGTTCGAGGCCGAGGACCTCTGGGACGCCGCGAACGTGGTTCGTGACACCTTCGAGGAGATCGCCGCGAACATCGGGGTCCACAGCATCGACTACGGCAAGCCCGTCGAGGTCGAGGAGTGGCGCAGCCTGAGCAAGGCGGTCATCCCTCACGACGTGGAGTGCCCGAACGGAGTCGGGCAGGTCGTCACTCGCTCCGGTGCGGACGGCAGCGGGAGCTACTGGCCCGCCAAGGCCGTCGCGCTCATCCTGGAGGCCCACGGCATCAAGGTGGACCGCACGCACATCGAGGCGGTCGAGCGGCAGAAGCGGGCAGGCATCTCCGCCTGATTCCGACAGGGCCGGTAGCTCAACGGCAGAGCAGCGGAAGTTATAGTCCGTTCGGTTGCGGGTTCGACTCCCGTCCGGTCCACGTTTCAAGAAACATCCGGCAGGGATTGCAATTGCCATCCTCCCCTGATACGCTGACTGTAGGTCAACAACGCGGGAGGTCACGATGATCGAAGCAATCGCTCACATCAGCCGGATCGTCTACCTGTTCGTCTGCGACTGGCCGCGCACCAAGAACTGCACCCGCTACGGTCCCGTCGCACGGTTCGCCTACGCGAGCATGTACGCGCTGGGCCTGGACTGAAGGAGGACCCCATGACCTTTGCCACCGATTTCGCGCAGGCGCTCCAGCAGAAGTTCGACGCCGAGCACAAGGCGAAGCAGATCGAGGACGCGAAGAACGACCGCTTCGTGTCGGATCTCCACTACGTGTTCACCGTCGAGGCAGGCCAGAAGTTCGACCGCATCGTCCAGGTGCTGGCCGGGTCCACCAACCCGCAGCGCAGCGTCCACGCCTTCGTGGAGAAGAGCACCGGCAAGCTCATCAAGGCCGCGAGCTGGAAGACGCCCGCCAAGCGCAGCAACGGCGAGTTGCAGAGTCAGTTCAACCTGAGCACTCCGAGCGGGTTCGCTGAGGCCGTCGCGGCAGCGGACAAGCACGGCGGCTACCTCTACCTCCGCTGAGGATTGCAATTGTCATCCGTCCCTGCTATCCTGAATGCAGGTCAACAATCGGAGGTCATCATGGCGAAGCACGCAGGCACCTACATCCTCTCGAAGGACGTGGAGCGCATCGCTCCCGGACGCCGCGCCATCGTGCGGCCCACGCCGGTCGCGCCTCTCCCTCTCGTGGCTGACGACCTCCGCGTCGCGGCCCGCGAGGACGCCTACCTGGCCACGCTGGAGGGGAAGTGAGCATGGACGACTTCGACTACGAGCCGGACCCGGACTACTACCGGGATCTCATGATCGACGCCACGACCGACTGGGACCGGATCGAGGCACACAAGCCTCTCGGTGCCAAGGGCTACGCCATGTCGAGCGCAGAGCTGCGCGGGCCGTGCGAGCGGCTTGGATGCACCTGCCGCTGGTCCAAGGCTCCCGAGGGTATGCAGGTCACCGTCCGTGGCCGGGCGGGCGTCGTGTGCGCCTATCCCGCTGACTGGCAGCCGTTCCCCGGCTGGGTTCCCGTGCAGTTCCATCGAGGCGGGATGACCCTCACCCGGATCAGCGACATCGCCGTATCACTCCCGTAGGCCAATCCAAGGAGAAGAATCCATGACGCACTTCATCGGGGCCGTGGTGGTCCCCCCGTCGGTCGAGTTCATCACCAACACGACCCGGACGAAGTACCCCGACCTCTACGGTGCCGACGCCAAGGAGTGGATCGCAGGCACCGCGCTCAACGAGTTCCTGGAGCGCGCCCTGGCCAAGTTCGATGAGAACAAGGAGATGCCGCGCTACGTCGAGTACACCCGCGAGCAGGCCATCGAGAAGAGCCGCCGCGAGGTCGAGGAGTACCGGAACGGCACCTACGCCGAGTACCTTGCCGATCCCGTGAAGTACGCCAAGGGTGTGAGCAACGAGAAGCACCTGGAGTACCTCCGCACGGGGTTCCCGCAGCGCCTGGAGTGGACCGACGAGCAGCACTACGAGAACGTCGCGTCCTGGTACGACGACGAGAACAAGGACGCCGAGGGCAACCTCTACTCCACCTACAACCCGCACTCCAAGTGGGACTGGTGGGTCATCGGCGGACGGTGGGAGCAGACCTACCGCGAGCGCCAGGGCGAGAAGATTTCCGCCCTCCGTGAGGAGCTGGAGAAGGCCCTCGCCAACCTCCGGGACCCCGAGGCGCAGGCCGAGCTGGCAGCCGTCGAGGCCGAGATCAAGGAGGGCTGGGCCGTGTTCAACGCACAGCGCGCCCGCACGCAGGAGTGGCTGGCAGCTAACCCGTCACTCAACGCGGGCAACTACGCGCAGAACGCCCGGCTGGCCCACGGAGGCGACCCGAACTTCCAGGTGCTCACGTTCGAGGACACCGACAAGCTGGAGGCCAAGCGCTTGGACTGCCGCGCCTACCTCCCCTGGTGGTTCCCGTACAACGTCGTCGTGCCGACCAAGGTCGAGCAGGACCCGAGCGAGTCCAACGAGGTCACCTACGACAGCGACGGCAACGTCGAGCAGGTGGACGACTTCGAGTGGATCACGAAGGGCCGCATGGGCTGGTGGGGCATGCACACCGACGAGTTCACCGACGAGCAGTGGGTCGAGTCGCTCATCAAGATCCTGGACGTGCAGGACCCCGAGGCGCGGCTGGTCTACATCGACTTCCACATCTGAGAGCGGGTCAGCAATGGACGAGCACATGCCGGAGGGCCGTATCCCCATCGAGGAGCTGGAGGACCGGCGCATCTACATCATCAGGTCGCGGAATCTTGCCGTGGGAGCCTGGTCGGTCGAGCGTCGCGGGTTCATCGGCATCCGTGAGAAGTTCCATCACGAGTACCTGTTCACGGAGTACGAGTGGAGCACGAGTCCGACCTCCGGCACCGCGTTCGCCACCGAGAAGACCGAGCACGTCATCCCCGACGACATCCCTCTCACCGAGCATCTCCAGGACGAGGCGGGCGAGTTCATCAAGAGCGCCGAGGGCTACATCCAGTCGAATGGGCCGCTGTTCGACATCCTGAAGCCGCTCGACGTGGCAGAGCGCGAGAAGCGCAGGAAGGAGTGGGACCTGTGACCGACGAGAGAGCAACCGACCTCTACTGCCCGGCGAGCGGGCGTGCCGAGGGCGAGGACAACTCGACGCACCACCTGATCCCCGGACCGGGGAGCGCTCAGGTGTGCCGGTACTGCCGCAAGCCCGCCCGCACCATCGAGCGCGAGTGGCGCGACCGCAGCAAGATTCCGACCATCCGCCGTGACGGCACGTTCGAGTTCAAGGGCGTGACCTACCGCGTGGCGCAGGGCAGCGACAAGCCCACGGAGGACGGCAGCCGCTTTGTCGAGCGGGTGAGCGACCTCGCGCTCATCGAGGACGGGTTCGGCTACCTGTCCGAGATCCGCGCATGGCTGAAGAAGGCGGTCGAGGAGGACTGGCCGACGCTGGAGGACACGAGTCCTCCCGAGTACGGGGTCAAGCACTATGGCCGCTGAGGCAGCGGTCCCCCGCAAGCGCCCATGTGCGTCCTGCCCCTACCGGCAAAACGTGCCGAGTGGAGTCTGGCATCCCGAGGAGTACCTGAAGCTCCCCGAGTACGACGGCGAGATTCACGAGCAGGTGCAGCATGAGCAGGCCCTGAAGGAGTTCCACTGCCACCAGGGCGACGGCACGGTGTGCAGCGGCTGGTTGGGTCATCGGGAGCCGACCGACCTCCTCGCGGTGCGACTGGGCATCGCACGCGGATCGCTCGACCCGTCGTGCGCCACGTACACGACCGAGGTCCCGCTGTTCCCGAGCGGACGAGCAGCAGCCGAGCACGGCATGCGCGAGGTCGAGGCCCCGAGCGACGAGGCCGTCGAGGTCATCGAGAAGATTTCGCGCAAGCGGGATCTCGCGTTCGATCCCGTCGTCCAGCAGCACAACGCGAACGTCGCCCGAGCTGCGCACTCACGACCTCCGGGGTTCTAGTGGCGAGGAGCAGCAGCAGTCTGGGCGTGGACTGGTTCCTCCCCGGCAAGAAGCGCCGGTTCGCCACGAGCACGATGGCCACGTCAACCCTCATCGTGCTGGCCGCGAGCGAGGGGCACACCGTGACGAGCGCCCGTGAGTGGATCAACTACGACGACGAGGCGCGGGAGATCCTCCGGCACTTCGAGGAGGCAGGCTACGGGGACACGAGGCTGGACACGCTGGTTTCCTGAAACGAAGGGCGAGGATGGCAATTGTCATCCGTTAGTGGTATCCTGAATGCAGGTCAACACTTCGGAGGTCGCCATGACGCAGACAATCCACCACCCGCCCGTCGTCCCCGGCGAGCGGTTCCTCATCATCGGGCACATCACGGGAGTTGGCGACGAGGCCAGCAAGTGCCCGTGCAAGCCGCGCCGCACGACCACGCACACGCAGGCGAGCCGAGGCCGCTACGGGCGGCACCAGGGCTACAACGTCACCGTTCACTGGTGGCACAACGTCATGCCGCCCAAGTGCGAGGCGTGCGACGGCACGGGCGAGCGCACCTACCAGGCCGACGCCGAGCGCGACAAGTTCTCCGGCGAGGTCCAGGCCGAGTGCAACGAGTGCGACGGCACCGGCTACATCCAGCAGCAGAACGACTGAGGGAGGCCCACCATGGGAGTTGAACTGAAGCTTCACATCGGCGCGCAGTGGCACGACCACGACGACGAGAGCATGCACGAGTACCACGCGAAGTACGGGCGCGGGTTCCACGAGTTCGCATCCATCGACCTGTCGGGCGTGGATCGCACCGTCTGGGATCTGGTCCACAAGTACCAGAAGCTCGCGGACGAGGAGTTCGAGAAGACCGGCGTCTTCAACATCATCTACACCCGCGTGCAGCGCGAGGACGAGCAGGGCGTCACGCACGAGGTCAACCTCACCGAGGACGCCTACGGCACTCGGATCGCGTGCATCCCGCTGGAGGAGGTCCGTGCAGCGCTCATCGTGGCGCAGGGCGAGACCACCAAGGAGGGCAGCAGGGGCTACCCCGGTCGCGGCTACCGCCGCTACGCCGTCGGCATCACCCTCATCGACTCGATCCTGGCCAACTTCAGCCCGCAGTTCGACGGGCGGCTGGTCGCATACACCTACGCCCACTGAGGAGGCACCATGGCACATCTGCAACCTGTCGGGCGGCACGCTTTCGATCTGCCGCGAGGCGTCGAGCAGCCCCCTGCCACCACCGCCGAGGCGGATCGCACGTCCCCCGAGCGCCTGTGGAACGCGCTGGTTCGTTCGGATTGGGTCACGGGCGCGGGCAACCGCGTCATGGTGAGCCGCGAGGAGCTGGAGGATCTGTTCGAGGCCGGACGGCAGTACGGGCTGGAGCAGGCTCAGGGGTGCTGTTAGCCCCGTTTCTCGAAACAAGATTCCCGCTTACAGAGGAGGCCGTCCATGCTCCACACCCGCGAAGAGGTCGAGCAGCACATCCGCTACAAGGCGAACGTGCGCGAGCTGCGCGAGGACGTGGCGCACGAGATGCTGGTTCTCCTCGCATCCGGGGCCGAGCCGGACTACCGCGCCCTGTACCTGGCCGTCGTCCGCAAGCCGTTGGCCGAGATCGCGTTCCACAGCGCGCCGAGCGAGTTCCGCGAGTCCATCCAGCAGCACGGGCTGAGGATGGCCCTCCCGAGCGACGGGCGCTGGAACATGAACGCGCACGGGCAGCCACGAGCCGTGTACCTGGGACCCGAGCCTGACGAGCGAGGCCGCTGGGCGACCACCGACGAGTGGGACATCTGGGAGGTCCGCACCGAGGGACTGGAGTGGCAGCACGACCCCATCAACGAATCATGCTGGGCCGTGACGCAGGACATCGCCCCGGATCGCATCCGGCTGGTCAGCACGCAGACTCGCCACTGGCCGTAGATTGCAATTGTCATCCGTAAGCGGTAAGCTACGAGCAGGTCAACAACACTCCAGGAGGTCACCATGGGAGATCGCAGCAACATCGTCATCGAGGACAAGTGGGGCAAGCGCACCGAGCGCGTCTACCTGTACTCGCACTGGGGCGGAGAGCGCGTCCTGAAGGCAGCCATGACGGGACTCCGGTCCGGTCGCGCCACGGACAATCAGTATCTGGCCCGAATCGTCTTCGACGCCATGGTCGGAGAGGACCAGGGCAGCGAGACCGGCTACGGCATCGGCGGGCGGCTGGGCGACAACGAGCACCCGATCCTCGTCATCAGCGACACCCGCAACAAGGGGACCGTCGTCTACTTCGAGAATCAGAGCGACTACGGGCAGCCGTTCAAGCGCATCACGAAGAAGATGTCGTACACCGAGTTCGTCGCGCTGGTCGAGTCCATCCCCGAGTGGGAGAAGCTCACCGACAGCAACGAGCTGTACGACCTCCTCATCCAGCACATGGCCGAGAGCGACATCGCGTAGGCCCCGAGACCCCCACAGCCCCCCGGTTCCTAACCCGCCCCCCACGCGGAACCGGGGGGTTTCTCGTGCGCCTGGAGCCTCAAACGTGAGGATTATTGTCACTTGCCGGGGGCGTCGTTTTCCGAAACGAAGAAGGGTGACCCCCAGTCAGATTTGTGTAATCATGGGGCGACATCCCGCACCATCGGAAAGAGGCACCATGGCGACCCCAGCAGTCCAGCAGCCCCCCATCAGCGCAGTCATGGCACTCGACGCCCTCCGAGAGCAGTGCGCCATCGCAGCCGAGGCCAAGCGCAACTACGAGCAGCAACTGGCCATCCGCGACGACCTCATCAGAGCAGCACGAGCAGCCAAGATTCCCGAGAGCAAGCTCCAGAGCATCACGGGACTGAGCCGGGATCGCATCAGCACCATTGCCCACAGCGCGCCCAAGGGCGTATCACTCACGTGACGCCGACTCCAGTAGACCTGCCCTGGGACCAAGCCACGCACGACGGGATCATCGTGGCCCTCATCGTCGTGGCGGGGATCGCGCTACTGGGCACCGTGCTCATCGCGTTCCGAGCCGTCGAGTGGCACCGCGAGAACGTGATCCGCTACCGAGCGCCCAAGACCAAGCCCCTCCCCCGCATCGAGAAACGAAGCCCCCAGTGATCCACGAGATCGAGGTCCGCAACTTCCAGTCGCTCCACCACGTGACCCTGGAGCCGGGAAGATTCACCGTGGTGGTCGGGCCGAGCAACGTCGGCAAGAGCGCGTTCATGCGAGCACTCCGCACGCTCACATCGAACCGGCGAGGCACCGAGTTCATCAGCCACGGAGAGCGCATCAGCAGCATCAAGGTGCGGACCGACCGAGGCACCGTCACACTCACCCGAGGCGTGGCAGCGACCGACAACACGTACACGGTCACTCCAGAGGACCCTGGGCACCCGCTGGCCCCCGAGAGAATCTTCCGCAAGCTGGGCGGGGACGTTCCTCCAGAGGTCAGCGAGTTCCTGGGCATCGAGGCCAAGGACCCCATCAACTACGCAGGGCAGTTCGACAAGCCCTACCTCCTGGACGACTCCGCTGGCGAGGTAGCTCGCGTCCTGGGCAGTCTCACGAACGTCAACGTCATCTTCGAGGCCGCACGGGAGAGCAACCGGCGCAGGCTGGCCTACGCGCAGACACTGAAGACCCGAAGCGAAGACCTCGCAGCCATCAACGCCCGAGTGCCGGGGTTCCGAGCACTGAAGGCCAAGGCGCAGGCCGTCACCCGAGCAGAAGAGCACCTGGCCATCGCCACGCGCCTGGAACGGGACATCGCACGCCTCACCGAAGCCGTGGAGCAGGCCGAGATCGCAGAGCGCACCATCGAGCGCCTGGCCCCCATCGCAGAGCGCGAGATCCCGAGCGCCGAGGCCATCATCAGCGCCCACGACGCCATTACCGCTTACACGGGAGCCATCCGAGAGCAGAGCAGCGCCCGTGCAGCCCTCACAGCAGCCACGGAGGCCCTGGAGCAGGCACAGCAGCGCCTGGAGGCCATCGAGGCCGAGTACGAAGAACTGGTGGGCAGCATCCGGGACAGCCTGGCCGGATGGTTCGGGGTGGTGGCCGAGAAGTACGAGCACGAAGGCATCACCTACGTGACCCTGGACGAGGCCGTCCGCGTCGCAGCCCTGTACATCGAGGAGCAGGCGAAGAGGGACTCCGAGTGAGCGCCCCCGAAGAGGTCCGAGAAGATTGCCCCCTGTGCGGGGCGCAGCCCCTGGACTACGACACGCTCATGGGCGGGGGCGAGGTCCTCCGCATGTACTGGTGCGCCGAGTGCGGCTGGAGCCTCACCGTCGAGTTCCCGCAGAGAGCCGGAGCATGAGCGAGGACATCGACCTGGAGGAGCAGATCGCCCACGCGAAGTGGCACCTGAACGACGCGCTCAGTAGAGGAGCCTGGCAAGAGGTTCGAGAGTGGACCGCCGAGCTGCGCCGACTCCGAGAGCAGAGGATCTAGGCCCCATGGTCGATTCTGGAAACGAAGTTACCGCTTACAGCCCTCCAGAGGAGCCGTGCCGAAGCGCCTACGACCTGGGAGGCGGCGACATCCTCACCTGCACCCGTCACTTGAAGGGCAATCCGTTCCGGGGCGAGGCCGAGCGGCATGCAGCCGAGGCATACGGCGCAATCTGGTACTGGTCGGACCGAGAAGCCATCAAGGAGCCGTCATGAGCAGCCTGGTCGAGGCCCTGGAGGCCGCGCTGGACTACGAACGGGAGCAGTTGCTCATCGCACGAGCGAGGCAGCACGTGTTCGGCCCCCACGGGGACTGGAACATCGCCCTCCGCATGGACGAGTCACCGCCCACGCACGCAGTTCCGAGGCGGGACGACTACGCCCGTGACGTGGCCATCCGCGAACTTCGAGTTCAGCAGCTCCAGACCCAGATCATCCGGCTGGTGGCCGAGGCAGGCCCGAAGAAGATTTTGGAAACGACGGCGGGAGGAAGACCGTGACGACTCCAGATCCCGAGCCGAGCGCCGCAGATCGCGCCCGGAGCCTGGTTGACAGCGTGGTGGTCGGTCAGCCCACGACCGACGAGCAGGCACTCGCCGCAGCGGGGGTGTACGCCACCCTCGCGCTGGCCGAATCCGTGGACCGGCTCAGAGGGTATCTCCAGCTTTCGGGTGTCCTGGAGCGCCGCTAGCCGCGTATCACCTACGGGCGACGCATCTGCTGACTGTCTGCCGCCCCCCCCCCCCCCCCCCCCCCCCTCCCCCCCCACCACCCCCCACCCACCAGCCCCCGCCGACACCCCACCCCCCGGGGCGCCCCTGGCCGCCCCCGCCGACACCCCCGCCCCCGCCCCGGCCTCCCGTGGGTCGGTTGCTGGCGGTGGCGGGGGGGGGGGGCGCGGGGGGGGGGGGGGGGGGGAGGGGGGGGGGGGGTGGCGGCAGACAGTCAGCAGATGCGTCGCCCGTAGGTGATACGCGGCTAG